TCTGAGTTCCACGCGCGTACGCCGCTCACTGTCTGACCTACCGCTCACCACTCAGCACCCCACATCAGGAGGAGCACACCATGCCGCAGGCACGGAAGTTCAAGCGCGGACAGTCCATCTATGACGGAAGCGCGTCCGGCAGGGAGCGCGTCACGGTGAAGCGCTATACCGCGCACGGCTTGATTGAGGTCAAGGACGCGGACGGCCGGATCGGCTGGATTCACCCGGATAAGGCGTGTGCCTGGTCTAACGCTCCCACGTGGTGAGCCTGCATCACTGACCTACCGCTCATAGCACCCCCCACAGACCCGAATACCGGGCCGGTGGGGGGTTTCTGCATGCCTGCCCATACACAGAGCCACACACGTGCGTACAGCGTGCCGACGGACCACCCTGGCAGACACACCCCCGTCGCCATTTCGCGCGCGCGGGAGAGGCCTTCCAAGCATGCTGACAACACATAGAAGAGAGACACACACGCTCCCCCTGGCATGCTGTCGCCCGGCTGCACGCTCCCCATGCAATAGCGGGTATTGATATCCCTGTATTGCACCCCGGCATTGTCGAGTTGCTACAACTCCCAGCCCCATACTCCATTTCCGGGGCACATTGTCAGCCTTTCAATTGGGCAATAAAGGCAGTGGCCTACCGTGAATAAAGGCGAATTGCCATGCATAATATTCATCGTGTGAAACTGTTGACTCTCGGGCTCGCATATGCATGGACAGGGAATGTGACGCAGCTCACTCCTAGAGTCAAGGGTGCAGATACTGATAGGAAGCGCGATGCCTTGATAGTGCCCGCTATGTCCGATTGGACAAATGGCTGTCAAGTGTGCTGCGAAATGAATATATATACGGACCCCCCACCCTTAAATGCATAATTTCAAACAATTGGGGCCTGGTAACTCGCGCAGCACGACGACTATCGGTTCGGGACAGTGTCACAGTGGCCGGGGAATACGGGGATTTGGGGAACGGGGATGGGGGAGCAAGGGGATTTGCGAAGGGGCTTGACGCCAACCGAGGGAGCTAGATAGAGTTCGGGCATACCGATTCGGAATTCGCTAGGGGAGTCGATGGACAAGGTCGAGTACACGGTCCGGGGACACGCAAGTTGGAATATCCCCATGGACTTGACGACAGCGGCACCAGACACGTCGAACCCGGAGGTGCCGAGTTTCGGAACGGTGCGTCCGACGGCGCTCGGTCTAAACATCATGCCGAACGTGGAGACGGGTGCGTGGGAGGTAGCATCCGTCGGTGCGACGGGTCCGAAGGTCAAGGACGGCAAGGTGGTCACGAAGCGAGACTACGCCGTGCAGTTCATGGACCCGCTGGAGCCGGGCAGCGTGGCACCGGACTGGATTCGGGAGATCTGCCAGCACTGGACCGACCGGGCCAACGGAATTTCGACGAATTCGCTGGCTCGGGTCGAGCAGGTCGACGAAAGGTCACCGTTTGAGGTGTCGGAGCGCGCGGGTGCGGTGTGGGCGATCGAGCAGGTGCGGGATGCGCAGCACGCTGCCGAGGTGGCGTACCGGCACACCAAGCAGCGCGACTACCGGCACATCGCGGCGACGCTGCGGGCGACCGCCGATGAGCTGGTGCGGACACTCAACGGCGTCGATGGGCTTGCCGAGCAGGCGGATGAACCGGCTGTCGTGATGACGGATGACGAGATCTGGCAGATGCACCTCAACGCGCGGCAGGCCGAGGAGGGTGGGAGCTGATGGACTGGCGGGAGATGGAGGAGTCAGCGCTGCGGCGGGAGGCCAAGGCTGAAGCCTTCCGTGAACTGTTCGGTGAGGCCGAGCGGCCGACTTCGCTGGGGCAGCGCACCGGTCGCATGGTGATCTCGCCCCCAAGGATGCGGCCCTTCCCCCAGGAGGACGGCAAGCGGGACCTGGCCGATTTGGTGGATTCGCTCTGGGAGAAGGGGCTGATCTAGTGCCCTACATCCGTGCGGAGGACTACACGGAGCAGCGCAAGCGACTGAAGTACCTGCGCCGGTTCGAGGTGCCAACGCCGGAGCAGGCTGAGGAGATCAAGACGCTGCGGGAGCTGCTGCAGCCGTTGGTCGCGGACCGGGCGCATGTGCGGTTCAGTACTACGGCGTCCTACGACGCATTCGTTGATGCAGTGAGCTAGAGCGCGAGCACGCCCCCGATGGCTTCGGCTGTCGGGGGCTTCGCCATGCCATGGGTGCAAGCGATTTCGCGAAGTGGCTTGACGCGCTTGACTGGTGAGGATAGTATTCAGTCATACCGGTTCGGAGATACCGATTCGGTGAGTAGGGGTACAGAGTGTGCGTGTGTGAGCCCAAGTGCGAGCCGTTCACCGAGGACGAGTGGCCGACCGAGGAGTGCCCCAACCCGGAGTGCACGGACAAGGAGCCGGTCAAGCCGGTGGGTGCGCGCAACGTCGGCGGCAAGACGATCGGCCTGACGTTCCACTGCGTGACCTGCCCGACCCGGTGGTACTCGGCGTACGAGCTGGCGAACTGAACTACCGGCCCAAATCGACGAATTGAGGTCGAGCTAGTGAGCAAGCACTGCCCGACGGCCTGCTTCGAGGACCTGGTCCGCTGGAGTGGGTTGGTCGGCATCGTGGACCGGGACTGGTCGCGATACGACCCGACCGGCGAGCGCAAGAGCTGGCGGCTGGTCCTGTTCGAAGGCGGCGTCAGCGTGTGGGGGCCACCGGACGCGATCGAGCGACTGTCGGCGGAGTTCATCGGGATGCCGAACGCAGTACGCGCGCCCACGTTCGGTGACCCGATCGAGTCGTGGCAGCAGATCCCCCACGAGTACGACGAGTACCTGACGTGGGGGATGGATGCGGGCTGCATGTTCTGCGGCCTGCGCGAGGACAACGAGATCCACATCAACGAGGAAGCGCGAGGGGTCGTGTGAAGGTCGCCGAGGACGTCATGGCTGTGCTGGCCAGGGCGCACTGCGACGGCGGGAAGCTGGTCCTGGTGGGGCAGCTCGACCGCAAGATGTACGAGGCCGTGAACCAGGTGCTGGTCGCGGCCGGAGGCAAGTGGAACCGGGGCGCGAAGGCCCACCTGTTCGAGGGCGTCGCGGCCGAGCGGATCGAGCAGGTCCTGCTGACCGGTGAGGTCACCACGGTGCAGGACCTGAACTACTTCCCCACGCCGGAGTGGATCGGGCTGAAGATGCTCGACTACGGCGACGTCTACTGCGGGATGACCGTGCTGGAGCCGTCGGCGGGTAGGGGTGCGCTGGTGAACGTGATCTCGCAGCGGGCGGTCGTCGACGCGATCGAGCAGCATGAGCCGTTCGTCAAGGAGCTGGTCGACACCGGGCACTGCCGGTCGGTGACTGCGGGCGACTTCCTTTCAGTCTCGCCGCAGGGGCCCCTGTACGACCGGGTGGTCATGAACCCGCCGTTCGGGAAGCAGGCCGACATCAGGCACGTCCTGCACGCGCTGCAGTTCGTGAAGCCGGGAGGTCGGCTCGTGTCCGTGATGGCGAACGGGGTCGGCTTCCGCAGCAACCGGGACACGGTCGCGTTCCGGCTCCGGGTGGAGGACGCGGGCGGCTACTTCGACCTGCTGCCGGATGACGCCTTCAAGGAGTCGGGGACCGGCGTGCGTACGGTCCTCTGCGTGATCCCGGTCCACTAGCAGCAGGACCATTTCGTCGAATTGAAATCGGGGCGGGGGACCGGTCTACGTATGGGCTGGCCGGTCCCCCTGGCAGGATGACTGATACGAGATCGAGGGAGCGGCAGTGATCGACAGCGACACGTTGCGCAAGATGGCCAAGCGGAAGCGCAGCCGGGCGAACCTGGACGACGTCAGGGACAACGTCCTCGGTGAGCTGGAGGAGATCAGGGAGAAGACCTCCACCTATACCTCGGCCGTCGAGACGCTTACTGACAACCTCGACGAGATGGTTGATGCGCTCGACGACCTGCGCGATCATGCCGTCATCGACGATGCCGAGCACGCGAAGCGCCAGGCCGCGATCGAGACGTTCCGGGGGATGCTCAGCATCTCCGAGGAGGAGACCCCCGACCTGGACGGCGCGGTCGAGGCGCTGACCGAGGTGGTCGACGAGTACGAGAGTTCCCTCGACGACCGGGACCTGGCGGCCGAGGACCGCGAGCAGATCTGGGGTGAGCTGCAGGACAAGCTGATCGACGTGGCCGACGCGCTCGACTCGGTGTCCGGGAAGGGTGGCAGTGCATGAGCAACGACCCGCTGGCCGACGGGCTCATCAGTCGGCAGATCGCAAGCGCGCTGAGCGCCCTCGAACGGGACGCCATGAGCGTGGCGCAGATCGCTACCCAGTTCGCGGGGCCGAGCATCCGCGTCGGCATGGTCGCGGGAGAGGCTGCCCGTCTCGCCCAGTACGCCCAGCAGCTCGCGCAGGCTGCCGCTCGGTTGGACGCCATGCGCGAGGTGGCGGACGTGTACATCAAGGAGGAACAAGGATGAGCAGCCTGGACGGCGTCAAGGCCGGGGACAAGGTGCTGCTGTTCGTTCGGACGGGCGGCCAGCGCGAGAGGGACCAGGTTCCTCGTGAGGTGACGATCGTCAAGGTCGGTCGCACGCTGGTTCATATCCCGCAGATGGAGGCGCACCCGGACGGCAAGACGCACACGTACAAGATCGAAGGTGGCTACCGCAACGACGGCTACGGGCACTCGCAGTTGATGACGCGGGAGGCCGTGGCGGACGAGAAGCAGCGAGAGAGCCTGACGGAGAGACTTCGCAAGCACGGATTCGAGTACAACTGGCGCTCCGAGAAGCAGCCGACCGCCGTGCTGGAGGCCGTGCTCAAGTTGCTCGACGACGCTGGGGCCGAGGGATGAGCAAGCCCGCCGACCACGGGGAGTACGGTCCTTCCGGCAAGTACTACGTCGTGGCGTCGTACGCCGAGCAGAAGGCGAAGGGCTGGGCCGGTCCTCCGCGCGGTATCTGCCGGGCGTGTGAGACGAACCCAGTACTACGGAAGGACAACTGCGTTCGGGTGCACAACAGCGCGCCCTACACTCGGTGTCGCGGTTCGGAACAACCCTCCCTCGGCCTGCCTTACGACGTGCGCTGATAGCCGCTGACCTGGAAGTTTCTCCGTAATACAGCAGCCCCTCACCTGCAGGACAAGGTGGGGGGCTTTGTCGTGCCGTCCCTCGCAAGCCACTCCGAAGGGTTGATTGACAATGGGTTGTGCGGATCGGGGAGAGTTGCTACGCTTCACGAGTACCGATTCGGAATCAATAGCAAAGGACTGGCGTGCCCTTCTATCACCAGCAGTTGCAGGAGACGCTGAGTGACTACTACCTGGGTGACTTCGTGGTGCACAGGAGCGTCCTGGACGCCGCGATGACCCTGCGCCCCGACCTGGCTGCAGAAGCCCTCGACTACGGCTGGGGGGACACGGTCGTCCGCGAGGCGCTGATCGACGCCGTGGCGGGGGTCCTGGGATTCACCTGGCCGTCGTACGGCGACGCGGTGCTGGTGGAAGGCGCATACGCACGCTTCGTCGAGGCGCACGCCCGCTACGTCGCAGAGAAGAAGTGAGAAGTGACATGAAGATTCGTCGAGTAGTCGCTGGCGGCCTGGTCGGACTGGCAATGCTCGGGCTGGCCGCCTGCGGCACCGATGTCACGCAGGGTCTGGTGACCGGCAAGAAGTACACCCCGGAGTCGCACTACACCGAGTGGCTGCCGGTTTACGGCACGACGTGCACGCAGTCTGGCACGACGACGTCCTGCCATCAGTACATCGTGATGTGGACACCCACGAAGCAGACCGATCCCGAGTGCTGGGAGTTGGACCTGCAGGACGGTAAGCACACCGGCTCCGTCTGCGTGTCCCACAAGGATTACGACGCAGCGAAGGTCGGCTCCTTCTGGGGCAAGAGCAAGTAGATCCACAGAATGACTTGACGTTGCGCATCGGTGCTCGATAGTGTCTGAGTATCGGTTCGGAACCGATAGCGAACATATGATCCCCACATCAGGAGGACACGTGAGTCACTACAACGTCGAACTGCTCACGCAGGCGATAGAGGCACTGCGCGACACCGAAGAGGCCGCCCCGGAGTTCGTCGGCGGTGAGCACCATCCCTACATCCAGGTCGTCTCGAAGGCGCTCTCCCGCCAGTTGGCCGAGCAGGTTCTGATCCTCTCGGGACTGGCCCCGCAGCCGCTTCATACCGAGGCCCACAAGGCCAGCGTGGAGGAGCGGGCGGGCGAACTGCTGGGCGTGGAAGACTCATCCGTGCTTTTCGACCCGGACGTCACCCTCTCCGCCCTGGAGCGGTACCGCGACCAGATGGCCCAGGGCGACGAACCCGAGGGCTACGACTACGACGACTACGACGCATACCCGGAGGACGAACTTGTCTGACATCAACGAGACGGTGCGGCAGCAGCGCGAGGAACTGCGCGCCCTCATCAAGGAGAAATACGGCATCGACGTGCCACTCATCGCCGAGGTGCAGGCGGTAGAGACGACCCGCGAGGCGTTGTTCTCCGTCGGGGCCCAGGACATGCCGGTCGCCGGATATGAGGTCCGCGAGGCGATGGACGCCTTCGAGAAGGCCGTACGCGCAGACCAGACACGGTTGGACGCGGAGAAGATCCTCGATGACATGACCGTGATGGGGCAGCCCGGAGATTCGTACGCGGTCGCCTACGCGGAGGTACTCAGGCCGGACGCAGCCGACCTGCTCGACCAGGACCTGCCTGTCGAGGCCCTCGATCCGGCCCTCGTGATCGCCTCAGCGATCAACCGGCTGGACTACCCCGAGGGACGCAGCCAGCAGTTGTACCTCGCCGAGGAAGTGAACAACATCCTGGTCACCCTGGAGATCGAGTTCGACGGGGGGAAGTTCCTCGCGCTGGCACTGGGCGACCAGGAAACCGCATGAGCGATCCACAGATGATGCGGGTGGTCGTGTCCTACGAGTACCCCGTCGACATGGACGATGCCGAGCACGACTACGGCACCACGGACCTCTTCGAGATGGCTGCGATCGACGAGCAGAACCTCGAAGTTGAACACCTGATGATCAACGAGGACATCGGCAAGTACCCCTACAAGGTGTCGGTCGAGCCGGTCCGGGCCGAGACCCGTGAGCCGTACCTCATCAACTACCGGCGCGAGGTCGAGCGGATGAACACCCGCCTGCTGCGCACCTTCCTGGCCCACAACCCGAACGCCACGGCGGCCGAGCTGATCGACCGCATCGACCCCGACAAGAAGGAGAGCTGAATGCTGATTCGAACGCTGGAGTTCGACGAAGACGAGCAGCCCGAGTCCCTCACGGTGCAGATGTCGATCCGGGAGGCTGCCTACTTGGCCAAGGTCACCGGTAAGCACTCCTCGGACACCGCGAACGCGGTAATGCGTGGGGGTTCTGAGGCCAACACCCTGGTCTACAACGCGCTGACCGGCGCGGTGTTCAACCGCTACTGGGACGGCGGAGTCCACGAATACGCGGGGGAGTAACGCATGACGCTTCATACTTCGGCCGCTGCTCAGTCTGCGGCCGACAGGTTCGACCGGCTGCCCAGGTGGGCCCAAGCGGAACTCAGGGCTCGCGGGGAACGAATTCTCGCGCTGAACCGAGAGTTGGCGGTCGCGCGTGGGCTCATCAACACCGGGCCCGACGACTCCGAGATCATCATCGACCCCTACAGCGCGAACCGGCGGCAGGTACCGAACCGCCCGATGGTCGAGTTCCGGTACAAGCCGAAGCAGGACGTCGACCGATGGCGCTACTTCCTGGTGCGCCTGATGGACGACGACACCCTGGAGATCCACGCCAGCAGCAGCATCACGCTCCACCCGAGATCTGGGAACAGCGTGCACGTGGAAGTGATCGGCCGCTGAACCTCACCCAATTCGAACGATGGGTCCTCCTGCGCTACTACGGCCAGGAGGCCCACTACCGGAAGGAGGTCGAGATCGAAGCGCAGAGAGAGTTGGAGCAGATCCAGATGCGCGACATCTACCGGGAACAGATGGAGATGTTCATGCAGGCACAGCCGCCACCGTTGGCCTTCCTCAACCTGATCACCCCGAAGCCCTTCATCCGGGCGGAAACGCTGGCACGGTGCGCAGCGCAGGTGACCAAGTCGTCGGTGGCCAAGTTCTTCCGGGAGGGCTGATGGCGAGCATCGAGATCCCCGAACCGCTCCTCAAGGTCACCACAGAGGAGAGCTGGAACGCCGCTGGATGGACGGGTTACCGGACCTACACGACCATCGTCTCGATCGGTGACGTGGTGCTCCTGGAGCGCAAGTTCGACGACGAGCACGACGACTACGGCCGGATGTGTTCCGCCGAGGCCGAGGAGCGCACCGTCAAGGAGTTCGCGGAGCGACTGAAGGAGGTGCTGGGCTTTGAGTAAGACCGACCCGCACGTGACCGCAGCAGATGGTCTGGAACGCTTCGTCGTGGGCCTGATCTGGACAGTCTTCGCCGTCGTCGGGTTCGCCACTGTCGCAGCGGCCTACATCCTCGTGTCCGCCATCCTCTCCGCCCTCTGACAAGGAGCCGCCGTGACCAAGAAGAAGCCCACCCCTGAGAGCCCTGTCAAGGGATTCGAGCCCGTCCACCTCTCCACCGGTTTCCTGCTGCGCACGCTGCTGCAGGCGGCGGGGGAGGTCCTGCGCCGGATCCTGCTCTTCGCTCTCGCCCTGGGAATCGTCGACTTCCTCCTCCACCACCTCTGACAGGAGCACCGCCATGACCAACACGCTTCATACCCGGCCCGCTTGGGAGTGGGCACCGCTGGAACTGTCCTTCGATGAGGCCAAGTCGCTGCTCCATCGCGCGGTCGACGAGAACGGTGCGCAGACGGTTTACCACCGTCCGGCCGATGGCTGCGTCTACTTCAACGAGGACACGCGCTGCCCGTCGTGCCTGATCGGTCACGTCCTGCACTACAAGGGTGTTCCCTACGAGGTCCTCGACCTGGCCGTGGCCAACAGAGAGACGGACGTGTCCGGTCTGATCACGGACGGCATCCTCCGACTCGACCTGGCCACTGAGTCGCTGCTGGCCATCGCGCAGGAGCACCAGGACAACGGGATTCCATGGGGCCGTGCCGTCGCGCTTGCGCTGGAGGAGTACCCGGAGCGCGTCGAGGCGATGGAGTCGGCCATCGAAGGGCAGAGGCCGCTGCTGGACGACCTCTTCGGCGGTCCCGTATGAGCCTGGACACTGCGGGGGTCCTGCTGCGCGGGGTTGTGGGCTCAACAGCCTTCGGCCTCGCCCGGCCCGGCTCCGACATCGACCGGCTCGGTCTCTTCGCGACCCCAGTCCGGCACCTGCATGTCGTCGACCGCGACAAGGTGACCCAGTTGCTTCGCGAGTCCGTGGTCACGAGGGATCCGGACCTGACGATGCACGAGATCGGGAAGTACATCCGGCTCGCGCTGCGCTGCAATCCGACCCTGGTGGACCTGCTGTACCTGCCGGAGTACGAGGTGCTGACAGAGGCTGGCCAGCGGCTGGTCGACCTTCGGTCCGACTTCCTGTCGGAGACGTACGTGCGCTCGGCCTACGGCGGCTACGCCATGAGTCAGATCGCGCGTATCCAGCAGGAAGTCCGCAACGAGCAGCGGCAGGGCCGGATCGCGAAGCACGCGCGTCACTGCTTCCGGCTGCTGGAGCAGGGCAAGGACCTGCTCTACAAGGGCTCGCTGACGGTGCGTGTGAGCAACCCGGACTTCTACTGGGCCTTCGACGAGATGTCGGCGGAGCGTATCGAGGAGGAGTTCCAGCGGGCCTTCGACACGTTCAACAGCGTCGATAGCGTGCTGCCCAAGTACCCGCGTACGGACCGGCTGCAGCAACTGCTGTGGGACATACGCGGCATCTAGCCGACTGAGTTGTGAAGGCCCTCACCGGGACACCCTGGTGGGGGCCTTCACGTTGTGTGGGACTGGTGTGAATCAATAGCCGGTAATGGCTTGTAGTTATCGGTTCGACAGTATAGATTCAGTGATGTCGGAACGGGGGCCGACACCGCCAGGGAACACCGCACCGAGGAGTCAACGCACATGAGTGACCCGATCTTCTACCGTCGCCAGTTCCTCAACGAAGAGGGGCACCACAGCGTTGCTGCGGTCCTGGCGGAGATCAAGGAGGGCGACGACGACAAGGGCTACCTCGACTTCGGGGCCACGCTCCAGATCGCGGACTGCAACCGCTCCATAACGCTCGACTTCGGCGTCTTCGGAACCACCCGCACCGCCAAGGAGCGCAAGGAACTGCGCTCGAACCTGGACAACGCCCGACTGAAGGCCGCTCGCCTGCGGACCGCCGTCAACGATTTCATCAGCGGACTCGAAACCGAGCTGGACCGCGTCGAGTACGACCTGGCCGACCTCGAACAGACGGCGCTCAGGAAGGCTAGCAAGAAGTCCGCGAAGAAGGCCCGCAAGGCCTACCAGAAGGCCGCTCAGGCGGCGACCCAGACCCAGGAGGGCTGAACAACATGACCAACACCGCCACCGACACGCGCCCCGTGATGCACCTCGACAGTCTCGCCGTCCCGAACGTGTCCGCCTCGCAGTCGTGGCTGGAGGCCGAGGCAGCCAAGCGGGCCACGGCCGTCGAGGTCCTCGCCGCAACCACGAAGGCCTGGTTCGGGATCCCGTACCTTCCGGACACCTTCTGGACCGCGTTCGCCGAGCACGCCGTCAAGGCGCTGGATCAGCGCGCCTGATGACCAGCCCCGTTGATACCGACATGCTGGACGACCTTCATACCGAGGAGCCGTTGCACAACGAGGGGACGGCATGACGCTGGAGTACACGGTTCTGGAGGGCGGACAGCAGATCTACTCCCACCCCGCTGGCGTGTGTATCGGTCCGTACTGCGCGGTGCACAACCCCTCCAACCACGGGATGCGTGACTTCCCGCAGCACTTCAACTCGGCGCTGATGCTGATGGAGCGCGTCTGCCCGCACGGCTACGCCCACCCCGACCCGGACGACCTCGCCTTCAAGGAGCAGATCCACGGCTGGGATCCGGACGTGAGCGTTCTCGCCGTGCACATCTGCGACACCTGCTGCCACACCCCGACCGAGGAGAAGAACGTGACCGAACCCACCGCAGTCGAGGAACTCCCTGAAGCGATCCTGGTGGACATCGACGGCACGCTGGCCCGGCGGGTGGACCGGGGGCCGTTCGACTGGCGGAAGGTCGGAGGGGACGAGCCCATCACGGACGTCGTCGAACTGGTCAAGACCCTGTACTGGGGATCCCACGCCGAGATCATCTTCATGTCCGGCCGAGACGTCGTCTGCTTCGACGACACGCAGGAGTGGCTTCGCGAGCACCTGGGGGAATGGGTCCTTGACCTGCAACTCCTGATGCGGCCACGGAAGGACGGCCGAAAGGACTTCATCGTCAAGGAGGAGATCTACCGCCGGGACATCCAGGGCAAGTACAACGTCCGGCTCGTTCTCGACGACCGTGACCAGGTGGTCGAGATGTGGCGAAACACCCTCGGACTGACCTGCCTGCAGGTCGCCCCCGGCGACTTCTAGCCCAGCATGGAAGCCCCCGTCACCCAGGTTACGGGGGCTTCTGCATGCCTAGTCATCAGCACTTGGAACTTCCCGCTCCCGGCCGGGGTGGGTGGCCCACCAGAACGCCATGCTGGCCAGCGTCGGCATCCTCACCTGAGGATGCGCCTCGCGAATCCGCACCAGCTCGGTGGCCAAGCTGCGCTCGCTCAGGCCCATCTTGCTGGCCGCTTGTTTGATCGTGAGCCCTCCGGGCCCCACCAGGTCCAGCAGGGCACGCTGCCGGGGGGTGACTGAACTGCCGGGCCGACCGCCGTGCCAGTGCTTGGCGAGGACCCAGTGGCGTTCGAAGAGCGCGCAGAGGAAGGCACACACCTCGCTGTTGGACACCAGGTGCGCGTAGTTGCGGTCCGGCTCGCCCTCGCGCGGCACATGGTCCTGGAGGACCGCCCACTTGCCGTCGATGATGAACATCCTGCTGAAATCAACGTCGAGGGTGCGCACCTCCTCCCCCAACATCGCGCCTTGTCGAGCGCGCTCTTCTATGAGGGGTTGGGTGAGGACACCGGGGCGGTACAGGGTCCGTATGTGGACCCCTCGATCCAGGGCAGCCATGTCCCGGCGTGCGGACTGGGCCAGGACGTTCTGAGAGCGTCGGGTGGTCGGCTGCATGAGCAAAATCTCGTGCTTGGCCCGCGCGAACAGCTCGTCGATGCGCCGTTCGATGGAGCTGCCGCCGTGCAGGTGTTCGATTACCCGTACGGAGGATGCGCCCCTTATGTCCACTTCCGCCAAACGGTCGAAAATGCGGCCAACGGTGCGGGCGTAGGCGACCTGCTCGTGAAGAGCGTCCAGGATGACGTCGCGCGCCGCCATGTGGGCAAGGGTGCGCGCTGCCGTACCGATGGTTCCGTCTTCTTCCCGAACCAATACTCCCAAACTGACCAGCTCGCTGACTCCAGGAGTTGTGGGGTGTACGTCCTCTCCTTGTGCGACACGGTTAAACACATGAATCATGTGGTCGGAGTGCTTCCGGAGGTCCACATGATCGGGCAGGGGAGCATTCATGTGTGCGTCAATCTGCATTGCCGGGATCGGTAGTTCGAAAACGCTTGCTGGGATGTTGCGGTACGTAGTCTACTGACCACCTCGGACAGCGGCCCCCGGCGTTGGGGGTACGCCGACGGCTCCGAGACTCTTAAGGATGTGTTCGAATGCGCAGCAAGCGCTCCTGTCTCCTGGTCGCCTCCCTCGCCCTCGCGGCAGCAGGGATCGTGGGTGCGTCTACCCCCACTGCTGTGGATGTAACGGGCCACCACGTAGTAGCGGACAGCACCTGGTTCGCTCCGGCCGATGCGGTCACCCCGGACACCGCTACAGCGTCGACCGCCCCGGAGAGCGTCCAAGCCATGGACAGTACATGGTTCTAGTGCTATAGGAAAAACCGGGCAAACAGTACGGTATGAGCTGGGGGAGTAGGGGATCACTAGGTGATAGAGGCAACAGGGGACAACGTCGACCCCCACGAGGACGAGGACGCCCCCGAGGACTCCGACGCCGTCATCGAATCCGTCCTGATGGACATGGTGGAGCGCGGAGAGCTGGAATGGGGCTGGGATGAGGCCTCCGGTGGCCCAGTCTTCTGGAGCCCCGACGAGGAAGCACCCCCACACGCCCCGGAACCAGCACACGCAGCGCCCCGGCCTCGACGGTCGCGGTTCCGCAATTCCGCAGTCGTGGTCCTAGCGGCGCTGGTCACACCGCTCGTTGTGGCCATGGCTGCTTCCGAGGTCTCGGAGGGCCACAGAACTCCGATCTCACAAGGGGATCACGATGGGAACCAGCAGCCCACCGTCCCCGCCGCAAAGCAGTCGCAGGTAGCCCTGCAGCGCACCGCGTTCGTCAGACCCTCCAGCGCTGTGCCAGCTTCTGGACGCGGACCGGTGCTGCCCTCCAGTACCCCCACCCCCGCGCCTGCCAAGGCTTCTCCGCCCCCCGCGCCTACCGCGTCGCCGAGCCTGACTCCCGCTGCAGCGCCAACGGTTTCGGTGGCTGCTGCTCCCTCGGCGGCACCGACCACAGCACCTACGCCCCCCGTTGAGGTCACCCCGAGCCCGTCGGTACCAGCGACCACAACACCGGAGCCCAAACCCACCGGACGTCACCGAAAGAGGCCAGCTACGCACCGTGTCGACGAGGCGTGTGACCCTATCTCCCCGAAGGACCTGCTGCACCACAAGTTTGGGGCGTGGGCGGGCGTGGTACCCCCGTCGGAGAAGACAGAGAGGTACAGGCTGTTCGACGGGGCCGGGCGTACTTTGAGTGCTTTCAACGTTGTGGCCGTGTCGTAGCGGTTTGGAAACGCTTGACAGAACCGATAAGGGGAGAGCAATATTGCGGTGGTGGCTGCGTAGCCGCTCCGGCGCGCGTTCGTGCCGTTCCTAAGGAGTTGCCCGATGGCAGACATCATCAGCAAGGCTTGCGATTTCAAGGTCCTAAGGCGGAAGAAGACAGAAGCTTGCGGTCTTCCGGTGCCGAACAATGAGCCGACTCCTGTCACTGTGGGCACCACCCGCTACCTCATGGACCTGTGCGCGGAGCACCAGGAGTCACTGATCGCTGCCCTGCAGCCGTACACGAGCATCGCCAGCGACACCCAGCAGCGGAACGGTACGGCGGTCCGAAAGGCGATCCAGGGTGCGGACGGCAGGCCGTTCACCACCAAGGACGTTCGGCTCTGGCTGCAGGCGCAGGGTCGCGAGGTTCCGGAGGCTGGTCGGCTGCCGCAGGCCCTGCTCGTGGAGTACCAGGAAGCCCACGGCGGCTGAATCAGCTAGCCTCGCACCGAAGGACCAGGGAGTGGGTGCTCCCTGGTCCTTCTTTGCGTTCAGGGGCCTACCCCCCGACCGTCCCGGCGGTCCCGGGCAGTGGCCTCATTACAAACCGGGACGTCATAACCGGTAGAAAGGAACCATGACGAACGAGCGAAGCATGAGCCCGGGGCACCTCCCGGCCCTCGCCATGCCCTCGTTCGCTCCGGCCTCGCAGGCGTACCGCCTCGGCCGTTGCTTGTTCCCCGCCGCCTGAGGGCAGCCCAGCGCCATCTGAGAGCGCTCCGCGTAAGTCCCGGCGGGGGACACTTCTGCCCACGTGCAGCAAGATGAGTTGCTACTTCGCTTGACAATGGGTACGGCCAATACGGTAACGTCGATAGCGTGCCGAAGGGGGCCGAGCGAAAGCTCAGCACCTGACGACGCAACGGGATGTAGCTCAGCTTGGTAGAGCGTCCGCTTTGGGAGCGGAAAGTCGCAGGTTCGATTCCTGTCATCCCGACTTTGTCCAGACGCCGAACCCTGCTCCTGGACAAACTCTGTAATCAACCCCGAGCAGGGGCGGGAGACCGAAACGCAGCACTGGGGCGAATCCGAGTATTTAGCGGTAGGGAGCGCACTTTCCCGAGCCCGTCACCTAATCTCGCAGGCGCAGGAGTGCTCTCATGAACAAGCGGATTGCAGGACTCACGCTGGCTGCTGCCCTGGCAGTCATTCCGATTGCCCCTGCGGCGGAGGCGCAGGCACACGCACCCAGCACGTCCCAGTACGCCACTGTCCGGAGCGGTGACACCCTCAGTGGAATCGCGCTCACCCACCACACCACCTGGGAGCACCTGGCTTCCATCAACCACCTGCTCAACCCCAACCGCATTTACCCCGGGGAGCGCCTTCTGCTTTCCGGGTCCAGCGGTACCACCCCGAAGCCCAAGCCCAAGCCGAAGCCCAAGCCGACTCCGGCACCCACCTCGGGTTCGAAGGTCGTCGCCTACGCGGAGACCTTGCGAGGGATCCGCTATGTCTGGGGCGGTGAAAGCCGGTCCGGCTTCGACTGCAGTGGACTCACCCAGTACGTGTTCGCCCACCTCGGCAAGCGGATCCCCCGTGTCGCTGACGACCAGTACAGGGCCGCCCAGCACGTCAGCAGCCCGAAGCCGGGCGACCTGGTGTTCGTCCACGACTCCAGCGGCTACGTCTACCACGTCGCCATCTACGTCAACAGCCACACCTGGCTGGAGGCCGAGCGCCCCGGGCGCGGAGTGGGCCTCTACGCACCCTGGAGCCGTAGCGTGTCGTACGGCCGCTTCACCGTGAAGTAGCAATACCGCAAAGGGGGTCGGTACGCTGATCTCCCTGGCATTCCCCGAGTGGCGAAAACGGTAAACGCAGCGTCCTCAAACGACGCCGTCGAAAGACTTGCGAGTTCGAATCTCGTCTCGGGGACCGTCTACACTCAGTGCATGGACAAGGTGACAACGCTTCTGCAGTTCGTTCACAACGACTCGATAATGTCGAATCTGGCAGCAAGCGCGATTACCGCAGTCCTGGCTCTCCTCATCGGCACGACATGGGTCCGCAAACTCCGTGATGAACTCCGGGACCACATGACGCTGATCGAGGAGAGCCACCGACTTCTTCACCACGTACACCGCGACGCAGCAGTAGAGCTGGGCCACGACGTACGTATTCCCTGATAGCTCAATTGGCAGAGCTGCGGATTGTTAATCCGTGCGTTCCTGGTTCGAGTCCAGGTCGGGGAGCGGGGACTAACTGGTGGGTAGCAGTCCTCCCCTTAAACCTATCCCACCCGCATTTTCCGGTACTGCGTGACAGGCCGGTACATACTGCATCCCGGCTATCGGTTCGTCAGCGCGTAGGCCAGCAGGGCCGCGAAGGGGAGAAGTACCCCCAGGGCAGGCCAGCGTGCGGAGAACAGTGCCAGCAGCGCGGTCATACCCCACGCAAGGTACTTGACGTCCAGGACAGTGCCCTGACCGGCCCTCGCAGCCTCCTCCAGCTCCTCCTGGGGCACATTGCGACCGTGGTCCGTATCCAGGTGGTGCTGTCGTTCGACGGCCAGCTCGACGTCGTCGTGGGCCTCCACGAAGTCATGGCAGGCCTCGCACATCCAGATCACTGCGTACCTCCTTGCGGGTACTGAAAGACCCCGACCGCTTCTCAGTGGCCGGGGTCTTTCTCTGTTCGATCAGCGAGCCGCGAAGACCAGGCTCACGTTCGGGTTGGCCGCCGAGGTGCCCAGGGCGGTGGTCAGCGAGATGGTGTCGCCCGCGCTGTAGGACGCCAGAGGCGAGACGTTGTTCACGCCGCCCGCGCTGCCGGGGTACTGGGTGCCGGACTGGTCGGTCCACGCACCGGCCGCCGCGTTGACGCCGACGTACGGGTTGACGATGCCCAGGCTGGCCTTGGTGGCGGAGGCCGCCACGGTGGCCAGGGCCGACGCTCCCGCGCTCGCACCGTTCTTGTTGACCTGGACGGTCGATGCGGTGCTACCGGCGGTACCGAGGTTGACGTAGACAGCGACCAGATCCGCGTTGGCCGGTACCGGCAGCGCGGTGGCCACGTCTGCGGAGGTGAGAACGAAAACGTTCCCGCCGAGTGAACTCATGAGGACTCCTTGATATTGGTTCTGAACCGCTACTAAGTGTACGGGCAGCAGGTCGGGGCCCTGTATGTCAAGGAGTTTGACGATGCTCAGTTCGGAAGTGACGACTCGTGACTATTGAAGTCAGATGTTGATCCGAAGCGATAACACTGATACGGTTCTGCGAGTCGGGAGGGAATCCCTCCGGGCACCGCCGCACCTGGATCGGAAGGCACTTCTTTGAGCACACTGGCCGAGAACGAGGACATCGACTGGGTTCGGGAGATCCTCATGGACCCGAACGTGGGGCACAAGCAGGCCGCCGACGACCTGACCTTCAACGACGTCGAGACCACGGAGTCGTCCGTCCGCCGCTGGCGCACGAAGAACGGCTACAAGCGCGCGGTCCTGGTGTCGATCGGAGCCAAGTCGCTTCATACCGAGCCCGCGCAGGGCGAAGACGAGGCAGTGGCCGACGAGACCACCGAGCGCATCGCGGCCCTGGAGGCGGACAACCGGCGGCTGTTCAAGGCGTACAGCAAGGCGAAGGCGCGCGGGGACGAGTACATCGACGCCGTCTACCGCGCTGCCACCGACGCGGCCCGCTACGTGGGGGAGACCGAGTACACCACGCCGTGGAAGGTCTCCCGGAACAACAGCCCCGAGGTCGCCCTGTGGCATATGACGGACTGGCAGGGCGGTAAGCGCACCGAGACCTACGACCGTCAGATCATGCGCCACCGGGTCGGCAAGTACGTCGACAAGGCGCACGCGATCACCGAGATCCAGCGGGCCGACCACCCTGTCGACGAGGCCGTGCTGCTGTTCACCGGGGACATGGTCGAGGGCGTCGGGATCTTCCCGGGCCAGGTCTGGGAGTTGGACGGCACGCTCTACGAGCAGATGTTCGACGTCGCCGACCTGATGATCTGGACCATCCGACAGGCCCTCGGCATGTACAAGACGGTCCGTGTCGTCGCCGAATACGGCAACCACGGCCGCCTGGGCAAGAAGGGCGACGGCATCAAGGCGTCCGACAACGTGGACCGCATGGTCTACAACATCGTCCGCCAGCGACTGGCCGACGAGTCGCGCCTGGTCGACTTCCAGACCTCCGGCGACTGGTACCAGCACTTCACCATCGGCAACTACACCGCCATGGCGATCCACGGCGACGAGATCAAGTCGTTCGGCGGCAACATCCCCGCCTACGGCATCCTGCGCAAGGCCAACCAGTGGGCCTCTGGCGTCCTCCCGGCATTCCGTGACCTCTACATCGGCCACTACCACCAGTCGATGCAGTTGCAGTTGGCCAACGGCGGCTCGGTCTTCATGACCGGCAGCCCGGAGTCGGACAACATCTACGCCCACGAGTTCGTTGCCGCGACCGGAGACCCCTCCCAGCGCCTGCACTTCATCAACCCGGACAAGGGACGCGTTACCTCCGAGTACCGCGTCTGGCTCTGACCACCCCAAGGAGAACCACATGTCTTCCATTCGCACCCTCATCCACGACGTCGATGGCGACTACCTGCACGCCAGGGATCTGATCACCCATCTGCTCCGGTCCCGGGACGACGCACACGCAGCCGGTGACAGGGCCTCCGCGTCCGCACTCGACCGGGTCATCGTCAACATCGCCACGCCGCTGATGCTGCGTGACCGCTTCCAGCCGCTGCCGGAGCACCAGAGCGAGGAGGCCCCCTCCAACGTCGTGCCGCTTCATACCGAGCAGGAGACCCCTGTTGCGCACGCGTAGGGACAACAGCCTCTGGAAGGTCCGGGTCCTGATAAAGGACGCGGGCCACGAGAACTGGAAGGCGAAGACCTTCTTCTACAGCCGCGAGGTCTTCGCCAAGCGCTGGCTGGAACGCGCGGAGACCGTCGACGGCCTGCGCATCGACTTCTACGGCAAGTACAACCTGGAGGAAGACAGTGTCGCGTAAGACCGAGACGACCGAGGTCGTCTACAGCGAGAAGTTCAAGGACGAATGGCAGGAGGTCCACAAGACCGTCACCACGGTGACCACCATCATCGAGCGGGACGACGCGGGATACCCCTACACCCCCTGGCCGACCTCTCCCTCGTGGCGCGTCGGACGTCCCGGCGACTACATGTCCTGGTACTCCTCCCACGGCGCGGTCCCGGCGTACAAGAAGCCGGTGGCGAAGGATGAGTAACCCGCCGGTCGGATCCTACGGCGTCACCGCGACCGGTGGATTCATCGGATGGGCGATCCGGCTGCTGACGTTCTCCCGCTACAACCACGCCTTCATCGTTGGCCCCCGGGGCTTCATCGTCGAGGCGCAGCCCGGCGGGGCGCGGATCGGGCACATCAGCAAGTACCCGAACGCTCGCTACAACCTTCATACCGTGCTCCCCGAGGGTGTGGGGGAGCAGATCTGGCGGACGGCGCTGGGGTTCACCACCGCCAACAACGGCAAGGGCATCGGCTACGGCTGGCTCGACGACGTCGCGCTCGGCCTGCGGTTCTTCGGGATCTGGATTCCGTGGATCAACGAGCGGATCGCCCGGCAGGACCGGCTGCAGTGCGCCCAACTCGTCGACCTGGCCTACAGCCGGAACGGCGTGACTCTTTTCGAGAACAAGCAGCCGCTGGCCGTCGATCCCGGGGACCTCGCGGAACTGCAGGCTGCCTAGACCACCCCGCACACCACAACCCACGGAGAGACAGTGACCGACTCCCGCTACGGGATGCTCTTCATCGACTACGTCGCCATGTTCCAGGAGGACGGTTTCGAGGTCGTCCGCGAGAAGAAGTTTTCCCGGACCGGCGGGGTCGAGGAGGACCACGTCATCATGTGGCACCGGGCGGAGGGCATCCTCGCCACCGCCGAGTCCTACCGGGGAACCTCCCTCAACGACGCTCACGTTCACTACAACATTGACTTCGACCCCGACAGGGTCGAGCGGGGTGAGGTGACGCCCTGGTCCCTGATCAGCAGCGGCATGTTCGACCTCGATGAGTACGACGCGGGCAGGCGGCTGTGGGTGGGTCACCACAACGGCCGCTCGGGCATCCGGGGCAACCTGGCCCGCCTGCGGTCGGCCGGGACCTTCCAGGCGGTGTGGAAGCAGCGCCCGTACCTCTCGCTGCTGACCTCCGGCGACTGGCGCACCATCGGCATGAACTTCAAGGAGTCCGACGCTCTGCGCGAGCAGATCATCTCCGAACTGCCCGAGCACGTACGTACCGCCATCACCCCCGCGAGCAAGTGAGGAACCAGACAGTGTCCCGAGCCACACCGAGAACCCGGCTTCATACCCAGCCCCACCACCCCATGAAGGCGCTGCGCGAGTGGCACCGGGCGGTGGGGGAGACCCCCTTCATCGAACGTGACGAGGCCGGGCGGGACGACCTGGTCTCCCTGCGCTCCGCACTCATTTCGGAGGAATCCCAGGAGGTCCTGGAGGCCCTGCTGGACCACCGCAAGGCGCAGATCGTAGACGCGTGGGTCGCAGAGTCCTCGACCAGCCCGTTCCTGCCGGGACGGGACGAGGCCACTCCCGAGGCCCCGCGCTACTACGAGGAGTTGGCCAAGGAGTTGGCCGACCTGCTGTACGTGATCTACGGTACGGCCGACCTGCTGGAGATCCCGCTGGAGGCGGCCTTCGCCGAGGTCCACCGCTCGAACATGAGCAAGGTCCGCCCTGACGGTACGGTGCTGCGTCGCGGTGACGGGAAGATCCTCAAGCCCGACACCTACCGGCCCGCCGACATGCGCGGTGTCGTGACGGGGGAGTGGCTGTGAAGTGGTACCAGCGGTTTGAGGTCCTGCTGACCGTCGGTGCCGCTACCGCGATCACCTGTGTGATCGTCGGATGGGTCTGGATAGCGCTGGCCCGCTGACCCTCTGAGCCCCGGCTGTCCTCACTGGACGGCCGGGGCTCTCGGTTTTCAGCTATCAGTCGTCAAGCAATTACGCGGAATAACTTGACGAAAAGGTGTGGGGGTGGCTACCGTTATGCTCCTCACCAGAAGGAGGGGCGATGCCCGACAGAATCCGCAGCGGCCAGCGAGCCCACAAACTCGCCGAGGCCCACGTCCAAGCGCTCACCAACGCAGGGCAGGAACTCGCAGGGGATCCCCGGCTCGCCCGCATGATCGACTCACTCGGCCGGGGCATCCCCATCCGGTGGAGCTACGACGACCACGTGCGCTTCGACCGCCAGACCCTGTCGCAGGTGGGCGACCTGATGGGCGAGATCGCGGTCTGCGACATGTGGAAGCGCAACGGACGCATCGCCTACGACATAAACGAGGAACTCGCCGCCGCGCTGTACCGCAGCAAGCAGGACTCCATCCCCGGCAGCCTCTTCGACCAGCTTCCCCACATCAACCCGATGGTCGTACTACCCGACCCCTGGCCCGTATCGAGCCCACTGTCCAAGACCCAGGGATGGGTACGCGGCTGGTTCGTCTTCGGCTGGGTCGGCACCGCACTGTGCGACACCAACGACCCGCAGCGCGAAGGCCTCGGCGTCCTCGTCTTCTACGACGTCGTCAACGAGGAAACCGGCGAGCTGGAGATCGGCCCCAACAGAATGCTGCTCCCGCTGCCCACCGGCCGGAGCAAGTTCACCGTCGCCGAGGCCATCGAGTTCATCGAGGAGTGGCAGGGCGTTCCCGACGAGGCCCAAGATCTCGCGGTGAGCAGGAAAATCCTGGGACCGCTCCTCGCGCCGATCTTCTCGGTCATGACGTACCTGTGCTGCGACAACCGCGACGTGGAGAACTTCGAAGCCTCGCACCACAACACCTACCGGAAGAAGACCGGCAAGAACCGCAAGCCCCGCGACCCCTTCTGGATCAGGGTCGGCTGGTTCGTCGGCACAGCCCTTCACGAGAACCGCCAGCGAGCCCTGGTGGGGAAGGACGGCCCCTCCCTCCCCAGCGGTGCCGAATACGGTCCGCAGCACCGGGCCGGGCATTTCAAGACCGTCCACTACGGTCCCGGCCGCCAGCAGTCCACCACCAAATGGGTCGAGCCCTACTGGACCAAGCGCGAAATGCTGGAGCCCGGCCAGAACCCCGTCACCCAGATCGTCCCCGTCAACCCCCAGCGCCACGACCCACTCCGCCGAAGGGACATGCGCAAGTGAACCCCGTGTTCGTCTTCGTTACCAACCCCGCCGAGCCCGGCCGAAACCTAACCTTTTTTCTTCGGCTCAACCAGCAGCCACTGCCCCGCATCAGAGAGACCCTGGACTTCCAGGGAGTCGCCTTCCGAGTCACCGACATCACTCACAGCATCGACCCGAACCCAGACGAGCACGGCATCTCAGTGCAAACCGAGTTCACGCCGTCCGAAGCAGTCAAGGATCTGTCCGCAGCCCACGGCGTTCTCGACAGGTTCTATGCGGATGACCGCGAGGACGGTCCCGAGGACGGCGCAGCGCTGTACGACATCGAATTCGAGTAGACAATGAGGAAGCCCCCGACTGCCAAGTCCTCCATGGCGGACAGTCGGGGGCTTCCTGCTGAGCGGTCCGCTCAGCGCCTCGGTGGAGCCGGACAGCGGATGCCCGGATCCGACTCACTCGGACATGTGATCATGTAGACGCGGACGGTTGTGTTGTCACCCAGCCTCGGCCAGTCCCACGACCAGACCACGTCCTTGCCCAGCTCGGCCATGCGTCGGCTGAACTTCTGGCAACTGTCGGGATTCTTGTACGTCTCCAGCGGAGGGTCCGCCTCCCACTGCTGACGCATCCAAGCGGCTGCCTCGGTCGGATTCGTGAACGTAGCCTTGACGAGATGCGGCTTCAGCAGATGATGCGTTGTCATCTCCGGGGGCGTATTCGACCCCGCGAAGTCCGGCGTACCCGCTGTGCGCTCCGCCTGGTGCTTGAAGCTGAAGATCCTTGCGGCCTCCCCCTTCCAGAGGAAGCCGTGCCAGTGGACGCCGGAGGCCGGAGGCCCCTGCATGTAGGCGTCCCAGTCGATGTCATCGGCGTGTTGCTGCGGCGGCATAGCGGATAGCTTCCCAGTTCAGAGCGGGTGGTGTGAGCGAGTCGAGCCGTGTCGTCAGGTCGATTCGAGGGCGACCCTACGCAGACGCTTGGCAGCTTCCTCGGGGTCACGGGCACGCAGCGCACCGACGAGGTAGTCCCGTGCGTCGCGGATGACCTCTCGGGGATCTCCGAGAAGCACGGCCGGAGCGATGGCCTCGCGCATAGCAGGGTCTCGCAGGGCCTCCGCCACCACGTCCTCGGCGAGCTGCGCGGCCACCCACTGCCACGTCCTCTCCTTCAGTGCGAGGGTGATGTGCAGAGAGGGCTCATCCCCGACTGCGTAGGGGGCATGGACGTACCCGCGCGGAAGCCAGAACACATCGCCCGGCTCCAGGGTGTACGTCTCGGCCGGTGGCGTGTTCGCGAGGAAGTGTAACTGCGCCTCGGTGAACCCGATCAGGTGGTAACTGTCGTACTCGCGCACGGGGTTCTCGACGAACGGTCGGTGTGTCGGCCACGCCTTCTGCCCGGCAATTTGAAGGATCAGCGTCACGTACGGGTCGAAGTGGTACCGCAGCCCCTGCTGTCCGGCGGGTGTGTAGTACGCGTTCACGTGGGTCCGGTATCCCGTCTCCAGCGCTACCTCGCGGTGCAGGATGGCCAGTGAGGGCTTCAACCGTTCCAGCCCTCGCAGGGAGATAGTCCCACCTTCGTCGAGGTGCTGCCGCAGCGCGCCCCGCCGGGGCATGTCGCCGTCTGCATACCGGCGCGGGTCGACGGGCTTGCCCTCCGCGAGAAGCGCGACGTTCCGCATGGCCAGGCAGTCGTTGTCAATCAGGTCGTCCACCTCCTCCCGCGTGAGCAGCGGACGGAAGGACTTCGGGTGTCGGTGGTACAGCGTCGGCTTGCTGGGCCAGGCGCGCAGAGTCTCGTCAGGGTCATCTAGCAGTACGGCCAGGGACACAGGAACGCTCCGGGGGTCGGCGGGTAACCTCAAGGGGCGGGGTGCCCTCATTAGTGGTGAGGGCACCCCGCGCTACTTGCGGTGGATCAGATCAGGCGGGCATGTCGGCGAGCTTCTGCGCCGCCGCGATCAGCTCGGCCTTGGTGAAGCGCAGGACCGGGCTGGCGTCCCCGAGCTTGGTGTCCTTGAGGGCGTAGCCGCCGCCCTGCAGCGGGGCCACGTCCAGGCAGTCCTCCATGGACCCGTCGTTCGTCCCGCCGCCGCACAAGGCCTGGAACGGGCCCGCGATGGGCCGGTCGTACAGGTTCTCGATCTCGGACATCTGTCCTCCAACGTTGGACTCTCCACACCGCTGCGGCGTGAAGTCTTACGCCCCATCCCGAAAAGGGTGGGAGTCTGTGGGCCGGTACCGCTGCGGGAACGGGTATACGAGAGCACCGGAGGGCTCCGTACTCACTCCGAGGAGAATCGGGTGGGGTAGTCCCGAAGGCATCGGGTGCAGTCCTTGTGCCAGCTCCAGGCGGGCCTGGCGGGCACCGAGGAAGAATGCTGCCCGTGACCGCGCGCGGGGGAGCCGATGTTCGACGATCACGCTAAGCCACCCTCTCGAAGTCGCCGGGCGCTCCGGTCCAGTGCATGCCCGCACCCTCGGACGGTCGCATCATCAGATAGATGTAATTGACGTCCAGGACGATGCCGACACGACCGCTGCGCAAGTCCCTCAGCACGTCGTTGACCTTCCACGGGCAACCGCCCTGGTACGCATCCTCAAACAGCATGTCGAGGCGGCTAGGCATCGGGGATCCGTTCCACGTCCTCCGGCGGTGCCGACCACTCCACCCCGCCCCCGATCGGGCGAACGTAGATCTCGCCGAACAAGTGGGCCGTCACATGACCTTCGCTATCCGTCTGCTTGAGACGTACCCGCGCGCCCACGGGGGGTGGTGCCGGAACCGGTCTGGACTGCTTCCTGGCTCTCGCGGTCATCTCGCACCCCCTTCCGCGAACTCCATGATGGTCTTTGCGAGCAGCGCGGCCTTGGCCCGCTCGGAGGCCACCTGTTCGACGGCCTCGGAGACCTTGTCCACATCGGAGGCCTCGCATACTCCCAGTCGCACGCCAGAGGACCCACGGCGGGAAACCAGGGGCGTCACGGAGACGATGTCCACGCCGATCAGTGCGAGTGCGTCCTGGAAGCGCATCGCAGATCGGAGTGCGATGTCCTCGGCCTTTTGCTGCTGCGGTAACGCCTGATCAGGCCTAAGGTGGAGGCCAGCTTCTCCTGGCACTGTCATCCATCGCCTCCCTATTCGATCGTGCTCTTCCTGATTACAAGTCAACTCCCTGAGACCAAGATCAGTTGACCCAAAAGTGACACAATGGCCCTAGGGCATTGACGAGTTAACGTCCTCGAAGCCCGGACGTGGAAGGCTGAGCACATGGACAGCACTATTCAGGCCAGCTCCCCGGCCCCTGGCGAAAACGTCATGCTGCTGAGGAAGGCACGCAACCACTCACGCCGGGAACTGGCACGCCTCGCCGGAGTCTCCGAGCACTACCTCCGCAAGATCGAGACCGGCGAGCGCCCCGGAACCCCCGCGATCTTCGCGGCCCTCGCAAGAGCGCTGAAGGTCAGCACCCAGCGCATCTACGGACAACCCTTCATAGGGCCAGTCGAACAAGGTGAACTCCTCAACGATCTCCGCGCAGCAATCCGCCGGTACCGACTGCCCCAGGAAGACGTCCCGGACCTGCAGGAGCTGCGCACCAACCTCGCCGATCTCGCCGAGCTGCGCGCGGGGACGAAGTACATGGAAATGCTCCGCATCATCCCGAAGCTGCTGGAGCAGGCGACGGCGACGGCACTGGCATCCGATGGTGACAGCGTCGCCTGGGAGGCCCTGTCCGACGCCTACGGCTGCGCCTACTCAGTCGCCCACCGGCTGGGGCAGCCCGACCTCGCGGAGATGATCGTCTCGCGGCAGTCCTGGGCGGCGCAGCAGACGTACAGCCCGAACGCGGAAGCGGGAGTGGCCTGGACGGAGGCAGGTGTCTTCCAGAGCGCCGGAGACTATGCATCAGGCCTTGCGGTCGTCGACCGGGGGATCGTGAAGCTGGAGACCTCGGGAACCCGGGACAACCCCGACCGCCTTGTCAGCCTCGGATCCCTTCACCTGCGTGGCGTCGTCCTGGCCTCACGGCACCGGGACAGGGTGACCGCCCAGGCGCACTCAGACAAGGCCTACGCCTTGGCGGAGGCTCTGCCGCAGGATGCGGACCAGCTCCGGCACAACCTCACGTTCGGCACCGCCAACACGATCCTTCACGACCTTGCGTCGAAGGTGGAGCTGGACAAGCCGGACAAGGCCAACGACATGGCGACCCCCCTCCTCGACAACCCCCCGGCAGGCCTTCGGCCGTCCCGGGTCGCACACCTGTACATCGACACCGCGCGGGCGCGTCTGGCGCTCCAGGACAACGTCGGGGCGGAGGAATCGCTGCAGCGGGCGTTCAATGTCGCGCCTCAGATGACCGAGGTGCATCCGATGGCGCGGGAGGTCCTGCGTGTGCTGTTCCTCCTGCACCAGCGGAGCAGGCCGGAGCTTATGGCTATGGCGAGGAGGACAGGACTCGCTGCCTAGATTTGACCCTGCGTTCGCCTTCGGCGAGCAGTAGCACCGCTAGAGCCCCCTACGCACGCAGCCCGTCCGTAGGGGGCTCTTTGGCGTGGGTACCTACCGGCGATGCCTGGGGCATGCACATGCAGGCCAGCGGTGGATGTTTACGTCCCTCGCGTTCTCGGCGCTACCCGGAACGGTGCGCGCTGCCGTCGCCTCGCTGACCTGGCCGTCGGCGCTGACTTGGTACGTGCGGAGCGTGATTGTGGAGCCGTACTCCATAGGTTCCTTCCTGCAGTGGTTCATCCTTCAATTAACTCCAGCACCGGTCGGTGCGGAGGAATTCCTACGCCTACCCCGGGGACTCTGAGTGACGCCGTTCCGTAGTCCCGACGTTCACCCGTGTGCGGAGTTACGCTGTTTCTGCAGGTCAAACAGGTCGGTCGAACGCTATTTCGACAAGGTGGCACAGGGGTATGTCAAGGGCTGAGAGGTCAATGTGACCTGCATCACGCAAGCTGATCCTCGGAATCGGTTGTCAACGGACACTCAAGACCAATACCTTTGATTTCAGCAGGAGTTGCTACGAGATGGGAGCTGCCAGTGGGCGTAAAAGGATCAAGGCTCGGCGCAGACAAGGAGTTGGAGAAGGCGGCCAAGCAGGCCAGGAAGGCGGGGTGGGAGGTGACGATCACCGGAGGGAATCACGTCAAGTGGAAGTCTCCGGACGGTGTGACCGCCATCATCAGCGGGCTCACCGGCTGCGGGCCGGGCTGGATCAAGGTCAGGAATCAGCTCAAGAAATCCGGTCTTCATATCTAAAAGCGGTTACCGTATCCCCGGTATCATTTAGCTGAAACCACATTTCAGCGACGGGCGGTACCCCGATGCACAACCTCATCGCATCGGCCCCAGGGTCGGGCGGGCTGTCCATAGATAACCCGCTCGTCCTGGGGCCGATCGCTGCGTTCATATTCGCCGTGTTCGTCACAGAAGTCGTCGTCTCCGGCAAGGCCTACCGCCGCGAGGTCGAGGAGAACAAGCGCCTGCGGACCCTGACCGAGCGAGTGGTGCCCCTCGCCGAACAGATGGTCATCGCGGCCCGCGACCTCATCCAGACCACCCGAGACAGCATCACCTCTCAGGCCACCGTCACCGACGTCCTCGAAGACGTGCTCGACTACTTCCAGCACGGCACCACTCCTCCCACCCCGCGCCGACGGAGGAGCACCTGATGCCACTCCTGTCGAAGACCCGCGCAACCGTCCCCGACGACATCGCCGAGGCTGAGGACCTGCTCGACCGCTGGATCGCAGAGGTAGGCAACCTCGTCGAGTCCGCCGTCGACCACATGGCCAGCCTCAGCCTCCACAACGCACGCCTCGCCAAACTGCGCACCGGCTTCGCGGCGGCCCGGGAGAAGACACATGCCCACACCTAAGCCCGAACCCATCCCTGCCACCGGGGACGCATACGCGGGTGGATACGCCTACACCCTCAACGGGGCCCCGCCGCGACAGAGCATGCTGTCCGGAGACCAATTCGGCGACTGCGGCCCATGGGAAAGTGGGGCGGGATTGCCACTAGGCTCGAATTCCGCAACCGGAAGTTCCCTTTAGGAGCACCGTGTACGTCTCCCGCTGCGTCTTCATCGACGGCGAGCATGTATATCACGGCCCCGATTGCCCTCACAATGACAGTGAGGACGAGCAGGGGCTGGTGAAAGAGCCCGGCTGGACCGTCCAGCAAAACGGCTAACACCGAGGAAAGAGAATCACAGTGCCAGCAAAGAACGACTCCGTGCAGCCCGCTGCCGAGCCCACCGTCTACTCCACTCCGACCCTCCCGAAGCGCCCCTCCGACTGGGACGACCCGAACCTCGGCTGGTCCGTCCAGTCCTCCGCCGCCTTCAAGGTCCAGTCGTCCGTCCCCGGCCAGGTCTTCGTCATCGGCCAGTTGCCGAACCCGCAGGTCCAGGCCGACGCCGGTTTCCACCCGGAGTCGCACAACTCCGGCCTGATCGTCGTCTCCGCCGAGGAGGCCGCCACCCACCCCGGTGGCCCAGAGCCCGCTGACAAGGTCGCCCTCGCGGCCAACGCAACCGACGTCACTGCCGGTACGACCAATGCGGCGGCCACCACGGCCATCCTCGGTGACCCGGCCGCCCCGGCGCTCGTCTCCACCGTCCCGCAGGTCCCCCCGGCCGCGTGACACACCCTCCAGGACTGACCGCCTGGAGCCGACAGCCTCGTCCCTAACCGGGGCGGGGCTGTCTTCGTCTAAGGAGCCCTCTATGCCCAGCAAGCGCCGCCGAGGCGGCCCCGAGATCCCCCACATCGACATCAGCGCGGCCCGCCCTGGCAACAAGTACGAGCGCGCGATGTTCGGCCACCTCACCGACCCCAAGCCACCCCCGCCCAGCAACGAGAACCCCGCAGCCCGCGCAGGATCCCGGCGGGTCATGTCACAGGAACTGGCCGAAGCCATCCAGTTGGCCAAGGACGGCGACGACTTCGACCTCCTGCCCTACCAGCCCACCCCCTCGATCAACCCGCCGCGCCCACGAACCCTTGCCGCTGGCTACGACAAGGACTCCCAGACGCTCCGGGTGCGCTTCCGCAACGGACAGGTCTACGGGTACTACAACGTGCCCCCGAACGTCTGGCGGAACTTCAAGCGCTGGCAATCCCCCGGCCGAGGAATCAACCGCGTCCTCAACGGCTACGCCTACGCACCCGAGCACGACCTCGACGAGCCAACCGGCGTCTCCTGACTTACCAATTCCAGGCGGCCCAAGAATAGGCTCCGTGCATGCCTACGAAATACTGCACCGAATGCGACTGGGGAGATCCCGAGGAATGCGCCAACGGCTGCGGGGATGACCGCTGCGCCGTGATCTGTCGGGTGTGTGGCGCTCTCGACTACGCATGTGAGGACTGACGAATGCCACACGCCCGCGATATCCCACTGACGCCGCTCTTCTTTCACCCGGTAAGGCTGGTCCCCGAAACGCCTTTCCTTCATACCGCGTCGACCGAAGAACTCGACCCGCCGTACCGAACGTCCCGATCCCTGGTCGTGCACCTGGGCCGGGGCTACGGGATAGTTCTCGGCCGCTGGCGCAGAACCGGCCGGACGGCGGAGGAGGCTCTGCTCACGGCGACGCGAGGGCGTGAGGACGCCATGAGCCAAGAGCACATCCGCGAGACCAAGCGTTTCGACGAGGTACCTGACTGCGTCCTGGAGAATTTCTATGACGTCCACCTCTGAGACCGAGGAGCAGGAAGCTGCGGCCCGCCGGTACGTGGCCAAGAAGACCGACGAGATGGACGAGGAGTACGAGGTTCTGTGCGCGCTTGGACTGATGTGAGGAACCGGCTGCGCGGTGGCCGGGAGAAGGTCGACCCGCTCCGCGCGAAGGCAGCCAAGCGGCTCGACCGGCTGGCGACGACCGACGTGCTCAACTGGGGCGACGCGGTAGGCAGCGGCCTCGCCAAGGCCCTGGACGACTACCGGAGGGAACCTTCCCCCGACAGCCTGCTGGAGGCCCGCAGGGGGGCGCAGAGCCTGCTCGGCGTTCTCGACGTTCTGGACCGGCGGGCCTGATAGCCTTTCAGGACTCTCCTCAGCACGAGGGCAGCAGAGTAAGAGTTCTCCGCACCGCCGGGTGCACCCGCCCCCGTGTTGCCGCATGGAGCGCGGTGCGAGAACGCAGAAGAGCCCCCAGCCAGTGGCCGGGGGCTCTTCTGTTTGTTCAAAGCTGCAGGTCAGGAAGCTGCTGTTACATACTCACGATGGAGCACTTCCGCGAAGGTTACTCGTGAGGGTCCTTCCGTAACGCACTCCATCGTGAGGTTGCTCGGATCGGGACGGCGCTCCATGAACGACGCCTCGATGTGAAGGTCAGGCAGCGGGTTGAGGGAAGGCGGCGGAGTGCCCCCGAACCCTTGCAGCCTCTGAACAGCCTCCGGCAGCGAGCCATCCCGCAGCAGCTTTGTCGCCAGCACCTTTATGCTCTCCACCGCCGTGAACTCCTCCGGCATCTCCGGCCACGACAGACCGTGGCGGACCTTGTAGAACACCGCATCCAGGATCTCCCGACGCGACCGCTGCGGCTTGGTGCCCCGTGCGGGCGGGAACAGGTCCACCACGGCGGCCCACGACTCGTCGCTCAGCACAGCGGGCACCAGCAGGCCGGAGCCCTTGAACCAAGTCTCGAACTCCGTCGGCTTCACCGCCCGCCGCTCCACCCGCGAGCGGACGTGCACTCCGATGTCGAAGAGCGTCAGGGCGTCGAGCATCTGCATCTCGGTCAGGCTGTCCAGATCGGGACGTACCCGGTCCGCCAGGGTCAATACATCGGCGACCCGCTGCTCCTGCACCTCCGCGTCGGCGAGCCACCCCCGCACCTGGTTCAGCTCCTTCTCGATCTTGGTTTCCTGGTTCTTCAGCTCGGCCTTGACGTCGGCCAGCATCTCGGCATCGAAGTCGTCATCGTCGTCAGCCAACGCCAGCAGGGTCACGAGACGCTTCTTGCGGCTCTTTCGCTTGCGCTCCAGCAGCTCCTCCAGCTCCGCGATGCGCTCGCGGTAGCCGGTGGCCAGAAGGGGCACAGCACCGAGCCACTGGTCGGCCAGGTCCTGCAGGTGTCCCCGGTCCCGGAAACCCTCGGAGACGGTCTGCCAGACCACGCGTTCGACCTCATCCGCGTCGATCTCCGTGCAGCCGCAGCCCACGTAGTTCTTGTGGGAGGAGAGCGTGCCTGTGCAGCGGTAGGACCGACGGTCGTTATGCGTCTTCACGGCCCCGCTGTAGTAGTTTCCGCACAGCCCGAAAAGCCTCTTCGAGAGCAGGTACATTCCCGCTTCACGGTGACGCTGAGGACCCCGTCGCGTGAGTGCGGCCCGCACGGCCTTGATGCGCTCCAGGGGGATGATTTCGGGGAGGCTGACGCGCCCGGTGTCACCGTGCAGGTATTCGCCGGTCTCCTCGTCGCGTGCCGCATTTGCGCGACTGCCGTTGGCTTCCTCGTCGCGGAACGCCATAAAGCCGAGCAGGGCATTGCCGAGCAGGATCTGACGGAGGTTCGACTGCTCCCACTTGCCGCCGTGTCGATTGACTTTCCCGAGATTGTTCAGCGAGTCAGCGGCCTCCTTCACCGTCATGTCGTGATCAACGATGCTCCCGATAGCCAGTTCCAGGATCTCGACCTCGGCAGGATTGGCGACCGGCTTGGCAGTAGCACCCTTGCCTTCGAGCATGAACCCGAAGGGCGTGCCTCCGCCGACCCAACCACCCTCATGCAGCTTGGCCTCGCGGCCTCCGGTGGTGCGCTCCAGGATCAGCAGGTGCTCGGTGTCGGCCATCCACGCCAGCAGGGAGAGCATCAATTTGAAGGTGTCGTCGGCATTGTCCAGACGGCCGTCTGCGGTGATGAGGCGGATGCCGACATGGTCGATGTCGAACACCCAGCGGTGGATGTCCTCCATCGTGCGACCGATGCGGTCGACCTTGGCGACCACGACGACGTCGATCTTGCCGTCGGCGATGTCCTGGTTCATGCGGTCGAACTGGGGGCGGCTGGCCTTCTTGCCGCTCACGCCCGCGTCGGTGTAGGTGTCCACGATTACGAACCGCTGCCCGCGCATCTTCACGGTGAGGGTGTCGTGGCACATCTCGTTCTGGGTCTGGAGTCCGTATCCCTGGACCTGCGCGGCGGTGGACACGCGGAGGTAAATCGCTACACGCAGAACCTTGTCTGCCCGTGCGAGGAACCTCTGGCGGGTAGTGGGCTTGCCCATGCAGTCTCCCTAGCAGACTGTTAGACCCCCCGACAGGTAGCCGCCCGTCGGGGGGTCATCTATTGCTTGGAGACTATCGGATAGCAACGGGCTGCTGGGGCGGATTGTTCTGAGTCAGTGAGACCGACCGTCGGGGCGTGGGCCGAAGAGCGTCCGGGCCAACTTGTCCCGGTCGGCGTTGCTCCACTCGCGGGTCTTCCAGCTCACGGTCACGCGCGGCTGGTTGGGAGCCGCGTAGGTATGAAGTCGGTCGGTGCGCTCTTCGGTCTGGTTCATACCGGAACCATAGTACCGATTCCTTGTTATTGCTAGCCTCACCCTGTCAAGAAGGTTGCAGATATCGCTTGACGTCTGTAGCGTTGCCTCACCAGCACCCCGCACCAGGAGGTCCACATGAGCAGCGGCACAGTCAGCACCGCAGTCACCGAGTACCTGTCCCTGCGCAAGCGGGCCGGGAAGGCGCACAACACCATGCGAGTCGACCGCACCCTGCTGCCACGATTCGCCGGACACGTGGGTGACCCCGACTTCAGCCAGCTCACCATGGACGTCGTCCGCGACTTCTTCTACGGCGAGGGGGGCGTCATGGACACCCACTCCACCCGCATCAAGGGCCAAACCATCCGCGAGGCCGTCGGCCCCGGCACCCACAACAACTACCGCGCCAGGCTGCGGGTCTTCTTCACCTGGGCCAAGGCCAACGGCTACACCGAGTCCGGCACCCTCCTTGACGGCGTCGAGCCACTCAAGCTGCCCCGCCGACGCCGCCAGCAGCCCAGCCCCAACCTGCTGCTCCAGCTCCTGGACCAGGCCGAGTGCGCCATGCACCGTGCCTACCTGGCCGTGGCCATCAACACCGCCTGCCGTGCCAGCGAGATCACGGGCATCCGCGTCGGTGACATCGACTTCGCGGCCGGGGAGGTCTTCGTGACCGTGGTCAAAACCCAGGAGGAGGACGAGATGCCCCTGACCGCCGACCTCGAACGAGAACTGCGGGTCTGGCTCGTCGAGTACGCCGCCACCCTTGGTCGCCCCCTGCGCGCCGACGACTACCTCTTCCCCGCACGGTCCGGCAACGTCATCGCCCGCAACTACCTCGACCCCAACACCGGCACGAGGATCCTGGAGCGCACCCCGTACACCTACCACCCCGAGCGCCCGGTCACCCGCACCGAGAAGATCGTCAAGCACGCCCTGGCCGCTGTAGGTCTGCCCACCCGCTACGAGGGCACCCACACCCTGCGCCGGGCAGTCGCCCGCGCCTATTTCGATAGCATGACCAACGAGATCGGCTACGACGCAGCACTGCGCACTGTCAGTGCTCTGCTGCACCATGCATCCATGTCCACCACTGAGCGGTACCTTGGCCTGTCCAGCGAGCGAGCACGCCGGGACCAGATGCTCCGGGGGAAGCCCTTCCTTACCGCCATGGTCAGCCAGGAGAATGTCGTACCGCTGCGCCGGACGCAGTGAAGCAGGGAGAGGGAACGATGAGCGACTTCAACAGTGCGAGCCAGAGAGCCCAGGCGCAGTACAGCACGTCCTCCGGCGACCACGAGGCGACCGAGCAACTAATGGAGCTGCAACAGCAGCAGTTCTACTTCGAGCAGCACCAGATGTACGAGCAGCGTATGCAGCAGGGCATTGGGGGACCGCATGCGCCGGGTGAGTTCTGGCGCGTGGTGAAGGTCGTCGCAGTTCTGCTGGCCATATCGACGGTGTGCCACTGGATTGGCCTCTACTGAGCGTCAAGCGAGTTGCCGTATCCGCTTGCGCCCGCGTAGGATCGGTGGGTGTATACGAGACGGCGGAGGTATTGATGGCCGAGGCAGCACGAAAGGTCCGCGTACGCGTGCCCTATGTGTCCGACAAGGAGCTGCATGTCTCCTTGGTCGCGTCACCGAACGACGGGGACTTCGTAGACCTGCGGGAGTTCATCCCGTCACTGAAGCAGTACGGTCGCGGAATCACCTTCCCACTGGAACTCCTCGACGAGGTGAGCGGGGGGCTTGAGGCTATCCGGCACGAGCTGGGGGGCGCTAAGGAAGATGGCTGACCTCCTCCAGGACGTGCGCTGTCGCGGGTGCCGGAGGTTGCTCGGCATCGGCAAGGACGAGCGGGTCATCTACTGCGATATCCGCTGCGCCACCGATTATCCGGCCAGCGCTTCCGAGGCACGGGATGCGTTGATGTACGCGGTGTACCTGACGCGGAAGTACTCCTTCGCGTCCCTGGGGGAGATGTTCGGGTTCACCCGGCAGCGCGCCGCACAGATCGCGAAAGAGCGGGACGTTCGACCCGAGAACCGATAATTACAAAGCGGTAGCTGAATACGCCTAATCTCGAATCCGGATAGCAAAACCGGGTTTGGGATTGGGCGTGTTCCGTTATGGAGGCAGAAGACTACGACTACGACGTCATCAGCGATGAGACCGACGAAGAGCACCAAGCGCGCCTGGACACCGAGGTCATCCTCGATGAGACAAGCCAGGCCTTTGTCGACCAACTCGTGGCCAAGATGCTCCTCGTGGTCGATGAGGTCTCTGGCCACCCGCTGTACGGCTACCAGCGCCCCTTTGCAGCCCGCCTGATCGAGTCCCTGATCATCAACGACGGGGCCACTCTCACTGCCCTGTTCTCCCGCCAGTCCGGTAAGTCCGAGACGGTGGCCAACGTTGTCGCCGCCTGCATGATCATGTTCCCTCGGCTCGCGAAGCTGTTCCCTGACCTCCTGGGCAAGTACAAGGAGGGCCTCTGGGTCGGAGCCTTCGCGCCGGTCGAGGAGCAGGCCGACAACCTCTACGGGCGAATCGTGGCCCGACTGACCAGTGAGCACGCCCTGGCAGTCCTGGCCGACCCCGAGATCGACGACTCGATCCAGGGCAAGGGCCGCTCGCTGTCCCTCAAGCGCTCCGGCTCGCTGGTGCGCAAGCAGACGTGCCACCCCCGCGCCACCATCGAAGGACGCACCTACCACTTGATCTTGATCGACGAGTGCCAGGGCGCGGACGAGAAGATGGTGAACAAGTCGATCGGCCCGATGGGTGCCTCGACCAACGCCACGATGTGCTTCACCGGCACGCCCACTTACGAGAAGGGCGTGTTCTACAACCAGATCCAGATCAACAAGCGCACTGCCACCCGGCGCGGGGCCCGCCAGAACCACTTCGACGCCGACTGGCGCGAGGTCTCCAAGTGGAACGCCAACTACAAGAAGTTCGTCAACAAGGAACTTCTGCGCATCGGCGAGGACAGCGACGAGTTCAAACTGTCCTACAGGCTCATGTGGCTCCTGGACAAGGGCATGTTCACCACCTCGGAGCGCCTGGACGAACTCGGCGACACGTCCATGCAGGCGGTGAAGAGTTACCACAAGAGCCACGTCGTCATCGGCATCGACCCCGCCCGCAAGCAGGACTCCACCATCGTCACGGCGGTGTGGGTGAGGTGGGACCGGCCCGACGAGTACGGGTACTACGAGCACCGGGTGCTGAACTGGATGGACCTGGGCGGCATGGCCTGGGAGGAGCAGTACTTCCGAATCGTGGAGTTCGTGCGCTCCTACTCCGTCTACGCCGTCGGAGTCGACGAGGGCGGTGTGGGCGACGTCGTCCTTTCGCGCCTGCAGGTTCTGATGCCGGACATACACATCGTGCCCCTGTCCTCCCAGCGACCCGAGCAGTCCAAGCGCTGGAAGCACCTGATGGAACTGATGGACCGAGGGCTGCTCTCCTGGCCCGCCCACGCCTACACGCGACGCCTCAAAACGTACAAAAGGTTCAGGCAGCAGATGGAAGACCTGGAGAAGAAATTCGAGGGCCCCTACGTCCTGGCCGAAGCACCTAAGGCGGCCGACGCCCACGACGACTACGCCGACTCCCTCGCGCTGGCATGCGTGCTCACCAAGGACTTCACCCTGCCCGAGGTCGAGGTCTCTCGATCTCCCTTCCGCTAACGACAGGACCCCCGATGGCAAACGACTGGTACGGCGACGAATGGGGCTCCCCGGGCTGGACGGCGCAGCAGGCCTCCACCGTTGCGGGACCGGAGACGCCACCCACGTCTCTCCCCACCAACTTCACTGTCGTACAGGTGACCGCGAAGTACGTGGACGACCAGGGCAACGCGCTGAACGGCTCCATGGTCCGGTTCACCCCGTCCGTGCAGCGGGTGACCGACGGCGACACCGTTGTGTGGCTCCACGAGGTTAACTCGCGGATCGAGAAGGGACTGTTGACGATCTCGTTGCTGGCCACTGATGTCGTCGGTGTTTCCCCGGCTTTCTCCTGGCACGTCAAGGAGTGCTTCCCCGGGGGCACGGAATACGACATCCAGGTACCCTCGGCGACCACCTCTCCGGCCAGCCTTTTCACGCTTCCGGCGGCTACCACTAGTTAACAACCGGTTCTGCATTACTCATACGCTTATTCCGTTACCTCGCTATCGAAAGAGGATTACGGAATGGCTGGAAATATCGCGCCCGACCCCCAGGTCCAGGAGCGGGCAGGCGCTGTCTACGAGCGCAAGATGGCGTCGAACTCGGTCAGGCGCGGTCCCCTCAGGTTCGAAGAGGGCGTGGCCACCGACACCGACGTGCCATCGGAGTTCGCCAAGGGGGTCATGCAGGGCTACCTCACCGCGCCCGGCAGGCCCAACCACAACGCGAACGTCTACGAGAAGTCTCCGCAGGAGACCATGGCCGAGCGCGCGCACGTCGGCTCCGCAGCCTGGGTCGAGGCACCGACCTACCTGAGCGGCTTCGCGGAGGGCTCCTTCACCGACTACGCCAGCGTCTCCTACGAGCAGGTCGACCGCTCCGGCGGCCGGTACCAGCGGATCAACCCCGCCGTGGTTGACGACTGAGCATGGTCGCCTTCCACGACCGCCGCAGGACCCCCAAGGCGACCGTCGATGAGGTAGTCCCACGACTCGGCCTGCACCAGGGCGAGACCGTAGGTAAACGCCTCATCGACGACCGATACCTCGTACGTGGCACTCCCGTCGAGGCAGAGGACGGCAGCCGCACGCGCCAGTACGCCGTGCACGAGGTCCTGCCCAGCGGAGACGTCATTCAGCGCGGTGACCCCTTCGGGAGCCGCCGCGAGGCCAAGCGCGCGACGCGGAACCTCACCCCCACGCGCCTGATCGAAATCTGAGTCGGAGTCCCACGCGATGAGTCAAGCCATCTCCTTCGCCAGCCCTAGCCAGCGGGCCGGGCAGTCGGACCTCACGGTCCAGATCTCGCCCCTCGGGCTGGTTGAGTTGGCGGACGAAGAGTTTGAGGTACACGGCCCACGCCTTAACCGCTATGCCCAGAACTTCGCATATTACTTGGGTCACCACTGGGCGTTCCGGCGCGAGGCTGGCGAGCCGCAACTCACGTTCAACTACGTGAAGGCGTTCGCCGACTACATCCTCAACTTCACTTTCGGCCGAGGCGTTCACTTCAAGAGCGTCAAGGAGTACGAGCACATCATCCCAGCCCTGCTCAAGCGGGCCTGGGAGGTCGACAACTCCAAGCACCAGCTCCTGTGGGAGATGGGCCAGCAGGGAGGTGTCAGTGGCGATTCCTTTGTGAAGGTCGCCTACGCCCCCGAATACGTAGACAGTCTGGGACAGAAGCAGCCGGGGCAGGTCAAGATCCTTCCGCTCAACTCAGCCTTTTGCTTCCCCGAGTGGCACCCCCATTCGCGGGACCGGCTGATCCGCTTCAAACTGAAATACCGCTTCTGGTCGACCGGCGAGGACGGGACGCGAAGTGTGCGCACCTACGTCGAGGTGCTGACCGACGACGTCATCGAGGAGTACCTGGATGACGAGCTGATCGACTCCCGGCCCAACCCGCTCGGTGTCATCCCCGTCGTCCACATCGCGAACACCCAGGTCTCCGGATCTCCTTGGGGCCTTTCCGACATCGCCGACATCATCAGCCTGAATCGTGAGTACAACGAGAAGGCCACCGATATCAGCGACATCATCAACTACGGTGCGGCCCCCGTAACGATCATCACGGGCGCGAAGGCGAGCAACCTGGAGCGCGGCCCACGCAAGGTGTGGGGAGGACTCCCGAAGGACGCCCAGGTGTTCAATCTGGAGTCCGGGATGGACCTGAATGGTCCTCTCGCGTACCTGGAACTCCTCAAGCGTTCCATGCACGAGATCACGGGTGTTCCAGAGACCGCACTTGGTCAGATGCAGGCCGTGAGCAACACGTCGGGTGTCGCCCTGGCAATCCAGTTCCGGCCCATGATGGCCAAATACGACCAGAAGCGTCTGCAGTATTCCGTCGGCTTGCAGAAGATCAACAACTTGATCCTCAAGACCCTGTTCACCTTCGAGCCTGAGACGCGCCTCTACGATCCCTCCACCGAGGGAATCATGAAGAGCGACCAGCCAACGATGGTGGACGTCCGGGATCCCATGGCCTACTTCACCGAGTGCGAATGGCCAGCACCTCTCCCTGTCGACGTTCTCATCGCGCTGAACGAGATCCAGGTGAAGATGTCCCTGGGTCTGGAGTCGATGCGCGGGGCGCTGCACACACTGGGCGAGGAGTTCCCCGACGAGAAGGTCAGGGAGATATTCGAGGAGCAGATCGAGGACGCCAAGCAGCAGGCCGCATTGCGCATGCTAAAGGCGCAGTTCGACTCGGCTATTCTCTCGTTGACGGGAATGCCACCGGATGGGGTGGATGCGCCTGCACCTCAGACGGATGCGGCCGGTAACCCGATCAATGCGCCTGGGGGTCCGAATCCGGTGTCGCTCCCCGGTGGACTCGATCTCGGGTCCATTACAGCACCCGAGGTTCAGAAAATGATCAACGAGATCGTGACACAGGCGTATGGCCCCAGAGCGGGACTCCGCCGAAATCCGGACACAGATACCGACTAGGAGTCGAAAGCGAATGCCGCTTCATACCTCGGGCATTTCCCTGCCCGCCATGACCGTGCTGGGCCACCGCAAGAACGGCTCGCCGATCTACAACATCGCTGGCGGCGCACCTGAGCCCGGCGAGCCGGTCATCACCATCCCGGTCGTCCCCCCGCCGACTCCGGCCCCCGCTGAGCCGCGCTTCACTGCTGCGGACATCGAGCGGGCGCGGCAGGAGGAGAAGGACAAGTTGTACAAGCGCCTGGACACGGTCGAGACCCAGAACAAGAAGTTCCTGGACGAGATCGAGGCCCAGCGCAAGGCGCGGGAGGAGGCCCAGGAGGCCGAGGCAGAGCGGCAGCGCCAGGCCCAGGAGGCCGCCCGCACTCAGGCCGAGCAGGAGATGTCCGCCAAGGACCTCCTGGCGGCCAAGGAGGCGGAGTGGAACAGCCGCTTCGCCCAGTTCGAGGCGGATCGCGAGAACGAGCGCGCCCTCTTCGCGAAGGAGCAGGAGTTCAACGCCCTGCAGTCCTACATCCAGCGCCGCGTCGGCGAGGAGCAGGACAACATCGCCCCAGAACTTCTCGACCTCGTGACCGGCAATTCGCCGGAGCAGGTCGAGGAAAGCCTGAATACCCTCAAGGGAAAGACTCAGGCTATTCTTGAGTCTGTTCAGCAGGCTGCGATTCAGCAGCGCTCGCAGATGCGTGGAGTCAGCCCTACGGGATATGCCACGACTGGACCAATGGACTCTGAACCGGGACACAAGTCGTACTCCGTCAGCGACCTGAAGGACATGCCGATGTCGGAATACGCCAAGATTCGGGGCCAGTTGGGGATCGGCCAGTCGGCCGGTAACCAGCGTGGACTGTACTCGTAATCCACGAGTACCCGCAACAAAAGGACTGACACATGCCCAGTGCAATCACCGGTACCCCGAACCTGTCGGCCTCGCCGACGAACTACTCGGGTGCCAACAGCACGCTCGGTGCGGCGATCCAGACCATCTGGTCCAAGGAGATCCTGTTCCAGAGCATGCCGATCCTCCGGTCTCGGGCCGCCTGATCCAGTGATGGGTCAGTGAGAACCACGCTGTATCGGTGAACCCCTCCAAATGGGCGAATGGGGAATACCGAGGGAACCCAACATCTGGGACTCCGTAGAGACTACACGCGAGGCATCTCCAACAGTTCCAGCCTTTAGATGGGCAGTAGGTCGGTACTGGAGATGAAAATATAGTCCGAACTTGCACGATGGAAAAGTGCAAGAGCCAGACAGAAATGCTTTGGCCCCGCAGCCAGCGGGTAACAATCGCGAATTGTCGAGCAGTTCGCCGTGAAGAAGACGGAGTTGGGTGTTCAGCCCGGTCTCCAAATCAACTTCATGAGGTACAACAATTTGGGAGCCGCTTCCCAGTTGGTCGAAGGCGTTCGGATGCAGACCAACGCCCTGTCGGCCTCTCAGTTCTCCATCACGGTGGCTGAGCACGGCTACGCGGTCGCCGTCTCCGAACTCCTGCTCAACGCGTCCTTCGACGACGTGATGGCCTCGGCCTCGCGTCTGCTCGGTCTCACTTTGGCCGCCTGAGAGGGAAACCTCTCAGTGAAAATCCCGAGAATTGCTGGAACATCCTGCTAGACCTCTTCACCACAGCGTGGGGCGAAAGCCCGAGCGCGATGGTTTGAGAAGAAGAGGGTAGGGACAATCAGCAGCCGAGCCCCTTAACTGGGGAAGGTTCACAGAACATGCACGGGAGACCCGAGAGGGTCAAGAGATGTTCGGGTCTACAGGGAAACCTGTAGAGGCTGGCAGAAATGACCAGCCCACTTCGGAGAAATCCGGAGGGGTAACAGAACGCGAAACATGGCGCTCTACCTCGACCAGTCCGCGCGGGACACCCTCCTGCAGGCGTCGAGCAAGATCTGGGGCTACAACAAGTACGCCCAGACCAGCGCGTTCGGCGTCATGGCGCAGTACTCGCACGGCACCGCCGCCACCGGCACTGACCTGCTGGACGGCACCTTCAGTTTCACGGCGGCCCTCACCAAGGACGCCACCGAGACACTGAGCACCAAGAACGTCCCCCGCTTGGGGGACACGTACGTGGCGTTCGTCCACCCGCACCAGTCGCGGCAGTTGCGCGATGACCCCGAGTGGATCGAGGTCACCAAGTACGCGGCCCCGGGCTCGTTCATGATCGGCGAGATCGGCCGCCTCAACGACGTGGTGTTCATCGAGACCACGCAGGTGAAGCAGTTCACCAACGCACTGGGGAAGACGGTCTACCAGAGCATCTTCCTGGGCGACAACGCCTTCGGGCACGCGATCTCCCTCCCGGTGGAACTGCGCGACGGCGGCATCCTCGACTTCGGTTTCACTTTGGCCGCCTGACAGAGCAATCTGTCAGTGAACAACCCGAGAATTGCTGGGACGTCCTGCTAGACCTCAGAGCTACAACGTGAGACGAAAGTCTGAGCGTGAACGCTTGAAAATCTGAGGGTAGGGATAATCAGCAGCCGAGCCCTTTAGCTGGGGAAGGTTCACAGACTATGTACGGGTCACCCCACGCGGGTGAAGATATAGTTCGGATCTGCATGGAGACATGCAGAGGCTGGCAGAAATGACCAGCCCACTCCGGGAGACCGGAGGGGTAACAGAATGCGAGAGCACGCACTCGCCTGGTACGCGATCTGGGGCCTTGGCCTCATCACCGACCAGGCCGTCCTGATCGCCGAGACCAACTGAGTTAGCGCCGCCGCAAGGCCCCGCCTGCTGAGTTGGTGACAGCATCAAGACCCGATAGGGGAGCCGCACTTTAACGTGCGGCTCCCCTTTCTCGTTAGCCTTGTACTGATTCACTGCTACGAGTTCCGAATCCGGAGAACTGAATGCCTACTGCACGAAATGTCGCTCGCCCTGGTGACCTCACCGGCCGCAACAAGGCCATGCTGGCCAAGGAGAACGCCGAGGAACTGAAGCGGCGCGAGAACGAGATCTCCCTCATGAACGAGGCGGCTGCGGCTGAGCGTGACGACACCGTCCACGACGTCCTTCCCCGCGACATGACCCCGCCTCCGGCCCCATCCGCGATCGAGGTCTCCGACACGGTCGACGTCGAGGTGCCGCTGCGCGAGTTCCGCGTCAACTCCACCATCGAGCAAATGACCTTCGGCCACGGCCAGCACTACGACTTCGAGGAGGGCATCCGCTACCGCGCCCCGAAGCCGCTGTACGACCACCTGGACGACCTCGGATACATCTGGCACTGAGCCAGTAGGAGACCTCCTTCATGACTACCCCTGTTCCGGCCCCGGTGGCCGGTGACTCCTTCGTGCTCGACAGCCCCGAGGGCCTCGGCTCTGGCATGGGCCACATCCCCAACGGCTCGGTCGTGCAGTTCGAGGCCGTCCACGAGGCGGGTACCGCTGGCGTCGGACACGCGGGTGAGGCTTCGGTCGTGCTGTCGCATGAGCACGCCACCCACGTCATCACCGACGAGGGCACGCACGCCCCCGGTACCGCCCGGCGTCTGTTCTCCCTGCACGTGTCCGACTTCCTGCGGATGTTCAAGAAGGTGGACGCCTGATGTCCGGTACCAACGCTGTGTGGGCGGCCAATGCCCTGGACCTTCTCACGGGCCGGGCAATCGCGCGGACCACCACGCGCAACACCTACCTGGCTCTGCTCACTGCGGACCCGGGCTCACCGCTGACCGACGCCTCCACGCTGGCCGAGATCACGACCCCCGGGTACGCGCGCCAGCAGGTGGTGTGGACGGCTCCGTCCGGCACCCCGATGACCACCCAGAACAGCGCGCTGCTGTTCTACGGCCCATTCACGGCGGACATGACCGACGCGGCCTCCTACGCCGCACTGGTCTCTGCGGCCACCGGCACGACCGGCGTGGACGTGATGTACGTCTGGCCTATCGCTTCGCCGATGCTCGCCGTCACCGCCGAGTCCCTCCAGATCGCCGCTGGCCTTCTGACGCTCAACGGATCCTGAGAGGGGTCGCGGAATGGCTACTATGACCGACCTGGTCACGCGCGTACGCGGGGAGATAGGCGACCGCCTGCAGCCGTTCCGCGACACCCTTCGGGGCACGGGGGATGTTCTCCAGTACGAGCTGAGCGCCCAGAACATCTCCACCACCGGACTGTCCGTGGTCTCCCTCACAGGCACCACGCAGACCACCCTCGCCACCCCGGCCGACTACACGCTGGACGACCTCAACGGCATCATCGACCTGACGGTACCCCTGCCTGTCGATGTGCTCCTGCTGGTCGCCGGGAACTCCTATGGACTCTTCTCGGACGAGGAGTTGACCCAGAAGGTCACGGACGCCCTCGCGCAGCACACCAAGGGGCGTACCGTCTCGACGCGCTACCAGGACGCCAACGGATTCATCCGCTACGACGAGCGCCAGGTGACGGTCGCGAACCTCCCTGCGGAGGAAGAGCTGCTCGTCGCGCTGCTCGCCTCGATCGAGGCGATGTGGACGCTGTCGACGGACGCGGCCACCGACATCAACGTGCAGACCTCGGACGGTACGACCGTCGACCGGGGTCAGCGGTTCGCGCAGTTGCAGACTCAGATCGCTGCGACGACGGACCGCTACGCCATGCTCTGCCAGAAGCTGGGCGTGGGCCTATTCACGATCGAGGTCACGAACCTGCGCCGGGTCTCACGCACCACCAACCGTCTGGTGCCGCTGTACCGAGAGCGCGAGTTCGACGACTACTCGCTGCCCCAGCGGATCCTGCCTCCAATCGGCCCAGGCCACCAGAACGACGACGAGTCCGGGATCCCCACCCAGACCATCAACGGGTACTGGTGATCTGAGTGGGCCGCATGGATTGGAAGACGCACGGCCGGTTCAACGTCGACTTCGAGACCACCCACATCATGGGTGCGCTTCGCGGTCGTCAGACCGAGGTCGGAGAGCGCATCGACTACTACCGCTTCGCCTACGCCGACGCGCTGGGCGATGACCTGTACGACGAAGGCACTGGGGCCGGGAAGGTCTTCCACGGACCGTTCCGCGTTCCGGCCCTGCACGTGGCCCACAGTCAGAGTCCGGCGGACGACACGACACAGGGCCTGTACACGGTGAACAACCTGCACGTCACGTGCAGTTTCGACGCTCTTCGCCGGATGGGGTTCACCGACCTGGACATCGACAACCAGAGGTACCTGACGGACCGCATCGTCTACGACACCAAGGTCTTCCGGGTGGAGTCGGCCGCCATCCTCGGACAGATCAAGAACCGGGACATCATCGTCGGCCTGGAGTGCGTCCAGTTGAAGGCGGACGAGCTGGTCAACGACACACAGTTCGCACACTGGTCGCAGCCGGTACCCCCCAGCGGTTACGGCAACGGCGGCTACGGCGTCACCCCCTACGGAGTTTGAGCATGAGCAATGTGTCGCTGCCCGCGAAGGGCTCCACCGGCTGGGACGTCGCGCTGAACGCCGACCTGACCACCCTGGACAACAACGAGATCGCCACGGCCGCCGACCTCGCCGGGCTTCATACGACGGTGACCGGCCTGGCCACCAGCAAGATAGACACAACGCAGGAAGCCGCTGACGTCGCTGCTCTGCAGAGCAGTCACAACACCACGGCTGCTGACCTGGCGGGGCTTCACACCACTGTCTCAGGCTTGGCTAGCAGCAAGGTCGATGGCACCCAGGAACTGGCCGACATCGCTGCGGCCAAGGCGGACGCGGCGACCAGGTACTCCAAGATCCGGCCCTGGGAGTTCAGCGTCCTGGACTACGGGGCCAAGGGTGATGGCCGCATCTACATGGACGCGGGCATCAACTCTCTGACCAACGTACTCAACCTCCCCAGTAGCGCCCCCTTCACGCCGCAGTCGGTCAACCAGTGGGTCATCGTCCACGGTGCTGCCGGGGTGGGTGTCGTCTCCCACGTCGCGCAGATCACCCAGTACATCAGTCCCTCATCCGTCACGCTTTCCCTCAGCGCGGCGGTGACCGTGACCGGTGCTCGGGTGCTGATCGCAACGGGCGACCGCGCGGCCTTCCAGAATTGCGCTGACGCCGCTTACGCCTGGGCCGTGGCCAACTCCAAGACTGCCACGATCCTGGTACCGCCCCCCACAGGAGGCCAGTTCTACGGCATCGACGGCCAGCCGGTGACGGGAGGCACCACCAAGGGCAACGCGCAGATCACGCTGCCGAACAACCTGGACACGCTCGACAAGAACGCTCTGCGCTGGAAGGGCTTCGGCATTGGCTGCGCCGTCCCCCACTGGAACGCGACCGTCCCGCAGTTCAGCGGCTCCACCCTGGTGTCGTTCCTCCCCCCGTTCTCCGGCCCCGGTGCGCAGAGCACTGCGATCAACGCCAACGGATACATATCCGTGATCGGTGGTCCCACCCCGACGAACGGGTACGGGCAGGCACCTGGCGTGTTCTCCAACCTCGCGGTGGACTTCGAGGACATCACGATCCTGGTCCCGCACACCACGTATGGTCTGCACCCTTCCGGCATCGACGGCCGGGGTATCGCCAACCTGGGCCTGCGGCGTGTCGGTATCGGCACCACCGGCACGGTGGCAGGTAACGACTTCGCCAACTCCAGCCTGCTGGGCACGGGGCTGTGCGCGGGTGTGCTGATGCCCGCTTCGGGCAACAACGACCGCTGCATGGTCGACGACGTCACGATCAGTGGCTTCACCTATGGACTGTGGGCCACCGAGCACACGTACGTCACCTCCATCAGGCTGCTGTACCACTGGGCGGGGCTGGTGGCGGAGGGCACCTACTGGGGGAGTGTGGGGGCCACCCACGGCATCGTCGTCAACCACGCCAGCATTGAGGCGTGTTCTCGTCAGATCTACCTGCGCGGACAGGGATCCGAGGGTTATGGCCCCTTCCTCACCGTCGGCGTCCTGGACACGGAGTCAGCCAACCCCACGATCGACGCCGACTCCGCCGGGACGATGGCTGCCGCACTGGGGCATGTCACTTGGTTCGGTATGTTCGATCCGAGTCTGTTCAACCTGACCTACCCGGCCTGCGGGATGCTGCAGACCAACGGGAAGCTGCCCAACAGCACCCGCACCACCAACGCCGCTGCCACGCTCAACGCGATCGACCGGACGCTGGGGGTGGACGCCTCCGGAGGGAACCTGACTGTCAGTGTTCCTACGGCCGTGTCGGCTCCGATGGAATACCGGGTGGTCAAGAAGGACGCGACCGCCAATACGGTCACCCTCAATGCGGCGTCCGGCGAAACCATCGGGGGAACGGTGGGCACGTATGTGCTGAATACCCCCGGGCAGCATGTGACGCTGTCGTCCATCGGCGGTGTCTGGTACCCCGTCTAGCACAAGCGGCTTACAAACTTGGTCGGCCTTCTTGAGATCCTAATTGAGCTGGACAAACCAGCCGATCAGTTTCCCGAGCGAGGCCGACAAGTATGCCGTGGCTCATCAATGAGGACCGCGCCGTCAAGGTGAAACTCACCGGTCTCACAGTCACCGACGCAAACGCACCCGAGGGACGTCCCGTCGCGGTGCGCTATCGCGTGCCCGAATCGGAATTGGCTCAGCAGACATTTCCGCTGATCGTCATCGAGCACGCTGGGATCGAGAAGGCCGACGACCGCGAGCACCGTGGCCAGACGTACCTCCCGTACGCCCCCGAGGGGGCTACGACCTGGTGGGATCCCGCCGCCAGCGGGTGGGACGTGACGAAGTCGCCGTACCAGATGGACTACCCCGTCCCGTACAACCTCCGCTATCGGATCCTCGTGTACACCCGCGAATCCTGGCACGACATTTCCCTGGCAGCCACGCTCGCGCAGCGAATCTACATTCCTGCGCGATTCGGTTTCCTGGAAATTCCGGAGGACGGGACGGTCCGCACGCTCGACCTTCTCGGCGGCCCCGAGGTGGTTAGTACCCGGGACAGCGACGGCAAGCGGTTGTTCCGTCGGGAATACCTGATCTCCGTGGCCAGCGAAATGCTCCCCGAAACGGCTGTCGCCTATGGGGCGGTCCAGACCGTCCATCTGACCCACGAGTACTACACGGACAACGTATCTGGTACTGCCTACCTGGAATCGAATTCGTAACCCCAGGAATTTCTCACAGTAGGAAAGAGCATCCATGACCGTTTACAAGCGGCCAGGCGTCTACCTGAACGAGACGCTGACCCCTCTCGCGCAGGCCGCGACGACTCCCGGTGCGTCCAGCGCCGCGTTCGTCGGCACCTGCAAGCAGGGCGGGCCACTGGCACCGACCCTGGTGTCCTCCTTCTCCCAGTACGTGTCCATCTACGGCGGCTTCGGAGACACGTCTGACCTGTTGCCGTTCGCGGTCTACCAGTACTTCAACAATGGTGGCAGCGGCTGCTACGTGGTGCGCGCGGCTGCCTCGGACGCAGCCACGGCCACCGTCACCCTGATGGACACCGAGACCACCCCAGAGGGCACCCTCAAGGTCTCCGCGATCTCCCCGGGGACGTGGGGCAACGAGATCTTCCTCGACGTCGTCGCCAGTGCTGCGGGGGCCGGTCGCTTCGACCTGGTCGTCTACGTCGGCGGTACCTCCAGCGCGTTCGCAAAGGAGCGCTTCACCGACGTCTCCCTGGACCCGGCCGACTCCCGCAACGCGACCGCGCTGATCAACAGTCCGGTGACGGGCTCGGCGTACATCCAGATCCAGTCGCTCCTGACCACAGCGTGGGACGCCACCCACGCCCCGGCCGTGCAGACCGGTACGCCGCTGATCGGTGGCACCGAGGGAACCGCTTCGGTGGACCTGGTTGCCGCGACCGAGCGCCTGAGTGTGCTGACGGACAACCTGGTTCTCAACCTCCCCGGCGTCACCGACTCGACCAACCTGAACGCTGTCATCGCCTGGGCTGAGGCCCAGGGCAACGTGTTCGTGGTCGTGGACGGGGCGAAGGCTTCCTCGTCGGACACCGAGGCCTCCTACACTGTCACCCTGCTAGGTCAGGCGACCGGCGCGGGTTCACTGACGTCTTCCTCGCACGTGGCCATCTACGGGCCGTGGCTGATCGTCAACGACCCCGCCACGCTGGCCAACGGCAGCGCCAGGCTGCTGCCCCCAGGCGGAGCGGTGCTGGGCCAGTACGCGCGCACCGACGCCTCGCGTGGTGTGCAGAAGCCTCCGGCCGGTCCCGACACGGCCTTGCGGGGTGTTCTCGACCTGCAGTTCCGGTTCTCCTCCACCGACCAGGACTCCCTGAACGTGGCGGGCGTCAACGTCATCAAGAGCCTCCCGGGGGTGGGGTTCGTCATCTACGGCGCACGGACCCTGTCGGCTGGCATGCCGGACCGCTACGTGTCCATCCGGCGCTCTCTGATGATGATCGAGAAGGGGCTGGTCGACACCACGGCTTTCGCGGTGTTCGAGCCCAACGACGAGATCCTCTGGTCCCAGGTCTCGGCAGTCGTCACCCAGTACCTGATGACGCTCCTGCAGATAGGCGTGCTGTCCGGGTCGACCCCGAGCCAGGCCTTCTTCGTGATCTGCGACGCGACCAACAACACGCCGACCTCCGTGCAGAACGGCCAGGTCAACGTCCAGGTCGGCGTCGCCCTGCTCAACCCCGCCGAGTACATCGTCATCGAGGTCGGCCAGTACAGCGGCGCGTCCAGCACCGCCACGTCCACCTCGTAAGGAGAAGAAACCATGGCCAAGGTCACGCCGTCCGTGGGGCACATCGCCACGGACCCCCTCCGCAACTTCAAGTTCCAGGTGCAGATCCAGCACCCGGACATCAAGGGCTTCGCCCGCATGGGCTTCATGTCCGTGTCCGGCCTCAACGTCACGACCGAGGTCATTCCATACCGCGAAGGCGGTATGAATACGACCACGCAGAAGATGCCTATGAGCGATTGGGCCCTCGCAGCGTAAGTTGCGCAGGATAATCCCGAGAATTGCTGGAACGTCCTGTTAGACCTGGTCACCACAACGTAAGGCGAAAGCCTAGGCGTGATGGTTCGAAAAGATCAGGGTAGGGAAAATCAGCAGCCGAGCCCCTGTCAAATGGGGAAGGTTCAGAGACTATGTACGGGAGATCCCTCCGGGATCAAGATATAGTTCCGATCTTGCGCGAGAGCGTAAGAGGCCGACAGAAATGATCGGCCCACTCCGAGGAATCGGAGGGGTAACAGAATGGGTCAGTCCGACTTCGCTCCGATCACCCTGTCCAAGGGCATGGCGATCGGCGACACGCAGATGATGGACTGGATGCGGCAGTTGTTCACCGTCATCCAGGGAACGGGAACTGGCAAGCCCGGTGCGGAGTTCCGGCAGATGGTCACCATCAACGTCCTGGATTTCCCGGTCACCGTTCCGAACCCGCCGGTCAAGGCCTCGTTCCGCGTCTGGAACGCGTGGCCGACCGCAATAGCCTGGTCCGACCTCGACGCCGGAGCCAACGCGATCATCGTCCAGCAGATGACCCTGGCCCACGAAGGGTTCGAGTTCGCCCTGGCTACCAGTACGGGAACGCAAGACGTTAGTTTCTAACTAGCGCCGAAACACGACACGATTAGGAGCACTATCCGTGGCTAACGACCTTCATACCGGGGGGTACACCAACCCCCTCATGAACCCCGGTCTCGCCAATGCCGCTATTTCGGCGGCGATGCAGAACGGGGAGGGACAGGTCGTCAAGCCCGAGATCCCCCTCCCGGCAGGTGGCAGTTTCCGCCTGCCGGGAGGCTACGTCTCGGGTGGGGACTTCGCCTCAGTTCGGTACGACGCCGAGGTTCGCGAACTGACCGGCGCAGACGAGGAAGCCATCGCCAAGGCCAGGCAGGCCGGTTTGGGTAAGTTCGTCTCCACGCTCCTGGCCTGCGGGACTGTCTCGATCGGCGATCAGCAGGCCAGCCAGTCCGTGCTCAGCAACCTCTTGCTCGGCGACCGGGACAACCTGCTCTTGGAGATCCGGCGCGCCACCTTCGGCGACGAGATCGTCTGGGACAAGTTCTCCTGCATGCACTGCGGCGAGGAGTTCCGGCTGTCGGTCACGCTCGACGAGATCCCCGTGCGCCGCATGGACGACCCCTCCCAGCGCATCTTCGAGGTGCCCCTGCGCAACGGAAGAAAGGCGTTCGTCCGGCTCCCCGTCGGCTCGGACCAGGACGCTGTACTGGCTGTCGCCGAGCGCACCACCGCGTCCGAGCAGGACACCCTTCTGCTTTCCCGGTGTCTGATATCCGTCGTCACGGCAAATGGCACCGAGACGGCAGTCAGCAGCAATGCTGAATTCGCGCGCTCTCTGGGGATCGTCGACCGCCGGTCGATCCTGGATGCCATTGAGCAAAAGCAACCCGGCCCTCAGTACAATGACATCAAGTTCACGCATGAAGCGTGCGGTAAGGAGGTCCCCTTGTACATCAGTGCGGGGGATCTGTTTCAGGGCCTGTAACTACCACGACACGTATTTCGAATACGAGCAACTAGTGGAACTGAGCCCGGCATGGAGCCTCAGCGAAATACGCCGGTTGTCCGTGCGCGAGCGTCTGCACTGGGTGGAATGGTTCAGGGCGCAGCGAAATAGGCGAGTGGCTGAGGCTGAAAATGGCGGATGAAAGCACGACGGCAGGGGCGGGACCGATCCTCGGGGTTAACAAGGCCCAGGATGCGATCTCGTCCCTTACCCGTACCATCAATGACCTGACCAGGGGTCTGCAGGGCGTCTCTTCTGGCGTCGGGCAGATGTCGAGGGCTCGTGGTTTCGGGCTGCTGGCCAACGACGTGTGGAATGGGAGCAGCAACTACGGGCACGGTCGGTCGAATGGTGGTGCGGATGCTCCGTCGACCGCGCCGACTCGTTCCCGGGGCTCGCGTAATTCCGGTACGCCCAACGGTGGTGGGTCCTCCTTCACAGGGGGCTCGCAGGGTGGTGGCGGGGCCAACAACGGTGGTTGGGGCGGTCGTGGTCGCGCCAACCAGGGAAGGTCGTACGGCCTGGGAGGCGCTGCCTCGACCCTGGTGAGTTGGGGGCAGCAGAAGCTGCCGGACCAGGTGGTCATGCAGACCACCGCCTACCAGGCTGCCCAGGGTTCCGCTTCGTCGTGGCAGGCGCTGCGCAATCAGGCGTTTCGTAACAACTACACAGCCCAGTCCACCACGGACGCCGCGTCGGCCTATGGGACGCTGGCCGGGCAGGGCCTGTCGGGCAACACCCCGGGGTTCAACACCCAGTGGAACTACGTCACCGGTACCTCGGGGTACATGAACCCGGGTATGTCGCAGGCGCAGCGGGCTGCGGGCAGTGCGTCCCTGTGGCAGGCCGGTTCGTACAACATGCTGCGCGGGATGGGTATCAGCACCATCGTCGGCGGCCAGAAGCAGACGCCCCGGCAGGTTGCCCAGCAGATCTACCGGCAGTTCCCGCAGTTGAAGAACGTCAAGAACGCGCAGCAGTTGTCGTCGACGCTGGATGACCCCGCGTCGGGCCTGAACCAGTCGATCAATTCGTGGGGCCTGGATCCCAATACCGTCCAACTGGTCAAGGGCGAGCTGCGCGGGATGCTGCTGGCGCAGACTCACGGCTCCTCGGCGACGGCGTACACCAGTGTGGCCAACAAGGCTGACGCAGGTTCCAAGAGCGCGTTGAACCAGTTGAACAAGTGGCAGATCGGTGGTTCGACCGCCAACACCCTGCAGACTCGTGCCGGGACGTTGCGCAACCAGGACGTCAACATCAACGACTCCTTCACGTCTGGTCTGCAGACGGCGACGAAGTACCTGGATGACTTCTCCACCGCGCTGCAGGGCGTGCTCAATGCCACGGGTGCGAACAGTGCGCTGGGGTTCTCCGGTGGGGCGGGTTCGCTCGTTGGGTCCAGCCTGTCCTCGGGCCTGGGTGCGTACGGTGCGGTGCGGGGCATCGGGGCACTGGGCAGGTTGCGTACCGCCCGGTCGGCAGCGTCGGCGGCCACTGCTGCGAGTGAGGGTGTTGCCGTCACCGGCACGGCGGTCGCGGGGGAGAGCGCTGCCATTGCGGCGGGTCCGGTGGGGTGGGCCGCGCTGGCGGCTTCGGCTGCGGGTGGCACCACCGCGCGCACCCTGGATAAGTCGCACAGCGGGGACCTGACCAAGAGCAAGAAGTCCTTCCTGGACGCGAGTATGGCGGACTGGCTCTTCGGTCTTCACGGGCAGAAGGACCACACCCATGCGACGAAGGCGCAGAAGGCTGCCGAACTCAAGGCGCTCGGTCTGCAGTGGGACCGGTCGCACCCTTCGAACGCCTCCGGTGACGGTAACCCCGGTGGTGCCTCTGGCGGTACCGCCACGGGTGCTGGAGGGGCTTCTGTGGCTACGGGAACGCAGGGCGCGGGTAAGACCGCGTCGGCGGTCATCTCGATCGGCAAGAGGTTCCTCGGGATGCCCTACAAGTGGGGTGGCAACTCTCCTCAGTCGTCCTTCGACTGCTCTGGCCTGACTCAGTACATCTTCAAGCAGATCGGTGTCTCTCTGCCCCGTACGGCCGCGCAGCAGCAGGGCGTTGGCACTGAGGTGCCTCTCAACGCTGTGCGCGCGGGAGACCTGATGTTCGTGGGCAATCCGGCCCACCACGTCGTCATGTGCGTGGGCAACGGGAAGTGCCTGGAGGCTCCGCACACGGGTGCTACCGTGCGCATCCGCTCCTTCTCCCCGGGCGAGTTCACCAACGCTCGGCGGATCCTGGGGTCGGTCGGAAGCATGGGCGACCAGACCAACAGCAACAGCGACACGGCGGGGTCGAAGTCCAACCGGCTGTCCTCCATGGGCTTTGGCGGTGACACGGGTTCTTACGGGTCCACGGAGGAGGTCAACGCGATTGCGGCCGGTATCTCCTCCATCGGCTCGGCCAGCGTCGGCTCCGGTGTCGGTGCGCATCAGGGCACGACCAAGACCACCAGCAACGGTAGCCAGGCGGCCGGTGCGATGCCGTCCGGGTCGCTGAAGAACTGGATCTCCACCGCCCTGGGGATCCTGCACCAGGACACCCCGCAGAATGAGGCGTTCGTCAACACGATCGCCATGGGCGAGTCCGGTGGAAACCCGAGGGCTCAGAACAACTGGGACTCCAACGCCAAGGCGGGGCACCCCTCCAAGGGTGTCATGCAGACGATCGACTCGACGTTCAGTCAGTGGTCCATCGCTGGTCACAAGAACATCTGGAACCCGGTCGACAACATCATCGCTGGTGTCCGCTACGGGGAGAGTCGCTACGGTTCGCTGGCCAACATCCCCGGCGTGAGGTCCGTGTCCAACGGCGGTGCCTACAAGGGTTACGCGGTGGGCTCGACGAACATCGACGTCGACCAGACGGCGCGGGTCCACAAGGGCGAGATGATCCTGCCCCAGTACCAGGCCGAGGCGTTCCGCAAGGCGCTGGCCAGCAACTCGCCGATCGTCGGTGGGATCGGTGGCGCGGGTGCGAAGGGCGGAGCGGCGACGCTCAACTTCCACCCTGGCGCGATCACTGTGCAGGTGCAGGGCGTGATGGACCAGCAGTCAGCCCGTGACGCGGCGAGCCAGTTCATGCGGGCACTCGCCGAGGACAAGCGGATCAACCTCATCGCGTCAGGAAAGAGTTAATGGCTAGTTCCATAATGGACAACGGTCCTTTCGATCCGCGAATTACCGCGATTCCGTTCATACAAAGCACCAGTAATTACGACGACGGTAGGACCGGCGGTCCGAAGTTGACGAGGGGCTTCATCATTGCGGAGAAGCCGATCAACAACGTTCGGTACCGCTGCAATTTCCTGTACAACCCGAGTGTGCTGAACGTTGCGCACTCGGTGGACAGCAACGTTCTCGCGGACCCTAATTCGCAGGTGCCGGACGACGTGACGTCCGGGGTTTTCCTCATGCCGCTTTCGCAGAGCGTGAACTTCACGCTTCTGTTCGACCGCACCTATGAGCTGTGGGACTCCTCGAAACTGACCGGTGACGCCCGGATCCAGGTCCCGCTGTACGGGGTCGCCTACGACGTGCTGTCGCTGTACAAGATCACGGGCATCGCGGCACCGATGACGCTCCCTGCCCAGGGCACGGCTGCCGACGCGACGGCGCTGAGCGGTCTCCAGAAGGGCGCGTTTTCGGGGGGCCCGGCCGGACCGATGGTCAACACTCCCGCGTACGCCGTCATCGGGTCCAGCCTGTCCTACTACGGGTTCATCACCGAGCTGGACGTGCAGTACACCCACTGGACGCAGAGCATGGTTCCCCAGCGCGGACAGGTGTCCGTCACGATGAACCTCCTGCCGACGCCTCCGAGTGGCAATCCTTACGCCTTCCCCTCGTTCACCCCGCACACGGGAAGCACAGGCAACTCGGGGAAGGCCGGACGATGATCACTTCCTCCTCGCGCTACGCCGATTCGACGCTCGCTCTGGTCTCCTCCAGCAGGGGACCGAACCTGACGGTGGTGCCCTCCCAGGCCAAGGAGTGGGCGTTCACCTTCACCTACCACCAGGTGACCGGATCGGACCGGCTGGACCTGCTCGCGCAGCAGTACTACGGAGACCCCCACCTGTGGTGGGAGATCGCCGACGCCAACCCGGAGATCCTCGACTTCACGGTCCTGACCGCCGGACAGACCATCAGGATCCCCAGTGTCTGAGCAACCGCCCGTCGTCCGGCTGACCATCGGTACGGACCGCATCGCCGACTACGTCTCCCGCGTGGAGGTCCGCGAGGGATACGGGGTGCACTCCATGGCCATCGTGGACGTGGTCACCTCCGCCGCGAAGAGAGCCTACGCCGAGCTGACCCCGGTGGTGCTGGACTACGGTCGCAGCCCCAACGACATCGTGCGCTGGTACGGGTACGTGCACCACTCCAACGGGCTGTCCTCGAACGGCTCGCGGTCGGTGTCGACCCGGTATGTGTGCATCGGCACCACACTGCCGCTGAACACCCAGCGCACGCGGTCGTGGAAGAACGTCAGCCCGACCTCCATCGCGCGGCAGGTGGGCCGGGCCAATGGGCTGCGCACGGTCATCTCTCCATCGGCCCGGCGGCTCACGTACTGGGCGCAGGGCGGGCAGTCCGACTTCGAGCTGCTGCAGGACCTGGCCGACGAGGTGGGGTTCAACTGCTGGGTGGAGGGGGCGACTCTCTACTTCCTGGATCCGCGCATCCTGCTGCTGGGCCAGCCCGTGCAGGACATCCCGGTGTTCTCCCGGAGCCAGCAGCCGGGGATCTACGACACCCTGCAGAACCTGTCGATCCTGGCAGGGACGATGGTTCCCCGCGCCTCGGGGACGACAGGCACCAGCACGATATCCGGGGTGGACGCGCGCACAGGCAAGGCCATCAAGGCGTCGTCCTCTGCCGCTGCCGGTACGGCCACGTTCCTGAATTCGATCACGACGTCGCGCGCGGTGAACAACTACGCCGACGCGCAGGCCCTGATGGACGCGCGCACGCGCGCGTCGAGCGGCTGGATCACGATGCGGGCGGAGGTGTACGGCACCGCCAAGGTCATACCAGGATCCCTGGTGGGAATTGGTGGGGCCTCTGTTTCCCCGGATATGCGCGGACGCTGGCTGGTCACCTCGACGAAGCACCTCATAAACCGCGACAAAACCAATAGCGGGCTGCTTTTCACCACGACCATTGATGCGGAAAGAGACCAGCCCTACTCGGTAACATTTAAGAGCGATGTCAATAAGCGCTTCAAGTTTGACACCGTGCCAGCAGTGCTGCGCAACAAGCAGTTCTGGGAGTCCAGCATTCTGGAGGACATCAATGTCGGCTAGCCCTGTCCTGGGTATGTACCAGGGGAGCGTCGCCAATAACGCGGACCCGCTCAACCAGGCCCGCGTCACCATGCTCATCCCGCAGATCCTCGGCAGTGCGGAAAGCGCCTGGGCATCTCCCTCTTCACCCACCAACACCGTGCCTCCCGTCGGCGGGACCCTGTGGGTCCAGTTCTCCGGCGGCGACATCACCCAGCCGGTGTACAGCCCGCTGGGTATCAAGAACGTCCAGGACCAACTCGGTGGCCTTGGGCTGATCACCCATGAGCCACCCAAGCAGCCGACGTCCCTGGCGCTCACCACGTCGCCCTACACAACCGCCGAGGGCATCACCCAAGCCCGGGTGCAGGCCAGTTGGGTAGCGCCGACCGAGAACCAGGACGGCACCCCGCTCACGGACCTCTCGCACTACCTCCTGCAGTCCTCCTACGACGGCACCACCTGGGTCGGCGGGACGGTAACCGAGGACACCCTGGTGATCATCGACGGGCTTCATACCGGCGTGGACGTCACGGTCCGCGTGCAGGCGATCGACACCAGCGGCAACACCTCGCTGTGGACGTCAGCCGACATCATCACCGGCTCCTCCAGTTCGCCCCCGCCCGTCCCCTCGACCCCGGTGGTCCTGGGCGTCCTGGGCGGACTGCGCATCACCTGGGACGGACTGGATCACTCCGGCTTCCCGATGCCCGCGTTCTTCGATCACGTGCAGGTCCAACGGGACACCACGTCTGGCTTCACCAGCCCCAGCACGGTGGCCACACTGACCGGTGCGGACTGGGTCTACGACTCGGTGCAGAACTACGGCAGTGCCTACTTCTACCGACTGATCGCCGTCTCCCAGACCGGCTTCGCCAGCGCGGCATCCGCTACCGCCTCGGGAACCGCGCTGAAGGCGGGGACGGCGGACCTGGCGGCCAACTCGGTGACAGCCAACCAGATAGCCGCCGGTTCCATCACGGCCGTGGCCATCGCAGCAGGCAGCATCGACGCCACCAAGATGGTCATCTCCGGGGTGGCCTCCAACATGCTGCCGGACGGCGGGTTCGAGGGGGCGGTAGGTGCAGCGCAGGTCGCCGCAGCCGGGTCCTCCTGGTCGCTCGACACTACGAAGTTCAACGGCGGGGCGAAGTCGATCAAGGTCAACGCTACCTTCGGCTCGGCCACCACGATCGAACTGTCCCTGCTGTCCAAGGTCCCGGCCGCGCCCGGCGACCAGTTCTACCTGCAGACCGACTGGTCGGCCACCGTGCTGACCGGCTCCACTGGCGTCGTACAGAAGATCTACATCGCGTGGGTCAACGCCTCCGGCGCGGACATCTCCTACGGCGCGCTCCAAGCGCCCGCGACGCTGGACGGTGCCTGGCACACGATGAGCAGCACCTACACCGCCCCGGCCGGGACGGTGAGTTGCTACGTGAAACTGCAGATCTTCAACACCACGGCCGTGACCGCCTGGTACGACAACATCATCGTCCGCCCGGTGCTTGGGTCAACGCAGATCCAGGGTGGTTCGATCAAGACCGCGCACCTGGTCGCCACCGCCATCGACGGCATGACGATCACCGGGGCGACCCTGCAGACCGGTACGTCGGGTGCTCGGACCGTCATGAACTCCACCGGAGTGCACGTCTACGACAGCAGCGGAAACGTGCTGGACGAGGTCGGCGGTGCGAACGGCGACATCATCTCCTACGTCCCGGGAAGCAGCGGCTCGTACCTCAAAATGGGCGGGGCCCAACTCACATGGGGTGACTACAACGCGGGCACCAGCACCATCACACCCACGGGTGCTTCCATCTCCTCCGTCAGCAACCTCGGACCGCCCAACTTCCCGGGGCAACTGATCCTCACCAGCCCCAACGGTGGCGAGGATGTGCCTGTCAGGCTCCAGGCGTTCTACCAGTCCGGAGTCGGTGGTACTGCCACGGGGCAGGCGACCACGCCGCGTATGGTTCTTCTCGAAACTCTGCAGTCCGCAGCGGCTGACCTGTACCTCTCCGGCAACGTCATCAAGTGCGACTCGACCGGGGTTGCTGCCGGGTGGCAGACCCCCACGGTAACGGCCACCGGTTTCGTCTCGGACACCCTGAGATACCGCCTTACCCCCACGGACGGCGTCCGATGGACCGGCAATTTCCACTACACCGGAAGCGCGCTCACCTCGGCGTCTGCTTTCACTGTTTTCGCCACTGCGGTCCCAGCCGCGTACCGGACTAAGACACAGCGTTTCTTCAGCGTCACCAACCGCACATCCACGGGTGTCCTTAAGAACACCCGTGTCGTCATGGCACTGAACACGGACGGCACCGTGTCCTTGTACTGGAGTGACGCGGTCGGTACCTCGCACGATGCCGCAGCCATCGCTACAGGTGACCTCTTCAGCGTCGACGCAGAGATCCCGCTGGGCAACCTTTCCTGATACCCGTGCAATCGAAGGACGGTCCGGTGAATTCTTCCGGGCCGTCCTTTTCGTGCCCGCGACTGAGAGCGATAACAGCTAATCTGCTGTTCCTGGGAGAATGCAGTCATGCCTACCGAGATAGCGATTCCCTTTCGCCTGACGTCCGACGGGTCCATTGCCGTTGAATCGGACCCGGACAGGCAGATCGCCCAGCACGTGAAGGCGCTTATCGGCACGCAGCCAGGTGAGCGCGTGATGCTTCCTACCTACGGTGTCGCCGTGGCCGATCTGCTGTTCGAGCCCGGCAGCGCCTTCATCGCCCAGGAGATCAGCCGCGCCGTCACGGCCGCGTTCTCCACCTACGAACCGGGCGTCGTGCTTCGGCAGGCCACCCCGATCCCCGACGCCTCCCAGCTCTCGCTGGCACGCATCGAGGTCGACTACATACGCCGCGAGGCAGGAACGTCCCCCTCCAGCCTCGCACTGCAGACCAACACCGCTGTCGTCCAGGTGGGCGGCACCGTTAGCGAGGTAATCGCCGGATGAGTACACCCACGCCTCCCGATACTCCCGCCGTGGACTACACCAGTCGGGACTACGAGGGCTTCAAGGCGAGCCTGCTCGACTACGCGGCCCGCGCCTTCCCCCAGTGGAACCCCTCCTCCGAGGGGGACTTCGGCGTACTCATGGTCGAGTTGTTCTCCTACATGGGTGACAACCTGTCCTACTACGGCGACCGGATCAGCCAAGAGGCCTTCCTGCCCACCGCCACGCAGCGGCTGTCCCTGCTGCAGATCGCCGACCTGCTCGGATACAACCCCGGAAACGGTGTTCCCGCCGTTGGGTCGGTGACCTTCCAGACCTCCAATCCCGGCCCTGCGGTGATCGTCCCCGCAGGCACCCAGGTCGTCACGGACTACATCGACGCCATCGACAGCCCGGTCACCTACGAGACCGACCAGGCCGTGACCGTCCCCCTCAACGGCGGAACGGCAACCGTCACGGTCACCCAGGGCGTCACCCGAAGCCTGGTCAACATCGGCACGTCCACCGGCCTGCCCGTGCAGGAGTTCCGGCTGCCCGATGTCCCCGTGATCACAGGCACGGTGCAGGTCTTCGTCGACGACGTCAACGGCCCGGTGCAGTGGACACCGATCGACTTCATCGTCGATGCCGAGCCCTCCGACCGCGTCTTCGTGACGTTCCTGGACGAGGCCGGATCCACATGGGTGCGCTTCGGCGACGACCTCAACGGTGCGATCCCCACCAACCAACTGACGGTGTACGCCACCTACCGGGTCGGCGGCGGGGTCCTCGGCAACGTAGGAGCCGGTGCGGTCAACGCCATCGCCTCCGGAACCCTTACCGGCGTGTCCATCGCCCTGAACGGCGCGGGAACCGCCCTGTCCACGGCCATGAGCGGCGGAGCTGACCCCGAGACCAACGAGCAGATCCGGGCGAACGCCCCGCGTACGTTCCGCACCCAGGACCGGTGCGTGACCCTCGCCGACTTCTCCGACCTGGCACTGACCATCCCCGGAATCGTGCGCGCCAAGGCGGTCGCCTCCACCTACACCTCGATCTCCGCCTACGTGATCGGCCCTGACGGTGGAATCCCCTCGGCCACCGTGCTGACCAAGGTCCAGAACACCCTGCAGTCCAAGGCGCTGGCCGGGTCGACCGTCACAGTGAGCGGACCCACAGTCGTCGCGGTCAACATCGGCACCTCCGGCAGCCCCGTCACCATCGAGTGCTGGCCGCGCTACTCCCGCGCCACCGTGCTGTACGACGTCCAGCAGGCACTGAGCACCATGCTTTCCTTCGCCAACGTCGACTTCGGCATGCGCATAACCCTCTCCGACTTCTACAAGACGATCTCCGCCGTGGACGGGGTCCGCTACGTGGCCATCCCCATGGTCGCGCGCGCAGACGCAGCCCAGACCGGTACCGCCGACGTCATCTTCCGCGCGTGGGAGATCCCCAAGATCGGCAGCATCAGCAACATCACCATGACCGGAGGTATCGGCTGATGGCCGCTGCATACCCATTCCAGTACAAGCAGTTCACGACGCACAGGAACCTCCTGGACGACGTGGATGCCAGCCACGTCAACGATCTGCAGTTCGAGATCGCCGCAATCGAGCAGACCCTCGGGCTCAACCCGGCCGCCGACAGTTCCCTCAAGATGCGTACCAACTCGTGGGCGTCCGTCGGTGCGCGCATGTCCGCCATCCAGCGCGGCGCGGGTGTCCCCGCGATCTACCTGGGCAAGTCCACCGACTCCTACAAGGGCGGAGGCAGCGCCAAGAACATCGCCTGGCCCGCGCCGAGGTCGTACTACGACCCCGAAGGCCTGTTCAACGGCTCCGCCATCACCACCAACCGAAGCGGTTGGTGGATCGTCACCACGGCTGCGATCTGGACCGGTGGAACAGGTGCCTACCAGACCAAGGACCGTCAGATCAGCATCGAACTGAACGGTCTGACGATCTCCTCCCAGGACGGGATCCCCACCTACGACGGCAACACCCACATGTCCCTGACCTGGATGGGCCCCGTCACTGCGGGCGTCAAAATCAACTTCCAGGTCTACCACCCCATGGTCGGTGTGTGGCAGGGGTTGTCCGACCTGTCGATGAGCGCCGCGATGATCCGGGAGATGTGACCTGGCATGGCGACCTACGGTCAGAGTTTCTACGGGCAGGACACCTACGGGACGGACATCCGCCCCGACTTCGACGTGTCCCCGGTCACCGCCACACCCGCCGACTACTCCACCGTCCTGCTGTCGTGGACAGCACCCGCCGGGACCTGGGACACGATGCGGCTGCTGCGCAACCGCTACGGCTGGGCCGTCAACGAGAACGACGGAGAGATCCTCCTGGATGTCAACCACCTGACGACGACCTTCGTCGACCAGGGCACCGTCGGTGGGCAGTGGCTCTACTACACGATCTTCATCAGCGTCTCCGGCCAGTGGAGCCGGGCAGGTACCGTCTCAGCGCTGATGCCGAAGGACTGCGGCTACACACAGGCCCTGTACGACCTCGTCCCCGACTTCTACAAGGTCGACGTCACTCCGGGCAACGCAGTCACCGACGACAGCAACACCGCCAACCCCTACCTGCTGCCGTTCCTGTCGGTCTTCGGCTTCGGCCTGGACATCGTCAAGACCTACTACGACAGCACCCGGTACACCAACGACGCCTGGCGCACCCGGTTCGACAACATCCAGCAGATGGCCGCCCAGTTCGGCATCCAGTACGAGGCCTCCGCCCCCGCCTACCTGTTCCGCCAGCGCGTCCGCGACGCGGCAACTCTGGGACGGCAGAAGGGCACCCTGGAGCAGCTCCGCTCCCTGATCGCGGAGACCACCGGCTGGGACACCGACCTTCGGATCGGGCCCAACCTGATGCTGAGCGATGACCAGGCGTCTTTCAACCACCCGATCTACCCGATCTGGGATGCGGGCGTGAACTACGCCTCCGGCGAGCGCGTGCAGTTCGGGAGCTACCTCTACGCGGCCGGTTCCAGCGGGGCGTACGGGCAGGCGCAGGTCCCTACCGGCACCGGCTCTTCCAACGCCTACTGGACGGTTGTGTCGGCCAGCACCGATGCCACCTTGGTCAACTCCAACGGCAACATCGCGGGCTGGGAGGAGGTCTCCTTCACCGCTGGAGTGGCTCCGGGCACCAACGCGGTCCAGGTCTTCGTCGGTGTGCAGGACGCCACCAACCCGACCAGCCAGGCGGGCAACGCACTGGTGGTGCGGAACAACAACTCCGGCTCCTCGATCGCCACGATGGGCGTGCGCTCGGTCGCCAAGCTGGCCGGGCAGTCCACGATGGACCCCCAGCAGCCGGTCCTGTGGGGCATCCCCATTCCCTACGCCACTGCCGCCTGGGATCCCGGGGTCTTCTACCAGCCCGGTGACCTGGTGACGTTCCACGGCCGCTCGTACCAGGCACTCGCAGTCAGTCAGAACACCAGCCCTCCGAGCAACGCGACCGCCAACGCGTACTGGATCCCCCTCGGCTACGACGAACGCACCCGGCTGTGCCTGTCCGGCTACACCCAGACGGCATCCAGCCAGCAGGTGGCCGTGTACCCCTTCGTAGAGTTCTACGACAGCCACGGCGGCCTCATCACCGCCCTCTACAGCGACGCCCTGCCAGCGTTCAACTACCTCGACTCCTTCACCCAGAACTGGGCCGCCTGGTCGGGTCGTACGACAGACGTCGGTGGAGCGACATGGTCCATCGGCTCAGGAGCCTGGACGTCCGGCGGATACGACGGGGGAGTGTCATACCCGTCCGGCAGCGGTCGGGCTACGGCGTATTTCACCGGTAATGCGAACGGCACCGTGGCCGTCACACTCGCCACATCTCCCTCGGGAGCGCAGCAGCAGGGCCTGGTCTTTCGCATGTCCGACACCTCGAACTACTGGTTCGCCGGACGTTCATCGCTGCAGCGCTACTCGGCCGGAGTGCCCACCAGTACCGCCTATTCCCAGACCTTCCAGGACGGTGACCGTATGACGGTGTCGTACAACGGCTCCAGCATTTCCGTCCTACGCAACGGAACCCAAGTGCTCTCGATCACGGACTCCACCCTGTCCTCGGCAACCGGCGTGGGCATGGAGGTGAGGTAATGACCACCCTCTCGTTCACCGTCGGCGGCGACGACTTCGCCCCGACCCTCACCTTCGGCGGCAACATCGCCGCTGCGATCTACACCGTCTACAGCCCCGCGCTGGATGGCGGGATCTCTTTCGAAGGCACCATCTCGGCGACCGTTCCCCGGCCGAAGCCACTGGTCCCGATGGCCGGGCAGATCAGCCTCCAGGGCACCCTCAAGGCCTCCCTGCGCATCCCCTACGCCGCCTTCAAGGACTTCGCCCACTACCCCTTCGGCGGCATCGACCCGGCCATGGCCATGCTCGGAGCCACCAGCGGAAGCCTGACCTCGGCCGCGTCCGGCTCCTACAACCGCCAGTACGCGGTCGTCACCGCCCCCCAGGACTACCCCGTGTCCGGCGGGGGCTACGCGTGGAAGAAGGCCGCCTACGCGAGCGTGGGCTTCAAGTTCGCGAGCATGAACGCCAACGGTCTCCAACTGCTCGACGCTGTGCAGTTGGAGACCGCGCCCCTGGGAGCGAGCCTCCCCAGCGCCTACTCCATGGCCCGCCAGATCCAGGTCATCATCAAGCCGTCCCGGCTCAACTACGCGACCAACCCGAACATGGAGTCCGGGATCACCGGCTACTCCTCGGTCAGCGGTGCCACCCTGGCGGCCGACGCCTTCTGCTGGCGGGGCACCCAGGCCCTCAAGGTGACTGCACCGTCCAGCGGAACACTGGACAGCGGCACCTCGCTCCAGGTGACCGGCCTGATCCCCGGACGCACCTACACCCTCAGCGCCCGTGTGTCCGTCGCGCAGTCCTGCGGAGAGATCAGCCCCTGGGTCGACAACACCACTTCGGTCCAGTTGTCGACCACGGCCTACACCCACGCCCCGGCGGATCCGACCAACGGTCGCTGGCGCGTGGTCACCGTCACCTTCACGGCGCTGGCCCAGACCACCAACGTGGGGCTGAACGTGGTCCGCTCCACGATGACGGCAGGTGTCCCGAGCATCTTCTGGGCGGACGGGATCCTCATCGAGGAAGGCTCCTCCGCCCGCCCCTACTTCGACGGCAACGGCGGCCCCGACTATCTGTGGGAAGCGGGAGGAACCGTTAACCAGGCCCGCTCCTACTACTACGAGAACCGGGTGGAGCGCGGTTACCTCGTGCAGACACTTCTCAACGAGAATACTCCCTTGGGAATCTCTTCGGCCGTTCCGCTGTATGCGGTACTGCCTACCCAGTAACCACCAACCAGTACAGGAGAAACATGCCTCCCACCAACTACTCCGACGTCGCCGCCCTGGCACTCGGTCTAGTCCTCCCGGCGATCGTGGCACTGCTCACCAAGAAGTCGACCAACAGCACCGTCAAGGGCATCGCCCACATGGTCCTGGCCGTCGGCACCGGCTTCGGCGCGGTCTACCAGTCCGACCCGAAGCACCTGTACTGGGTTCCGGCCGTCGTGGCGTCCTTCCTCGCCTGGCTCACCGGCACCGCCTTCTACCACTCGCTGCTCAAGAAGTACCGGTGGTTCGGCTGGCTGCAGGACACGCTCGTCCGGGACGCTGAGAGCCTGCTGCACGTAGACCCCGAGGTGCTGGTCGACTACAACGCACTGACCCAGGGCGAGGACACCAGTCCTGTCAACGACTTCCCGCTGAGCACCGACCTGCTGCAGGGGGCCGCCGAGGAAGTCGCGCAGATCCCGGTCGTCGCCCAGGCGGTGCAGACCGTCGAGGCCGTGGCCGCCCCTGTGGTGACCGCACTGTTCCCGCAGGTGTCGGACCCCACTGCCGTCCTTCCGGCGCAGCCCGGTATCTGACCATGGACTGGCTCCACGTGCTGCTGCTGTGCCTGGCCACCTTCACTGCGTGGGAATGGCTGCTCGAAGTCCTCCCCGTGGGCCTGCCCGCCGGTCTGCAGCCCCTGGCCGTTGTTGGCCTGGCCTACGAGGCGCAGCGACTTCCCGCACCATGGCTGGTATCCGTAGCGGCGGCCGGGGTGGTGGCCCTGCTGCACCTTCGGGTACGCAGCCAGGTCACTGAACCCGCACCGTTCCGACTTCCCCGCCGACCCTCCGGCCGCAGGGTTCCTGACCTGCCCTGACGTGTCAATCAGCCTGAAACCCCCGGTTCCAAATCGGGGGTTTCTTGCATTTGGAATCAGTAACTAGTAATGTCATTCACGTCGCCGGGACCGGCGGCAACGACACCACACAGGAGCAGACTTGAGCACTCCCATCACCCTGGCCTTCGCAGGCTCCGGCGACGTCGACATCGACAACGTCAAGGCGCTGCTCAACGACTTCGTGGGCCTCGGGGACGAGGACGCGGACGGTTGGCCCGAGCCGACCGACCGGGAGGTCACCCTGATCTTCCCGCTCACCAAGGAACACCTGTCCGACGGCATCGAGACCGTGCTGGAGTGGGTCGAGTACGCCGACCTCCCCTTCGTCGCGGTCACCGACAAGGTGAAGAACCGCGCCGTCGACAAGATCTTGCGCGACGCCGAGGACACCGAGGTCGTCGACAACGTCACGGCCAAGGTTGTGGAACTCCTCCAAAAGGCCGAGGGCGAAAAGCACCTCATCCTTCTGTGGGGGGACGGCAGCGAGGAAGCCGAACTGCTGCTGGACGCGGCCGAGCAGGCTGGCATCAAGGCCAAGGACCTGTCCGCCGGGCTCGACGACATCAGTTTCGAGTCGCCCGACGAGGAGCCCGAGCCGGAACCCGAGCCGGAGCCGGAGGAGGAGAAGCCCGCACGTGGCCGTCGCCGTGGCCGTAAGGCAGAGCCGGAGTTGGCCGAGCCGGAGGAGGAGCCGCTGACGGAGGAGGACTGCTCACCCAAGCCCGCAGCCGAGCCGGAGAAGCCCGCCCGCCGCTCGCGGCGCAAGGCGGAGCCGGAGGCGGCCGAGGAGCCGCAGAGCCTGGAGGAGGAGGTCTCCCGCGCGGCCCACAAGGTCCAGCAGAACACCGCCCCGGTGTCGGACACGGAGGTCGACCTGCTGCTGGTGCGCACGGCCCTGGAGAGCGCCTACAAGGTCTTCCGGCTGGAGGACGAGCGCAACGCGGTGATCAACCAGGCCACCGAGCCCTACCGGCCGCTGACGGAACTGCTGCAGAAGGCGCTTCATACCCTCGGGGAGGACCCGAAGCAGGCGGCGGGCTACAAGGCCCTGGCGACCCAGGAGAAGGCCGAGCAGGAGGCGGAGGTCGAGGAGGACCAGGCGTCCCCCCGGCGGCGTCGTGGACGGCCGCGTGACGAGTCCAAGACCTACGCCTACCTGGAGGACGCGGAGGGCAACCTGACGCGGCGCGGGCGTGGACGGATCCCGGCCGGATCGAAGGTCGTGGAACTGACCCGGGCGGAGATCGAGGAGCAGGGTCTGGAACTGCCCGCCGAGTAGCAACGCGAAGGCCCCAGTACCGGCGAGGAAACCTCAAGCCAGTGCTGGGGCCTTCGCCCACCCCGGAGCCCACCACAAACCCCGGAACGTGAGCCAAACTACCATGGCACTACCGCTTCATACTTATCGGATCCGCCTGTGAGCATTCTGCGTGTCAAGCGCACCAAGGGCTACACCACCATCCCCAACTCAACACTGTGCGACGACCGCCTGTCCTACCGGGCTCGCGGCGTGCTGGCCTTCCTGCTGGCCAAGCCGGACGACTGGGAGACACGGACCACGGACCTGCCCGGTGCCCGGGACGAACCCAGGGAGGGGCGGGACGCCGTTCGCACGGCCCTGCGGGAACTTCGCGAAGCGGGATACATGACCCAGGAGAGGGAGCAGTACCTCGACCCGGAGTCGGGCAAGTGGCTATGGGAGACCGTCACTGTTGTGCGGGACTTTCCGGAGCCTGAGAAACCGTCTCCGGAGAACGTACCAACAACGGATTTCCAGGCGTCGGAAACTAGTTGGGATATACCAACTAAGGAGGGGGCTTCCGAAGACGGGTTTCCAGGGCCTGTAGTACTAATACCTAACTACCCAACTAGTAATAGAGAAATAGAGAAGACTACGTCTTCTCCACCGCGCCGGTCGGCGCGGTCGGGTGCCAAGCATGCCGAGGAGGTTCCCGCCAGGCCGGGCGGGAAGGGCTGGGATGCGGTGAGACCTCTCGGCAGCAGTGTCCGCAAGAAGTCCCGGAAGCAGATGGCGGAGGAAGCGGCCCAGGCCGAGCGGGAACTCGACCCGGCCTACGTCGTAGCCCAGACCCTGGACGAGGAGGGCGCGGCGCAGGCCCCAGGCCGCCGTCTCCCGGCTTCTGACGACGACCTGGCCCCTCCGGTCCGGCGAGGCCGTAAACCGCGCTCTAAGCGGCCGTCAGAAGAATTGGCCGAGTTCTTCGACAGCCGGGCCCAGGACGTGGGCCACCCGGTCCCCGGCTCCACCAACCTCGGAGCCCTCGCGGGGAACTTCGGCCGGTGGATGGCGCAGGGCACGGAGCGGCAGGAGATCCGGCAGATGATCATCACCTACTGGTCGCCCTCGTGGCAGCGGTCGGACAGCACGGTCGCCTGGAAGGACTTCCTGGCCGCACGGGGACTGCTGACCCAGCGCACGGGCAAGGCGCAGGCCGTGGACCAGGTGGAGGCCAACCGGTTCAACGAGGACTACTGGGCCTGACGTCCCGAGAGGCGGGCTGCTTCGGCGGCCCGTCTCTCTCTGCGTTCTGAATCAGTACCAATGAATCGGTAACCGTGTTAGCATTCTGTCCGTTGAAACAACCACCACAGGAGGTACCCACCGATGGCGACTGACCCTCGGGTCCATGCGCTGCGCCTCAAGGAGTTCGGTATCCCGGCGCACTACAAAGCGCTCCGGCTTCATACGTTGGCGGACGCGCCGGGCAAGGCGGTCTGCCAGCACTTCACCGAGAACCTCCGGGACCACTACGTCACCGACAAGCGCCCCCTGGATGAGTACCCCGCCAACTGGGGCGACATCGGCAAGGGGCTGCTGCTGGTCGGCCCTCCCGGCACCGGCAAGACCACCCTGGCCACCGCCACGCTCCTGGAGATCTACTTCACACGACGCCTGCCGGTCGCGTGGCTGGCCTACGCCGACTACGTCAAGCTGTCCATCGAGAAGATGGGCCTGCAGGACCGGCGCGAGCCGGAGGCGGTCGCCCGCTGGTGGGAGATCCAGGACAAGATCGTGGCGGCCGAGAAGGCACCCGTCCTCCTCCTGGACGACGTCGGCAAAGAGCACAAGACCAAGACCGGCTACGCCGAAGGGCTGCTGGACGACCTGCTGCGCCTGCGGCACCGAGAGGCCCGTCCGACCCTGGTCACCACCAACGTCCCGCCCAGCCGGTGGGGGGACATCTACAACCCCTCCATGGGGTCCTTCATCCAAGGCGCTTTCACGCACATCACCGTGGTGGGAGGGGACCGTCGTGGCCAGTGAACTGGAGGGTTCCTACAAACTCGGGGCTGGCTGATGGAGCGCGGAAACATCTCGAACGAGGTCAGCCCACGCCTGGTCATCGCCTTCGAGGGCATGCTCGGACTCCTGCCGGACAAGCCAGACTCCCGAGTCGTCGAGCTGATGCGCCGCCAGTTCGGGAGCAAGTCGGCGCAGGTGAAGCGGGCCATCAACTCCTACACCATCAACGAGCAACTGGCGCACGTCATCTGGGACACCACCTGGCGTTACAAGTACTCGGTCGACGTCGTCACCTACCTGGGTGAGGAGTTCGCCGAGGCGCTGACCGAGCGGCTGGACACCGAAGGCCTGCCCATCGGGCGGGTGTGGGCCGACGACCCGAAGAAGCTGGCCCGCCGCATCGCCCACATGCCCGACGTCGCAGCCATCTTCGACAACGAGAACCACCTCATGTTCGGCAGCAAGGGGCGCACCCTGCCAGCCCACCCCACCACACTGATCGGATCCCTCTTTGGCTGACTTCGAACGGCTGCTGGTCTCCCGGATCATCCAGGACAGAGACCTGGCAGCGGTGGCCGACGCGGGCGTGACCCCCGCCTTCTTCCAGGACCCCGACAACAAGGTCGTCTTCAAGGCGATCATGCGGCACAAGGGCACCTACGGCGAGGTCCCCTCGCTGACCACCATCCGCAACGACTTCCCCACGTACAAGTTCGCCAAGGTCGAAGACACGATGCAGGTCCTGACCGACCGCATCCGGGAACTTCATACTTTGGCCCTCCTGGAGGAGGGCCTGGCCGCTTCGGTCGACGCACACGAGGAGAACAACGCACAGGCGGCCATGGAGGCGCTGTCGCGGACGCTGGCAGCCATCGCCTCGGCAGTGCCCAACTCCCGTGACACGGACCTCACCACGACTGGCACGGAACGCCTGGCGCGCTACCTCGCCCTCAAGGACCTGCCCGACGGGCTGCGCGGCATCCCCACCGGTTTCAAGACCATCGACCGGGCCACCCAGGGCGCGCAGAAGGAGCAGTTGATCACCTTCGTCGGCCCGCCCAAGGCTGGCAAGTCGACGCTGCTCCTGCTGGCCGCAATGGCCGCGCACCTGTACGGCGTGAAGGTCCTGTTCATCGGCTTCGAGATGAGCAACGAGGAGCAGGAGGAGCGCTACGACTCCATCCGCGCCGGGATCGCACATGCCCGCCTGCGGAATGGCACGCTCAAGAAGGCCGAATGGGACAAGCTGGAAAAGGCCATTCGGGAAATCGAGAGCATGCCGAGTTTCATTCTCTCGTCCGACTCCATGAACGCGACCACGCTTTCCGGGGTGGACGCGAAGATCGACGCGCACCGGCCGGACATCGTCATCATCGACGGCATCTACATGATGCAGGACGAACTCGGCGAGGCGCAGGGCTCTCCGCAGGCGCTCACAAACCTCACCCGTGGGTTCAAGAGAATGGCCAAGAACCGGCAACTCCCCATCATGATTTCCACCCAGGTCCTGGAGTGGAAGATGAACAAGAAGAAGGGCATCACCTCCGACTCGATCGGGTACTCCTCTTCGTTCGCCCAGGACTCCGACGTCATTCTCGGTGTGGAAAAGACCGACGACGAGAACATCAACAAGATCAAGGTCGTCCTGGCCCGAAACTGCCCGCCCCTGGAGACCTACGTCCAGTGGGATTGGACATGCGGGAAGTTCGAAGAACTCAACGAGGACCCGTTCGCCGGAATGGAGGAGCAGAACAGTGACGGATACGTCGGAGCCTCGTACTGACCGGCGCACCGTGGTATTGGCAGGCACCTACCAGCAGTTTCGGTACTGGTGCATCGACAACGGCCGGAATCCTCACGACCGGCTGCTCACCTACGCCAGCGAGGCGTACAAACTGCGCGGAATGCGCGACTTCGACTTCGTAATCTACGGGACCTTCTGGGCTCGCAGGGACGCCGAGGAAATACTCTGGATGGCCAAGACATATTCAGAAAGGAGGTAGCCCATGCCTCGCGCTAAGGCATCCGGATGGGACGTAGTCGGCACACCTATTCCAGGTAACGTCACCGGCTGCCTCGACGAGATCGGCCTGGCCTACAAGGTCCAAGGCGACGAAATACACATGCCGTGCCCCATGCATTTGGCGCGCACCGGCAAGGAAGACAAGCACCCATCCTTCTCTATCAACTACGACGCTGGCTATTTCAACTGCTTTTCGTGCGGCTATCAGGGCCCTTTCATCATCCTGGTGAAGGACATGCTCGAAATCCCCTACGCCGACGCGGTCCTGTGGGTCCGAAAGCGCGGGGGAATCGAGCGAGTCAAGAAATTCCTGGCGAAGAAGGAGGCAACCCCTGACAAGGTCGACACGACCACCCAGATCAACGAGGCCAGCCTCGCCCTGTTCGTCACCCCGCCCATAGCCGAGTGCTCAAAGCGCCTGATCATGCCGGAGCACTGTGAAGCCACCGGAGTGCTGTGGGACACCGAACGCAGCATGTGGATCATCCCCGTCCGCGACCCCGATACCGGCAAGCTGTGGGGCTGGCAGGAGAAGAACGCCCGCTACTTCCGCAACCGACCCAACAGCATGACCAAGTCCAAGACGCTCTTCGGGCTTCATACCTACGAGAGTGACCAGGCCATCCTGGTCGAGTCGCCACTGGACGTGGTCCGGCTGCGCGCGTGCGGCTTCACCGCAGGTCTGGCCTCCTTCGGCTCCGGGGTCTCCGATGCCCAGATGTCCCTGATCCGGGACCACTTCGACACCGTCGTCATCGCCCTCGACAACGACGCGGCCGGGGCCAAGGACAGCGAACGGCTCCGCAAGGACTGGTCCCGCCGGGGACTGGCGCTCAAGTTCCTGGACTACTCCGGCACCTCCGCGAAGGACATCGGCGAGATGGGTGCCGACGCAATCAAGAACGCCGTCCGCAACGCCTACCCGAGCGTCCTCGCACGCTTCTAAGGAGACAGCCCGTGCAAGCCCCCGAAGGCTACGAGCACCTGGACCCAGGATTCTGGGACCGCGTGCAGCCCGACCCCGACAGCGACTGCCTGCTCTTCCAGTCATGCGCCATCAGCAAGCACACCTACGCGGGTAAGGAGATCCTCGCCTACCTCACCGCCGGGGACATGCGACCGAAGCACCGAAAGTGCCGACGTCCGAAGTGCGTCAACCCGGAGCACCTCGTATGGAGCGTCTACACGCCACCCCTGCCCCGCAGCCGCAAGCCCCGGACCCAGGGATCGTTCAACCGGTGGTACGCCCAATGCTGACCATCGACCTTCATACCTACCAGGAGGAAGCAGTCGACCGGGCCGTCGAGCGCGGCTCCCTCCTGATCGCCTACGAGATGGGCCTGGGGAAAACCCCGATCGCGCTCGCGGCCATAGAGGACCTCATCGAACTGGGGGAGGTGAACACCGCCGTCATCGTCGTCCCGGCCTCGCTGAAGTACCAGTGGGCCAAGCAGATAGCCAAACTCACCGACGTCCGCACACGCGTCATCAAGGTTCGGGAGGACGGACAGACTCAGGAGATCACCGTCCCGACGGAGGAGTACTGCATCCTCATCGACGGCGACACCAAGAAGCGCAACGGCCTGTACACCAAGGTCAAGGCGTACAAGCCCGACTACGTGATCATGGGCTACGAGAACGTCGTCAACGACTGGAACTGGGTGCGCCGGATCAAGCCGGAGTGCATCGTCCTGGACGAGGCCACCGCCATCAAGACGTTCAAGGCCCAGCGCACCCGCAAGATCAAGCGACTCACCGCTCCCCACCGCTACGCGTTGACCGGCACCCCGGTCGAGAACGGGCGGCCGGAAGAGCTGTTCAGCATCATGCAGTGGGTCGACGAAGACGTGCTGGGCCGGTTCGACCTGTACGACAAGTCGTACATCGTGCGCAACCGCTTCGGAGGGGTGCAGAAGTACAAGAACCTGCCCGTGCTGCACGCCAAACTCTCCGAAGCCATGGTGCGCAAGACGCGCCTGGACGACGACGTGCGTCCTTTCCTGCCGGAGGTGCAGGAGAGCAACATCCCCGTCGTGCTCGACGCCCGCACCCGCAAGGCCTACAAGCGGATCTCCGACGACCTGCTGGCTGAACTGCGCGCGGCAGGACCGGTCACGGGTGGCTTCGACCTGTTCTCCCACTACCACGGAGGCGACACCCCCAACGAGAGCAGCGCCCAGGGCAAGATCATGGCCCGCATGCAGGCGCTGGACATGCTGCTGAACCACCCCGACCTCATCCGCTGGTCCGGCCAGCGCTTCGAGGAGGCCGAGACGTGGCGGCAGACCGGTATCCAGAAGAAGTCCTGGACCGGCTCCAAGTACTGCTACGAGATCTGGAAGGGCGGTGTCCTGGACGACGTGACCACCCATCCGAAGATGGACACGGTCCTGGACACGCTGGAGCGGATCCTGGCCACACCGGGCAACAAGGTCGTCGTGTTCTCGGTCAACCCTGACATGTTGGAACTGCTGGCCGACCGGTTGCCTGCGGACAGTGCTGTCACCTACACCGGCCGGATGAGCGCGGGCGCAAAGGCGTTCGCAGCCAACCGCTTCGAGACCGACCCCGAGTGCCGGGTGTTCCTGTCCAGCCACGCCGGAGCCTTCGGCACCGACTTGTGGATGGCCAACTACCTCATCAACTACGACCTCGCGTGGTCCTCCGGCAAGCAGGACCAGATCAACAAGCGGCACGACCGGGCGTCGAGCAAGTTCAAGAACATCTACGTCCTCAACGCCATCACGGCGGGCACCACCGAGCCCCGGAAGCTGTCCATGCTCGCGCACAAGCGGCGCATCGGTGCGGCCATCACTGACGGCCGGGGCGCGGACGACAAGGGACGCATCGAGAACGACGTCGTGAGCCTGACTCAGTGCCTGGAAGCCGCGTAGCACCAGGGTGCGGACCATCGACGGATGGCTTGTGAATCGCTTGTAAAGTACTTGCGGCTAAGTGATTGACAAGCGGAGTCAGCCACATCTACTGTCCTTACCAGACGGACGAACACCCTTGCGAAGGAGCTAGAAATGACCACCATCGCCGAAGCCCTGGGAATCAACTGGACCACTGAGAACCCGAGCCCCTACCGACTCACCCTCCATGCCCAGCAGCAGGCCGCTGCCAAGGGCTGGACCGTCGAGGACGTGCTGCTCGCAGCCGCCAAGCCGCTTCATACCTACCGCTCCGGCCGCGTCGCCGGGCAAGTGCGCCACGTACGCAACGGCATCGTCGCTGTCATCGACCCCGCCACCGCCAAGGTCGTCACCGTCTATGTCGACCGGGTGGAGACCGCGCTGCGCGTTGACCAGCGGGACAGCGACGCGCTCCACTGGGATGCGCGGCACTGAATCGGTAGTACTGAATCGACAATGTCGTACCGATACGGTACTGTCGATAACACGCAAGGCAGCAACTACTCTGTAGAAGGAGAGCCCACCGCTCTATGGCTACCGTCGAACGTCGCACCACCCGCCGCATCGAGCGGCCCATCTCCCTCGCCGGGGACAACCCGCTGGCCAAGGTCCGCGAGTTCCTGGTCCTCAAGTTCCAGGAAACCCAGGTCGTCACCCGCAAGAACCACCTGCGCGACGAGATCAGCACCTTCGTGGACGCCCACGGCGAGACCGACGAGAAGGGCAGCAAGTTCTGGGACCTGCCCGAGCCGGTCGAGGTCAACGGGCAGAAGTTCACCTCCGTCAAGCGCGAGCGGCGCACCTCGATCGGCCTGGACGTGGACGCCGTCGAGACCCTGGCCAACAAGAAGGGCCTGACGGACCGGGTCTTCAAGGAGGTCACCACCACCGTGCTGGACCAGGACGAGCTGTACGTCCTGCAGCAGGAGGGACTGATCACCGAAGACGAACTGGACGCGCTGTTCACCGAGTCCGTCTCGTTCGCCTTCAAGCCGATCCGGGGCTGACATGGGATCCCACGCCTACGCAACCCTCGGCTACGGCTATGACCTCGGCGGGGACGAGGGGGAGTACAAACTCATCTACGACCCCGAGGAACTCCCCTGGTACGACGAGGACGAGGGCCTGGCGGAGTCCGCCAACGTGGTACTCGCCAAGGCCGGGGTGCACGGCACTACCTTCAAGCAGTACGGCAACAGCAGCAGCGGATACACCGGCTACATGCTGCTGGTCGGACCCTACCTGCACAAGAACTGGGTCGCCGAAGTGGACCTGCCCAAGATCACCGACGAGCACCACAAGATCCTGGCCAAGGCCCTGGAAGTCCTAGGGCTCCAGCCCCAGCAGGCACAGCCTCACTGGCTTCTCGCCACGCACTACGGATAGGACACCACCACCACATGAGCACCGCCCTGCAGATCGACGAGGAGTTCGCCGCCATCGGCGAGCAGTACTACCCCGGATCCTCCCGGCCGATCGTCCGACACCCGAACCGGCTTCATACCGAGGTCGCCAAGTCGGCGGCCGACTGGGACGCGAAGCCACGCAAGTACGTGGTGGCCGGAGTGGAGACCGAGTTCTTCACCGTCGGACACCTCGCCCGCGCACTGGGCCGCCAGCCGGTGACCATCCGCAAGTGGGAGAGGGAGGGGATCATCCCCAAGAGCACCTACCAGTCACCCGGCCGGGACGACGACCCCCGTGGTCGACGCCGCCTGTACACCCGCGCACAGGTCGAGGGCATGGTGCGCATCGCGCACGAGGAGGGCGTACTGGTCTCCCACCAGAAGGCCCTCAAGTCCACGCAGTTCACCGCCCGGGTCACCGACCTCTTCAAGCGACTGGTGGAGCAGTGAGGATCAAAAAGACCCGCAAGTTCCACGTGAGCATGGGCAACTTCGAATGGGTGGAATTCGGCGCGGAGGCTGACATCAGCACCGACGACTTCCCCAAGGCGAAGACCCTCCAGGACCTCGACCGGATCGCCGACCAGTTCATGGACCAGTCCCTCGCGGCCGACCTCGAAGAGGCCCGCGTGAACACCGATGAGGGCAACTCCTTCATCCACCTCTACCAGCAGGAGACCAACTAGATGCCTCGCACGCTCACCCGCCGCCGCACCACCCGCGACACCGAGGCCTACAGTCCGGAGCCGGAGGACACCAACCTCCCCGAGGACGATGAGGAGGATGAGCGCCCGGCACGCGGCTCCCGCCGGGGCTCGCGCCGCGAGTCGCTTCATACTGAGAAGGCCGCTGCGCCTTCCCGCCGGTCGCGACGCTCCTCCGAGGACGACGACGAGGACGACGAACCCGCTCCGAAGGTCGGCGGAAAGGGCTGGGGCTCCTACGAGAAGACCAAGTCCGCCACCTCCTCCTTCCCGACGGACTTCAAGGTCACCGACGACGAGGTGATCGTCAAGTTCCTCGACGACGAGCCGTTCTTCGTCTACCTCCAGCACTGGATCGAGCGCCAGGGCAAGCGCTCCTGGACCTGCCTGGAGAGCAAGTGCCCCCTGTGCGATGACGCCGGGGACAAGCCCAGCCAGCAGGTGTGCTTCAACGTCGTCGACTTCACCGACCCGGAGTCACCGGAGTTGAAGATGTGGAAGGTCGGCCCGACCATCGCCGACATCCTCAAGAACTTCTCCAAGAACAAGAAGACGGCCCCGATCAACCGGGACGACCTCTACTTCTCGGTCAGCAAGGAACGCAAGAACAAGAAGACCACCTACTTCATCCGGCCGGTCAAGGAGCGCGACCTGGAGGGGGACTGGGACACCGACCCCCTGACCGACGAGGACCTGGAGGAGTTCGAGGCCAAGGCGTACGACGAGAACGCGGTCCAGGTCAACACCCGCGCGGAACTCAAGGCCATCGCCGCCGAGATCCTGAACGACTGATCAACCCCTCGGGGGAGGTCCGGGCAACTGCCGGGGCCTCCCCCTCAGCTTCCCCAACCACCACAGGAGGTACTCGTGAGCAAGAAGATCCTCACGATGACGCTCGAAGTGACCTACGAGGGCGACTACTACAGCCCGGACGAACTGCTCGACGTCACCGAGTCCTGGATAGAGGGAGGTTTCTGCGACCGCGACGACCTCACCGGCTGGACGACTACGAGCAGTTCCGTCGTCGTGAGCGAGGACGACGTCCGATGAACATCCGCGACTCCGTCATCCTGACCCCCGATCGACTTCATACCGTGGTCGAGCGCTTCATGGAGCGCCCGGCCTTCTCGTTCGACATCGAGACCATGGGCGAGTACCGCAACGTGCCCACCCAGAACGTCGCCAACTGGCTGTCCCTGGCCACCGACGGCATGGCCTACGCCATCCCCTTCGGGCACCCCAACGGCGACGTGCTGATCAGCAAGGCCACACGCAAGCTGAACAAGGTCACCAGGAAGTTCGAGCAGATCCCCGCCGTCTTCGACGCGCCGCCGGAGCAGATGCTCCCCAGCGAGGTGTTCTCCATCCTCAAGCCGCTGTTCTTCGCCGAGGACAAGATCAAGATCGCGCACAACGCGACCTTCGACCTGATCTCCACGGCAAAGTATTTCGGCGAGATAGCCCCGCCGGAGTACAGCGACACGATCGTCCTGCAGTGGCTCCTCGACGAGAACATGAAGCAGAAGGACCTCAAGTCCCTCGTCAAGCGCTACTACAAGGTCGACTACGACAACGAGCACGTCGGCAAGGTGGGCGTGGAGAAGTTCCCCTTCTCCAAGGTCGCCCACTACGCCTACATGGACTCCAAGTACACCTGGCTGCTGTGGAAGCAGTTCCAGCGACGCATCCAGGACCAGGGCCTGACCCATGTCCGGCAACTGGAGATGGACGTCCTCGGTGTCCTTCTCGACATGGGTGTCACCGGAGCCCCGGTCGACGAGGCTGCCATGCACGAGCTGGTCGACGACATGTCCGAGCGCCTGGTCGAGGTCGAGGCTGACATCTACCGCGCGGCAGGGCAGCGCTTCAACATCAACGCCCCCGCCCAGAAGGCGAAGGTCCTGTACGCACCCAAGTCCGAGGGCGGGCAGGGGCTCAAGCCCTTCAAGTTGACCGACGGCGGAAAGAAGAAGCGGGAGGCCGGGAAGGAGCTGACCTACTCGGACTACTCCACCGACTCCGACTCGCTGGAAGCACACCCCAACAACGCAGTCGTCAAGGCGATGTCCGGCTACGCGGAAGTCAGCAAGCTGCTCGGATACCCGCTGGCCTACCTCGGCGTCGAGGGAGACCCGGACAAGCCTCGCAGGATCTTCGACGGACGCATCCACGCCGACTTCGTCCAGTACGGGACCGTCACCGGGCGTTTCTCGTGCAGGGAACCCAACCTCCAGAACATCCCCCGACCAGACACCGACCTCGGTAAGAGGATCCGAGGACTCTTCGTTGCACCGTCCGGCTTCAAGCTGGTCGTCGCTGACTACGGGCAGATCGAGCTGGTGGTGCTCGCGCACTTCATTGGCCGTGGTGCTCTCTACGACGGGTTCATGAAGGGTGTCGACCCCCACTCGGCCACCGCCGCAGCGCTGATCGGCGAGGACCCGGTCAAGTTCATGGCCCGGGTGAAGGCAGGCGACCGCGAGGCCATCAACCTGCGCCAGGTCGCCAAGGGCATCAACTTCGCCGTGGTCTACGGAGCGGGACCGGACAAGGTCGCCTCCATGGCAGGGATCACCGTCAAGGAAGCCAAGCGCTTCCTGGAGATCCACCAGAAGCAGTTCCCCGAGATCTACCGGTTCAAGGACGACGTCATCCGGGTCTGCCGGTCCCGTCGCCCTCCTTACCTCCGCACGCTGCTCGGACGCAAGCGCCGCCTGCCGATGATCCTGTCGTCCAGCAACGGGCTGCGCATGGGAGCGGAGCGCCAGGCAGTCAACAGTCTGATCCAGGGATCGGCAGCCGATCTCATCAAACTGGCGATGATCCGGCTGAACAACCTGCTGCCGGAGGATATGCGCCTGATTCTGTCGGTCCACGACGAATTGGTCGTACTCGCCCCCGAAAGCCGCGCAGAGGAATGCGCATCTCTCGTCAAGGAAGCCATGCTCGGCGCGGACATACAGAAACTCCTCCGGGTTCCGCTTTCGTCCGACGTCAAGATCGTGAACCGCTGGAGTGAGGCTAAGTGAGCATATTCAGGCGCAAGAAGAAGAACGAGGAGACTGCGGAGCCGCAGGTCGTCCTGTACTCCCCGCAGATGCTGGTCAAGCGGCTGCTATGGGACATCGTTCCCTGCCCCTCGGTCTCGGAGATGCTTCCCCTGATGGGGCTGATCCCGGACAGTGCGGACGTCGCCGAGATGGAGCACGTCGCAAGCCATCAAAGGCTCCAAAATCTGGAACCGATGTCCGGTCTCCTGGAGATCCTCGTTCCATTGGTTTCCGGCATTACTGCCAGCGCTATGCTGGTTAACTCAGGCAATCAGGTGGATGAGGAAACGGCCCTAGGGCTGCAGCATCACCATTCCCGCGTTGTTCGGAGCGCTGTCTACGCGGTGCTCGCGAACCTTCTCGACATGGGTCTCATCTCGTACACGGACGGAGTGCAAATCGGTGAGCAACTTCTGGGCTAAGGCACTGGGCGGAGCGGCACCGGTCGCCCCGGCCCCCGCTGCCCCGCAGCAGCAGGCCAGCGGACCGTGGTGGGCTACGCCTCAGCCCTACCACCCCGCCCCGGCACAGCACCAGCAGACAGTGCCACAGCAGCAGTACCAGCCGGTCCAGGACGACGGGCAGCAGAAGCACATCGGCGACCTGCTCAGGGATCCGCACCACGTCCCGAAGAAGGCGAAGGTGCTCAAGCAGTCCGGGCAGTGCCCTGACTGTGGATCCGGGGATTACTTCCGCTCCCCGGAGCACCCTAAGTCGACGCCACGCTGCCAGGAGTGCGGCTTCAACGACCGCTTCCACCAGAGCGCCGTGGGCGTCCCGTCCGGCGGCCCCGGACAGGCTGCATCCACACCCACCAAGCAGACCGCGCAGGGCGGAGCGAACGGGCGGAGCAACTACAACCCGCACATGCTCATCCGTGGCGACTCCTGAACACCTGAGCCCCAACAACCACGCTAGTGAATGGACACAACAGGTGACTGACCTGCTGACCGCCTCCGGTGACATCGCCGACCCCTTCCGCTCCTTCATCGCCAAGTCCCGCTACGCCCGCTGGGACGCGGACAAGGGACGGCGGGAGACCTGGACGGAGACGGTCGACCGATACCTGGCCTTCATGGCCAACCAGTTGTTCATCGAGCACAACTACATCGCCGACGCCGGTCTTGTGCACGAGGTCCGCCGGGCCATCCTGAACCACGAGATCATGCCCTCCATGCGCGCGCTGATGACCGCAGGCGAGGCGCTGGAGCGCTCCAACATCGCAGGGTTCAACTGCTCGTACTTGCCCCTGCAGGACGCCAAGGCCTTCGACGAGCTGCTGTACATCCTCATGAACGGCACCGGGGTCGGTTACAGCGTCGAGAAGCAGTACATCGACCAACTGCCAGCAGTGCCGGATTTGCTCATCCCGGCTGACAGGCCGCTCCGCATCGTGGTTCAGGACAGCAAGGAGGGCTGGGCCCTAGCGTTCCGCGACCTGCTCCACTGGCTGTGGGAGGGGTTCATCCCCGGATGGGACCTGACCAAGGTGCGTCCGGCCGGAGCACGACTTCATACTTTCGGAGGCCGTGCCTCCGGGCCCGCTCCGCTCGACGACCTGTTCCAGTTCACCGTCGACCTGTTCCACCGCGCCAAGGGTCGCAAGTTCCGGCCCATCGAGGCCCACGACCTGGCATGCAAGATCGCCTCCGTGGTCGTCGTCGGCGGCGTCCGTCGGTCGGCGATGATCTCCCTGTCCGACCTGGACGACCAGGAGATGGCGCAGGCAAAGTCAGGGGAGTGGTGGGAGGAGCACCCGTACCGTGCCCTGGCAAACAACTCCGCCGTCTACACCGACGGCATGCACGCCGACACCTTCAACAAGGAGTGGGACAACATCATCGCCTCCGGCAGCGGTGAGCGGGGCATCTTCCACCGTGGCGCAGCCCAGAGGCAGGCAGCCCTGTACGGGCACCGCAGCCCGGACGTCGACTACGGGACCAACCCGTGCTCGGAGATCATTCTCAAGCCGTTCTCCTTCTGCAACCTGTCCGAGGTTGTGGTCCGGCCGGAGGACACCATCCCTGACCTGGAGCGCAAGGTCCGGCTCGCCACCGTCCTCGGTACCTGGCAGTCGACCCTGACCGACTACCCCTACCTGCGCGAGGAGTTCCGCAAGAACGCGGAGGAGGAGCGGCTGCTCGGGGTGAGTCTGACCGGGGTGTACGGTAATCACCGCATCAACGGCAGGAACGGTGGCCTCACCGCGCTCTACCTGGTCGACCTCCGACTGGTGGCCCGCCAGGCCAATGCGGTCGAGGCCAAGCGGCTCGGTATCCCGGCGAGCGACGCCATCACCTGCGTTAAGCCGTCCGGCACCGTCAGCCAGTTGGTGGACTGTGAGTCCGGCCTGCACCCGAAGCACGCGCGGTTCTACGTCCGCCGCGTGCGCGTGGACAAGAAGGACCCGATCTCCTCCGTGCTCATCGACGCGGAGATCCCCCACGAGGAGGACGCCTACAACGCTTCCGCGTGGGTGTTCGCCTTCCCGCAGCGCGCCTCCGACAACGCCGTGGTGCGCGACGACCTCTCGGCGATCGAGCACCTGGAGACCTGGCTGACCTATCAGCGGTTCTGGTGCGAGCACAAGCCGTCGGTGACCATCTCGGTGCGCCCGGAGGAGTGGGTGGAAGTGGGGGCGTGGGTGTGGGAGCACCTGGATGAGATCTCCGGTGTCTCCTTCCTGCCCTACTCCGACCACACCTACGTGCAGGCCCCCTACGAGGAGTGCACGCAGCAGTTGTACGAGGCGCTGGTGGAGTCGTCCGGACGGGTGGAGTGGTCGGACCTGTCCTACTACGAGGTGACCGACCAGACCACCGGCAGCCAGGAACTCGCGTGTGTCGCCGGGGCCTGTGACGTGGTCGACCTGGTCGCGGCCTGACCTGCTCCGTACTAACTGAAAGTTCTTCATCAACTAGTTGATACTTCGGTGGACCGGTAGTTCCCTGCCAGATATGGTATTGGAACTACCGGTTCTTCTTTATCGGATTAGGAGTACTGCTGCGTGACGCTTCATACCTACGGGGGCCCCTGTTGACCATCAACAAGGACGCCCTCGCGCTCATCGCCAGGGTCAACAAGGAGCAGGGGGCGGGAACCATCTGCTTCGCCTCCGACATGAGGGTGGCCAAGCGTTTCACCTCCGGCTCCCTCTCGCTCGACATCGCCCTCGGCGGTGGCTGGCCTGGCAACCAGTGGGTCGAGGTCATCGGACGCGAGTCCCACGGCAAGACCTTCGTCGTCTACAAGACCCTGGCAGCCAACCAGAAGCAGGACCCCGACTTCACCTGCCTGTGGATCGCGGCCGAGCACTACGACACCGACCAGGCCGAGGCCCTGGGCGTCGACAACGACCGCGTAGTCGTCGTGCCGACCCAGGCGATGGAGTTCGCCTACCAGACCATGCTGGACTTCGCCACGTCCCGCTCGGTCGACATGATCGTCCTCGACTCCTACCCGGCACTGATCCCGGACGAGGAGTCGGAAAAGGACATGGACGAGGCCACCATGGCTCTCGGCGCACGCCTGACAGGCAAGTTCTTCCGCAAGAGCGGCGCGGCGACCAAGAGGTCCCTGACGGACGCCACCGACCGGCCGATGCTAGGCATCGTGATCAACCAATACCGAGACGCCATCGGCAAGTTCAGCCCGCACGGTACCCCGACGACCACGCCGGGCGGCAACGCCAAGAACTACGCCTTCTACACCCGCGTCGAGGTCCGCCGCGACATGTTCATCGTCGAGGCCCGGCCGGGCAAGGGCAAGGTCAACGTCGGCCAGGTCATCAAGGTCAAGACGATCAAGAACAAGTCCGCTGCCCCGCAGCAGATCGCGACCATCGACGCCTACTTCCGGTCCGCCCCCTACCTGAACTTCCGGCGCGGAGAGTACGACACCGCCAAAGAGATCATGACCATGGGGATCCTCTTCGACGTCCTCAAGCGCGCCGGGGCGTACTACGAGATCCACAACGGCGAGTACGACGCCAAGGGCAAGCCGGTACTGCGCTGGCACAGCAAGGAGACCACCCTCACCGCGCTGCGCGAGGACCCGGAACTCCTGGACCGTGTCTACCAGTTGGTGCTTGAGGCCTCGACCCACGCCGACGAGCGGAGCATCTCCGAGGAGGACCTGGAGGCCGCCGAGAACACCGGCACCAAGAAGGTCACCCGCCGATCGAAGGCAGCCGAGCCGGACCCCGAGACGCTTCATACCGAGGCCGCATGATCGCGGCCGTGCTCGCCGCCCTTCTGGGTGTCGCAGCCCTGTACATCCTCATCCTCGGCCTGCGCCAGTCGCGCCGCCAGGACCGCTCCCACGAGAAGTTCACTGTCCTCGCCGATCTCCTGGAGGCTGCTTATGGCGGAAAGCATGTTGAAGAAGAGCCAGAGGCAGGAACGTCGGGCCGCGAGACTCCTCGGCGGAACGGTGAACGCCGGTAGCGGAAACGGCTGGGTCCGCAAGAACGACGTGAGGACCCCGCAGTACAGCGCCGAGTACAAGATCACCGGCAAGAGCCAGTACCCGCTCAAAGACGCAGAACTGATCACCGCAGAGAAGCAGGCCCTGATCGACGACAGGGAAATGCTCTTCGGAATCCAGATGGCCAGCGGAAGGACCTGGATCACGATGTCAGAGGAGCACTTCCTCTCCCTGCACGCACTCGCCTACCCGGGCTCCGAAGAAGACGCGGTCCTGCCGTGGTCATGAGGCTCCGAATCCCCGCCCCCGAATGGAACGGCGCGGGCAACCCCGACAATGCCGCTGCCTGCCTCAAGTTCCCGCCGACACGCGAGCACGACGACTTCTTCGGGGACGGCGGGGGCAGTGAGGCCCAGGCCAAGCACATCTGCAACGGCACCTATACCCAACGCGTCTGCCCGCTCCGCGAACAGTGTCTGACCTTCGCCCTGGTCAACAACGAGCACTACGGCACGTGGGGCGGCACCGACGCACTGGAGCGCGCCTACATCCGGCGATTCATACCGAGAGAACTCTGGAGTTTCGACAGTGCCCCCACCCGGCAAGACCTCGAACGCGAGTGGCCGGAGAGGCTCCCGAGCAACTTCTGGGACGACGAGGAGGCCGCTGAAACCGACGGGCCGGATCGCCTCCCTGGCGGACACGAAGAAGAGTAAGACCCTCCTCCTCGGCGACATCCACGCCCACCTGCTCGCCGAGCACGACAAGCCCACCGACCGGCGGCAGGACATCATCCACCCGTCCGAGATGGCCAAGTCCGACTGGTGCCCCCGCTCGACCTACTACAGGCTGGCGGGGGCCACCCCCGAGAGCAACCGCAAGTTCTCCGCGCAGTTGGAGACGGTGTTCGAAGAGGGCCACGCGATCCACTTCAAGTGGCAGAAGTGGCTGCAGCAGATGGGCCGCCTGTGGGGCAAGTGGGTCTGCCCGACCTGCGGCTACTCGGAGATCGGCACAGGTGGTCAGAAGACCTGCGATGAGTGCTACAACACCACCGGATTCGAGAACCACTTCCTGGAGTACCGCGAGGTGCCCCTGGAGGCGGAGGAGAAGTACCTCATCGCCGGGCACGAGGACGGTGCGGTCGAGGACCTGGACGCACTGGTCGAGGTCAAGAGCATCGGCAATGGCACGGTCCGATTCGATAACCCCGAATTGCTGCGCAAGTACACCGTGAAGACTGAGGACGGCAAGACCGTCATCGACACCGACGGGCTGTGGAAGGACCTTCGCCGACCCTTCGGCAGCCACATCCGGCAGACCCAGATCTACCTCGCGCTGTGCAAGGAGATGGGGCTGCCCTTCGACAAGGTGATCTTCCTCTACGAGTACAAGGCCAACCAGGCGCACAAAGAGTTCTCCATCCAGTACAACCCCGAGATCTCGGCCCCCCTCCTGGAGTCGGCTCTCGACATCAAGTACGCCTTGAAGAAGGGCAAACCACCACCGCGACCGGAGCACACCGGGCAGGACAGGGCCGTCTGCAAGGAGTGTCCGTTCAAATCGACATGCTGGGAGAGCGATGCCGAGAGCAGTAGCGCGCAAGGGCTGGGACGCGGTGCAGACACCCTCCCAGAGGGCGACCCGGCGACTGGAGCGGGAGGACCTGTACCTGCCGCCGAGGCCGGAGGGAGACGTCCCCGAACTGCCGGAGGATCCCACCGAACTAAGCGACGGAGCGCTGATGTCGCTGTTCACGAGGATGTCGTCGTGGGTGGAGTACACGGGGGGACGACTGGCGGCAGCGGAGGTGGACGAAAAGTCGTGCGCCGACACACTCGAACGCCATAAGGCCCTATCCGCCGTCAAGAACGCCTCCGAGAAGACAGTGACAGCGGCCAAGGCGCGGGCCTTCGAGGACCCCGAGTACGTCAAGGCCCAGGAGGACAAGCAGACCGCCTTCGCCTACCGGCGCATGCTCCAGACCATCTACGACTCAGCCGACCGGAGGGCCACTTTGCTCAGCCGTGAACTGACCCGCCGGGTCGGCCGATCCGACCGCGACTCCCGCGCGAGCAGGTGGTCCGCGTGAGGACCGTACGCCGCCGCTACACCGAAGCCGAACCCATCCCGGAGATCGCCCCCTTCCAGCAGCCGCGCCCACCGTGGACCTGGAGGGGGCAGGCCCCTACGGGAGCCCCGCGCACCCTGCTGAGCCACCACAAGGACACCATCACCGTCCAGCGCGGCGACCGCCGCTACGCCGTCGGCAAGCTGGACTGGATGCTGCGCCTGTACCAGCACAGCGGTGTGACCCAGAAGGACGCGCGCAACGAGGACTACGTCCTGTACGACGTCGACGAGTGGAACCGAGCCCTGGGTGCGGCCGAGTGGATCGAGTTCGTAGATACCGATCGTGAAATGGTCTTGCGAACCGATAAGAAGAAAGCAATACTAAGCAGGCGCACCGTGAGGAACGGTGAGGACTACCGGTTCGGAGTCCCCATAACCGCCTTCGAAGCCTACGAGAGGGACTGACCCACCACATGACGCACACCTCTACCGAGACCTACCCCAAGTTCCGGCCCATCCCACGGCTCCACCGCAGGGTCATCGCGACCGAGAAGATCAACGGCACCAACGGCCTGATCGATATCGTCGAGGCCGACGGAGCGGCGCAGGACCCCAACATCCCGAAGCGACTGGTATTCGCGAACGGCACTGCCTACGCAGTCAGGGCGGGTAGCCGCAACCGCTGGCTCAGCCCCGAGAACGACAACTTCGGCTTCGCGGCCTGGGTCTGGGCCAACGCTGAGGGACTGGTCGCGCTAGGCGTCGGCAAGCACTACGGCGAGTGGTTCGGCTCCGGCATCCAGACCGGCTACGGCCTGAGTGAGAAGCGCTTCGCGCTGTTCAACGTCGACCGCTGGTACGACGTCCGCGACCCCGAGATCGACGACAGGTACACCGAGACCTTCCCCAAGGCCAAGCCTGCGCCGCCGGAGGTGACCGTGGTCCCAGTGATCTCGGTCTTCGACGGCCAGTACCTCAACGCGGCTGTCGACGACGCGCTTCATACCTTGGAGTCGGAAGGCTCCCTCATCGCACCGGGCTTCATGGACCCCGAGGGCATCATCCTGTTCCACGTCGCGGCCGGTTCCTACTTCAAGGTCACGATCAAGGGCGATGAGAAGCCCAAGAGCCAGGTGAAGGCGTCCAAGTGACCCTCCTCAAGACCCGCTCCGACGTCTCGGCGGCGCTCGTACCGGACTCCCTGGCCGGGAGCGACACTCTGATCTGCAAGGCGGCCCGCGTGTCCACCCTCGGCTCCGCTTCGGCGGAGTCGGGGGAGGCCCAGGGACTCATCAACTACCTGATGAAGAACCGCCACGGCAGCCCGTTCGAACACGGCTCCATGACCTTCCTGGTCGAGGCCCCCATCTTCGTGGCCCGAGAGTTCATGCGTCATCGCGTCGGATGGTCCTACAACGAGACCAGCGGCCGGTACAAGGAACTGGAGCCCGTCTTCTACGTACCCGGCCCGGAGCGAAACCTGCGCCAGAAGGGCAAGCCGGGGGAGTACTCCTTCGTTCCCGGCACCCCTGACCAGCACGAGTTGCTGGACCGGGTGAACGACGAGGTAATCCACGTCGCCTGGGGAGCCTACGAGCAGATGCTCCGCGCGGGAATCGCCAGGGAGGTCGCCCGCAACGTCCTGCCGCTCAACCTCTTCACCTCCTTCTACGCCACCTGCAACCCGCGCTCGCTCATGCACTTCCTGAGCCTGCGCACCACGGACGCGGACGCGCACTTCCCGTCCTACCCGCTGCGGGAGATCGAGATGGTCGCGCGGCACATGGAGTACCGGTTCGCCAACTACTTCCCGCACACCTACGTCGCCTGGAACGCCAACGGAAGGGTCGCCCCGTGATCGCCGCAATCGTAGTCATCTGGGTCTTCCTGTGCGCCATCGCCGCCAGCGGATGGGTCATCTACCGGCTGCAGCAGCGACTCGAAACGCTGACCGACGAGTACCGGCTGACCCGCATCGAACTCCTCGCCGCGAAAGCACGCGTAAAGGAGACCGAGAGCCAGGCGACCAACCTTGTCACTGCGGTGACTCCGCTCATCGTCAAGACCGACTGGATGACGGGCCGCTGGCATGGCCAGTTCCAAACGCTCGTCCAGTTGGAGAACGCGCGCAACGAGGACGTCGTCCGGGCCCGTCAGGCGCTGTGGAAGATCCCCGTGGTCATGGACACCGCCCTCAGCAGCATGGGGCTCGACCCGGTGCCTGCCGAGCACCCCGTCGGTCCGTGGAACCCCCCGACTGCCGACACCAACGACACCACCACTGAGGAACTGCGTTGACCACCAACACCGCCACCATCACCGACGCGGCCCTGAACAAGGCCTTCCGCCAGGACGTCATCCTGGACCGGCTGCCGAGGCTCGTCGGCCTGCACGGCTACCCGGGCACGGGCAAGGACGCCATCGCCAAGATCCTGGCCGAGTACGGCTACGAGCGCCGCGCCTTCGCCGACGTCCTGCGCAACGCCCTCTACATCCTCAACCCCATCGTCCGATGCGACTCCTACGGCCGCGAGTTCCGCGTCAAGGACATCGTGGACGAGATCGGCTGGGAAGAGGCCAAGCGCAGCCTCGACGGCGAGATCCGCCGCATGCTCCAGGTCCTCGGCACCGAGGTCGGCCGAGAACTGATCTCCCAGGACGTGTGGGTCAACGCCGCCTTCAAGAACCTGAACCCCGAGAAGCGGTACGTCTTCACTGACCTGCGCTTCGAGAACGAACACCAGGCCCTGGACAAGAACCTCGCGCTGCTCATCAAGGTCGAGCGGCCCGGCTACGGCGCGGTCAACGACCACCGGTCGGAGAAGCCCCTCCCGGACAGGTGGTTCGACGTGCACCTGAACAACAACGGTGACCTCAACACGCTTCATACCACCGTCCACAACATCCTCGCGCAGGCCTGAGAGGGGCGGCATGAGCAACCTTCACGATGCGACCACCGCACGACCCATCTATGAGGTGGGTTGGGGCTACTGGGGACACCCCACGCCGGAGGAGAAGAAGCAGGCGCTGGCTCTCATGCTGGAGCGCTACGGCACCGAGGTCTCCCTGTGGGAGAAGATCCCCGAGATCCGCTACCAGCACATCGACGGGGTCTCGGTAGCGGCCTTCGGGCGTGGGCCGCTGGAGGTGCCGACGAACTGCTACTGGGCGGTGTACGGGATCCTCAAGAACCGGCCTGACAAGGGCTGGGTCGCCCAGGGCGTCCGGCTCCCCATGTTCGAAGACCTACCGGACGAGTGACGGAGCCAAAGGTCTGCAAGGACTGCGCTGCCGAGTGGGGAGGCTTCCCACCACCTGCCCGGCAGCGCAGGCCCGCCCCCAACCCCGGACCCCGATGCGCCACCCACTGGCGCGAGGAGAGAGACCGGCGCAAGAAGGCCGCTCACGAGAAACGATCCCAGAGGGTCTACGGGCTCGGGGACGGGGACTACGACCGGATCTACGCCCACCAGGACGGCCGTTGCCCCCTCTGTCGGCGGGCAACGGGGAAGACCAGGAAACTGTCGGTCGACCATGACCACAAGACCCTGATCGTGCGCGGGCTGCTCTGCCGACCGTGCAACACCCTGCTCGGCCATGCTCGCGACGACCCGCAGTTCTTCGACCGGGCCAAGGACTACCTCCTGAACCCTCCCGCTCTGGCCATCGGCACCTTCTACGCGCCGGAGTAACAACTAGATACGCAGCAGGCCCCGGGTGATTGCCAACCCCGGGGCCTGCTGTCATTATCACGGCTTTCCTGTCCGACCGTATTCTCGAAAAGATGCTACTCGGAATAACAGGAGACACCAATGGTTGTTCAAATCGACGACGAGGGGGGCGGTAACGAGGCCACCCTGCGGGTAAAGTCCTCGTCCTCTGCCGCCAGTCTGGCCAGCGCGATCTCGCATGCCGTTTACGACGGGAAGCGGGTGACCCTGCGCGCCATCGGAGCCGGTGCGGTGAACCAGTCCATGAAGGCCATCGCCATCGCCAACAGTTTCGTGGCACCTCGGGGAATCGTCCTCGACTGCCGCCCCGGTTTCACCACCGTGCAGATGCCCGACGGAGAGATCAGCGCCCTGACGCTGCGCATTCTCGTGCACTGACGCAATTCCCAGAGTTATCCCCTCCGTACTTACACTGGAGGGTGATCCTGTGGAGGCGAAAATGGATGGTGTAGCGGACGGTCGCGTCGGCTCATTCTCAGCCGGTGCAATGGAGACAAAGTATCCGTCCGCACCGGTCCAGCCGGTTTCCTTCGGTGCGACCTCGGTTTTCGACCAGGCGCAGGTGCGCGGTTCCAGCAACGGCCTGTCCACTGGCGACTACGACCGGCGGCGCATTGGCGGAGGGACCGCCCCGACACCCAACGGTGCGTCGAGCCAGACATACGACCAGCGGCAGTGGATCGACAAGAACCCCTACCGAACCATCGGCGGATAAAGGAGCCCTCGTGGCCAAGAAGAACAGCATCGTGTCGACGGACAACCCGTCGCTGCGGCCGACCATGGGCACCTCTGCCGCGACCCTCGGCAACGTGGCCAAGCCCATCAAGGGCAAGTCGGTCAAGAAGACCGGTGAGGCCAAGGGTGGGTTCCTGGAGGCCGCTACCGCCTCGCACAAGGCGAACATCCAGGAGCGCATGGGTGCTTCCCTGCACCCGACCGCGACACTGTACGCGGCCAACGCGGCTGCCGCCAACGATGTCCAGCGCAACACCGTCACCGTGCCGTCGGCCATCGGCAACCGCGACTTCTACCTCCGGCGTCAGTACCGCCAGGGAGCGTAGGGAGCAGCGCATCCATGAGCAGTAACTGGCAATACCTCGCCGACGGCCAGCCCGGATCCATTGTGCGGGCCAATGGTGGAGCCGGTACCGACGCGCTCACCTTCCGCGACCCGCTGGATGCCCGGCGGGCCGCCATGGGTGCCCGAGCCCCGTCGGCGGAGTATCCCGACGGCTACCTGGGAACGATCACCGACCGTCGTCAGGACCGCCTGCTGAAGGGCGTCCAGAAGCGCTTGAACGACCGGTCCTACCAGCGCGGTGTACATAAGGGCGACAAGCTCGACAACGGCGACTACTCGTGGCCCGACACCGGGGGAGTCAATCCGCAGGCCGGTCTGGTCTACCAGGCCAAGGGCCTCAAGTGGACGCAGAAGGGCAATCCCGTCGAGCGCCTGGCCCACGGTGGCAAAGTCAACGCTTTGTCACCCGCCGAGATGGCCGCGCTGCAGCAGAAGTACGGGATCTCCGAGGTCATGGCCGAGATCGACCCAGTCCGCCAGCAGCGGCTCAAGAAGCTGCTGCCGTCGGCGTCTCTATACAACTCGCCGGACCAGTGGAGGTAGCGGTGTCCCGCAAGAAGGAATTCGAGGACCAGGTCGCCGCGATCAAGAAGGCCACCCCGAAGGGTCCGCTGCAGTCCGAGAAGGCTGCGGCCAAGACACAGGGATCGGGTGGCTGATATGCAGAACGCCGATAGCGTTTACAGCCGGATGAGTCCGTGGCAGTCCCTCCCCGAGAGGATCGTCACGGACTCTCTGGCCGTTGCCAACATTCCTGGGGCAGTTCTTGCGTTGCAAAGCCCACCTGCCCCTGTCGTGCGTCCGCTGTTTCCTCCGAGGTTCGGTTACCGCACCACGGCGCTGGGAATTCAGGACGTACTCCACATCAACTCCGTGTATCGTGCGCCCGTTAACGGAACGGGTGGCAGTGGCGGATATTCTGGAAGCTCAAGGCCGACCCTGGGGGGATTCTGATGGCCGAGCACAAGAAAGCGCATCGGGCCGACGACAAGCGCGGACCGGGAAAGGGCGACAATGTCGTCCACGTCGCCCGTGTCGGCTCCACCGGGTCGGCCAAGTCCTCGCTGTCCACTGAGTTCCACACCGCAACCGGCCAGAACGGCACTGGAAAGCGAGCCAAGTAATGGCGTACCCACCCTCCCGCAGCATGAACGCCGAAATGGACGAAGGCGCTACCGACGGCAAGTACAACAAGATCGTCGTCGACCGTGGCGGCGAGGGGGCCACCCACTCGCTGACCGTACGCAGCCGAGCCGACCTCAACGACGTGTACTACAGCCGCCACGAGGCCGCGATCAAGATGCGCCCCGACGGCAAGCCGGTGCGCACCCCCAACTACGTGCCGACCCCACCAGCGCAGGCAGGATTCTGAATTCGATGGCTCTCCACGGTGTCGACCTCTCCGACAACAACTCCGCTGGCTCGTCGGCTGCGGCCGTCGCCAGCCGCAACAACAGTTTCATCCTGGCCAAGGCCAGCGAGGGTGAGCACACAGGCGACCCCACCCACGACGGGATCGTCGCCGCTGCGCGCAAGGCGGGGAAGGCGGTGGGTCACTACCACTTCGCTCACCCCGCCCAGGATCCGATCAAGGAGGCGGACCACTTCCTCGCCTCCGCCAAGGCCAAGCCGGGCGATGTCCTCGCACTGGACCTGGAAGCAGCCGAGGGCACTATCGGTCAGCGCGCGCTGTACGCCCTGAACTGGCTCGCCCACGTCAAGGCCAAGACCGGCGCGAGCCCGATGTTCTACACCTACCGCTCCTACGCGGCGGAGATCCTGGCGGTCCTCAGCCCGGCGCACCAGGCGCAGTTGCGCTCGTACCCGCTGTGGATCGCGGATCCCAACGCGCCAGCGGGACACCCGAACACCGAGGGCTGGTCCACCTGGACCGTGCACCAGTACGGGATCATCGGCGGCGTGGACAACAACCTGCTCAACGGTGACCTCCACACCTGGGCCGCACTGGCCATTCCGCACCCGGTCGTCAGGCCTCCTGTTCCTGCGCCCATCCCCAAGCCCATCCCGGCCCCGATCCCCAAGCCCATCCCGGCTCCTGCGAAGGCATACACCATGGTCATTTTCGGCGAGGCGCTCGACTCCCTGACGGCTGCGGCTGCGACCGACGCCTTCCAGCCCAGCGGGACAGTCGCCACCGGTCGTCTGGACGTGGCCAAGGCGGCTCTTGCTGCCGGTGACGTCGTCATCGCGGTCGGCAGCGCGGCCAACGCGGCGATCGGCTTCACTCACGCCAAGGCGGGCCAGGTCGTCGTCTCCGGCAAGCAGGTCGCCATCCAGGGCGCGTCGGCGGGGGACTCCTACGTCCTACTCGGACGCTACCTGGCCACCGGCAAGTAGGCACCAAGCACTACTGCATCCCCACTACTGGTTTCGAAACAGTAGTGGGGATGCTATTGTTTCGAGACAACGGAACCAATCCGGAAGGAAGACATGGCTGAGCACGTCCGCCTGCTGCAGTGCAACACCTGCAAGACCCTGGAGGAACTCCCCGACTACGAGGGCGACCCGAAGCGGGACTTCCTCCTTGAGGCACTGCTCAAGGCCCACCGCTTCCCCGACGGCAACGAGCACTTCGGCCACCTGCACCGCGTCGACAAGAGCCACTGGGACGTCCCCTCGACCCGCGCGACCATCGAAGCGCAGATCCGGGAGAAGTCCGGTCAGACGGGGTTCAACGCGGAGTACTACGCCACCAAGAACACGTTCCAGGAGGACGCCCACGCGTGCTTCCGGGCACACAACCGCAACCCCGACTGCAGCGACTACAAGACCGACAGCAAGCGCCTCACTCCCGGCACCGCAGCGGAGCGCAAGGCCGCCGGGCTGCCCAAGTACCGGTCGGCCAGCGACGTCTACACCTGCAACTTCTGCCCGGTCCACAGCCTCGTCGTCACCGCCGCGCGCAAGAAGGCCGGGCTGTACAACAAGTAGCCCCACTCGGAACCCAACCCGCACCACGAAATGGAGCACACATGAGCATTCCGATCATCGGCCAGAACACCCCCACCGCCCCCGCCGAGACGCTTCATACCCTGACGCCCGAGCAGGAGGAGGCTCTGGCGCGCATGGCCGAGGACAACCCTCCCACCGACGACGAGATCGACCCCGGCATCCCGGTCACCACCGCGTTCCTGGTCGTCATCGGCACCGACGGCGCGGTCGTCTCCACCCACGACCTCTCCGCCGACTTCCGCCCGCAGCGACAGGCCACCCCCGACGACATGTTCGGGGCCTGCGCCGTGGTGCAGAAGGACATCCAGGTCATGGAGACCGCCCAGCGGACCCAGATGCAGATGCTGCAGATGGGCCAGGCCATGCAGGCCAAGGCGGAGGAGTCCGCCATCCGCCATCGGCTCCAACTGCCGCACAACGGGATCTAGCCGCTAAGGGCTATGGGATCCCCGAATACCCCAACGGCTAAATAGCAACTACTAAGCCCCCGATTGCCTTTACTGGAATCGGGGGCTTAGCCATTTCCGGATAGACTCATATTCATGGCCGGATACGAGTTCTATCTCAATCGAGCGGTAACCACGGAAGCGCAGCCTGATATCCACTCGGGGGCCTCCGGGTACTTCATCACACCCCAGAAGGTCCTTGACCCGCACATCTTCGACGGGCAGCACATCAAGCCCGCCGTGCGCGACCATATCCTCGGCGTCCTGTACGGGTTCTGGCGTCCCAGATTCACCAACCCCCACGCCTGGTCGACCGTGTGGCTGGCCGGATCCGGAATCTCCTACCAATGGGCGGGAGACCGGGGAAATGGTGACCTGGACGTCCTCCTCGGCGTCGACTACCCGCGCTTCTACCAGGACAACCCCTCCTATCAGGGACTGTCCGAAATAGAGGTATCCGACCTCGTCAATTCCGACCTCAAGTCACTGCTGTGGCCCACCACCGCCACCACCGACTTCAACGGACAGACATACGAGGTCACGTACTACCTCAACCCCGACACCACCGCTTCCAGCATCCAGGGAATCCACCCCTACGCGGCCTACAACCTCACCCACGACCGCTGGGACATCCGGCCGCCCGAGCTGCCCGCCGATCCGCGCAGCCTCTACCCGGCCGAGTGGTGGAACGCCGTCCAGGACGAGCAGAAGCAGGCGGACATGCTGGTGGGGCGGTACAACCTGCTGCGCTCCCAGGCAGCCCAGACACCGGTCAACTCTCCGGCGTGGCACAACGCCATGGCCTCGCAGAAGGTGGTCGTCGACCACGCCAAGGCCCTGTTCGACGCCATCCACCTCGGCCGCCACGCCGCCTTCGGCCCCGGCGGATCCGGCTACGGCGACTACGCCAACTTCCGCTGGCAGGCCCACAAGCAAGCGGGCACCGTCCAGGCCCTCAACTCCATCGCCACGATGGGCTCCGAAGCCCGCAAGGCCAACGAGACCTCCCTGTACGGCGGGCCCCTGGACGACGCGGCCACCGCCTTGGCCAAGGCCGCCCTGTGGAACACCTCCCACAGGCGGCAGCCATGAGCGCCACCGTGGCCATCGTCCTGGAGGGCGTGCTGGCCAAAGAAGTCGGCGAAGGCGTCATCACCCAGGGCCACCGGCTGTACCTGGGCCTGGCGGAGGCATACAAGGTCGCTGTCCTGACCGACCGCACCGACACCGACGCGGTCAAGCACTGGCTGCACGTCAACGGCTTCGACAAGCACACCTACCTCGGCGTCCCGCACCTGAGAGACCCCGAGGACCCCTCCGAGGCCCGGATGCAGCAACTGTCCCGGCTACGTCAGGCCGGATGCCACGTAGAGCTGCTGATCGAACCCAACCCGCAGATCGCCGCCCACGTGATGAGCCGGGGCACCGGGGTCCTGAACTACCTGCACCCCAACTACTCCTCCCCCCGCTTCCGCCCCGACTACCGGGAGACCGTCACCCCCTGGTCGGAACTGGTCGACGAGGTGGAGCGACAACGAGCACTACGCGAAGAAGACCAGCGCCCCTTCCTGGAGACCCTATGAACACCTTCCTGACGTTCATCAGCGTATGTCGCATCCTCAACGCGATTACCGGGGCAGCATTCGCCGCCCTGCTGCTACGGGCCACCCTGCCGGTCTGGCCCGTACTCCACGCCATCGAGCGCTGGCTGGCCGTAGCGCTGTTCATCTACAGCACCAACGTGACCCTCTTCTGCGCCCTGTTCTGGACCTCGACAGCGTCGAGCCGGTCCCTCATCAACATCGGCTTCCTGATCTCCCTGGCTGCCGGGCACCGCTACCTCTACTTCATACGAAGGGACTCCAGCCATGAGCGCTGATTCGATCCACGGGTACGCCGCCGCATTCGCCGCGCGCCTGCACTCCCCGCAGTTCGGGTCCAGGGCCAAGAAGACAGCCGGACGCGGCCGGGGCACTGGCCAGACCGCCCCCGCCCCCGCCACCGCCACCGCTGCCCCGAAGGCACCGACAACTCAGTCCGTCCTGCCCGGCTCCGAGACCAAGATGTCCGGCCCGGCGCAGAACGCGTGGGCCACGAGGATGGGGGGCAAACTCGCCTCCAGGCACAGCGACGCTACGACCGAGGCCAATGACCAGGCCCACCACGAACGCGTCATGCAGCGCTCCGGTGAGGCGCTCGACCGCCTACGCGGCGAGCACAAGGCCAACTACTCCGGCGCGGCAGGCGACCTGCTTCATACCTTCAACGCCCGGATGGACGAGATCCAGGCGCAGCGACACATTCCCAGCGCCCACGATGACGTCGCAGCAGCGTTCGGCCCCCGACAGGGAGCCTCCTCGACCACCCCGCCCTCCGGACCGGTTCATTCCCAGGAGCAGTTCGGGAGCCGTGCTTCCGCTGCCCCGCAGCCCCCTCGACCCCGCAGCAGCGCAGGTGGGTGGGACGGGTCATTTCCCTCCCAGAAGCCGGTCGACCTGCAACAGGGGAACAAGCCGTTCGCCGCCCAGGGAGGGACAACCCCAAAGGCCCCCGCCTCCAAGGCCGCCGCGACTCCCGTGGCCCGCACTGCCAAGCCGAAGTCGCCGAGCGCACAGGCAGACCCGGCCGCTCCACAGAGGTCAGTGCCTGTCAGCGCCCCCGTGCAGCCGTCGTCCAAGCCGCGCATGTCCCAGCCGGGTCTGTTCTCGGCGAACACGCTGGAGAGAAGCGCTCCGGCCAAGCAGGCCCCTGCTCCGGCACCCTCGCAGTCGGCAGGCCCCCGGGTGACCCAGCCCGGCCTGTTCCCCAAGAGCGCTCTGCAGCCCGGACATACCATCCCGTCCGCACCCGCGCCCACACCTACCGCGACGCCGACCGCCTCACCCAAGGCAGCCAAGAGGACCACTCCGTCGCCCGCTCCCACGGCTGCGCCGAACCGGTCCGCCAGGCCTGCAGCGAGCGGAACACTTCCCATTCACCTGCAGCACGCCATCGACAACGCCCATCACCAGTTGGCGGGCAAGGTGGTGGCCGCCCCTGCCGTGGTGCACGGTCTGAAGGAGCGGGGTCTGCTGACCTCCGAGGTGCGGAAGGGTGCGAGCGGTCGGGTCCAGCAGTACCACTCGCTGACCACGGAAGGCCACAGCGCAGCGACCCCGAAGAACAAGCAGCAGTTCGGGGAGTAGCCTCCCGCTTTCCCATTCGTGGCCCGGAATGGCATAGGGTCTTTCTACCCGGCTAATCCGGCGACAACAACCTGGAGAACCCACTCGTCATGGACCTTTATTTTGGGGGTTCGGAAATACCTGGCTGGCGCAAGATGTTGGCCGAGGAGGGGATCGAGAACGTCTCCCTCTCCTATATGGGCCTGAGGCGAAGGACGAAGTTTGCGCGGCCCTGGCTGATCGGGGAGCACTACCTGCCCAACCAGAAGGTGTTCCTAGACTCCGGTGCCTATACGGTCAACAAGGCCGACGAGGACAAGTACACCGTCGGGGAACTCAAGGACATCGCCGCGCACTACATGTCCTTCGTCCAGCAGAACATCGACGCGCTTCATATGGTGTCCGAGTTCGACGCCATCGTTCTCGGACGCGAGTGGATCCAGGCCATGCGCGAGGACTTCTGGGACGACATCCCGGACGACAAGTTCCTGCCCATCTGGCACGCCGAGTGGGGCATCGACGACCTCGACCGACTTGCCCAGCGCTACAAGCGCGTCGGTGTCGCGCAGACCGACCTCGACGGCCGCAACCTCACCCCGGTGCTCAACGAGATCACCCGGAAGTACGGAACGCTGCTCCACGGTGTCGCGATGACCAAGCCAACGGAAATGGCGGCGGTGAATTGGGATTCCGTGGCATCGACGTCCTGGCTTTCCCCGTCGCAATACGGGGACACCATTGTGTGGACCGGCCGGGAATTGAAGCGGTATCCCAAGAAATACAAGGACCAGGCCCGGAAAAGGCACCGCACGCTTTTCATCGAAGCAGGATTCGACGCGGAGCGCATCGAGGCCGGGGACAACGACGAGGTCCTGCGGTTCACCTTGTGGTCGTGGCAGCAGTTGGCGGCCAGCGTCAGCGGCAACGGACCTGTCCCAGCCGATCCAGTTACTACTTCCCCCTCCGGGCTACTTTCGGGTTTCTCGCAAATGGGTGGGGGTGAAGTTGGTACCGAGGGTACGGAAACCCTCAATGGCGGATCAACTGCAATGGTCCGAAAAGAGCGCCCGCGTATCAACTTGCCGGTCATGGGAGTGGTGCAGGAGAAGGAGGCCTACACCGACCTGGACGGGATGAACAAAGAGCGTGACATCCCACTGGTTGCCCTTCGCAGCCACTCCCAGCGCGTCTGCTCCTCCTGCTTCCTGTCCACGAAGTGCCCGGCCTACGACCCGGCTACCAACTGCGCCTACGACATCCCGATCCAGATCAAGACCCGCCCGCAGATGCAGGCACTGCAGAACTCGCTCATCGAGATGCAGGGCCAGCGGGTGATGTTCATGAAGATGGCGGAGGACCTGACCGGCGGATATGCGGATCCGAACCTGTCCGGTGAACTCGACCGGCTCCAAAAGATGATCAAGGTCAAGACCGAGCTGGAGCAGGACTCGTTCTCCATCAAGGTCGAAGCCAAGGGCAACGCGCAGGCTGGCATGTTCAGCCGGATCTTCGGGCGCGAGGCGGGCGAGACGGCTTCCGCGTTGGAGCGTCCCGTACTCGCCGACAACATGATCGAACAGGGCTTCATCGACGCGGAGATCGTCGATATCCCAACTGTCCACGTCCAGCAGGGAGAGTAAGTACTTCACATGACCATCTACCGGGATGAGCACTTTTCCCACGATCCGCAGGACTTCGCGCCTGACGAGATCGAGTGCAAGCGTTGCCACGGGACCGGCGAGGACCGCGACGGGGCAGACTGCGTCCACTGCGACGGCTACGGAACGGTGATTCTGTGAGTATCGGAAAGGGCATCGCCCGCACCGCTGCGGTAATTGGAATTCTCGCCGTTCCGGTGGTCGGAATTGCCGTGATTCCGGATCGGAATTCTCCCGGAGACCGTATCGGAATTTCCTCGACAGCGACCCCGACTTCGGAAGGGGATTCCAGTGCCAGCCCCCATCCGACCGTCACCCAGAACCGTACCGAGACGGTGCAGACCACCCCCATGACGCACGTGTCCCCGACTGCGGCATGCCCGGCGGTCACGTACTACGTCCACGTGCCCGG